TTTAATGGATATTCTATTTGGAGAATAAGGAAGTGATGAAATGATTCTTGAAAATATTTGTCCTCATTGCCAAAGTAGAATTTGGCACTCTGACGACCCTATCATACCTGGAAAACGAAGATATTCTGTTCCTTTTAACTTCAGAAACCTCTTCAAAGGAGCGATGGGTTATTACCCTTTGGGTAAATTTATTAGAGGGGAATGCGAAGTCTGTGAAAAAAAAGTAGCCGTATTCGCAGATGGAAAGAAAGATTTTTATAGCAAAATAGTGATACTGTATAGATGTACTTTATCCGATGAACCCCTTGACAAAGATTACTGTAATAGCATTTCTACTTGTAGAGTGTGCAAGTTAAAAAACAGTGAAGAATATAAACGTAAAGGTAAGTATAGATTTTAATGAATAATGATGAGAAGTTAAAAATAATAGACAGTTACGATAACCTATTGAAAAGAATGGCAGATAAATTTTCTAAAAGTGTTTCTATGAGCAAAGAAGATTTATATCAAGAAGGTGTCTTGGCCATGCTACAATCTTTAAAAGACGGTATGCCAGAAAATCCAAATTTTAAAACAATAATAAAGAATAGATTTATTAACCTGAGCAAGTCTGCCGCATGGGGCTATGAAACAAAGAGTGATGGTGCAAAAGAAGTTGAAGCACTGGAACAAATAATTGATAATGATATTTACTCAACTAATGGATTAACAGAACTTGAAAGACATGTACTAATACTAAAGTTCTTCCAGTTCAGTAATACTCAAATATCTGATTTAGTAGACATCAATAGGCAAAAAATAGATGAGATAGTAACTACTGTAAAAGAAAAACTAATGAATAGTTAATATCCAAAACAAACCTTATTGTTTGGCCTCCTACGCAACCAGCTTGCTTGGTAAAGTCGCAGGTCAGGACTATTGACAGCCCTTTTCTTTAATGGTATATTGTACTAAGAAAATGGTTAAAAAGTAAAAAAACAAGATTAAAAAAATGTGCAGAGTACTTAATATACTGCACACAGGGAGAAAGGAGACTATTTGAAAGAGTGACAGAGTTTACTTATGGACAAATGTTCAAGGAATTAGAGAAACAATGTACTTGTCCCGAAAAAGGAGAAATACCCACAACAAACGAAGAACTAGCAAGAGCCTGTCCCTTTTGTTTTTATAAAAAAGGATTAATGTTATCTCAAGAAAAAGAAGAATTGGGTATTACTGAACTTATACCGACCAAGTATTTAATGTTTTAAGTTTGATGGTTTCACCTCCAATCCAGTAGTGTGGGTCGTTGTGGCATCCGGCCCATACTGCTGGACATATAACAGGCAGAAATAATGGCAATACTTTTTAGGAGCAACATGGGAACGGGAAAAGAACCAAGAGATAGATTAAGAAAATCAAGGACACCAGTGAAAAAAACTATTAAAAATAAAAAACTTAATCTGTATCTGCTCGACCACCAAGGAACTCTTTGTTCTGTAATAATAGCGACTTCCCTAGAAGAAGCCTTGAGCATAGAAGCAGAAGCTAATGGTTGGGCAGAAAACGGTGTAATGGATATGATTCGGCGTGTACTATTTGAATTTCAAGAAATACCATTGACAGCTGGGAAGATTACAACAATTGATTATGACAATCCACATACGATGTTTGGCGGATTAGAAACAATGAAACCAGTGCTAGACCATGTGAACATAAGAACGTTAGAGAGTTTCAATAATGTCTAATATCCCTCACCGCACCAATACCAATTCTATACACACTTTAACAAATAAGATTAAACGAAAAAAACAACCTGGCTCTATTGCTAAAGAAAGAAAAACAGTTTTAAGTGAGGCTTCCGAAGCATTAAAGGTTCAAAAGCAACATGTATCTTTTTTTGAAGAAGAGGATACTTTTAACCCCGGTAATACTATTACTGGGGCTTTTTGTGACGAACCGGGACTTATGTATGGCTCTTTATACATAGCTTCAGTCAACAAGAAATTTGTGCCTCAAAAAGTATTTAGTTACCCTAGCTTGGGCAATTTAGATAGTGAGACTGTGCCAACTTTCAAATACATAGTTGTGAGAGAGAAATTTGAAGGGTTCAGTGTATTAGGTTATAAGTATACTGATGGTGAAAAAGAGTTTGTAACATTCAAACCAAGAATAACTGAAATTCTTCGAGACACTATAGGTTTCCCAGCAGCATCTTTGTGGAAGAAAATATTAAAAATGTACCCACACATACCTGATGCAATAATGGATAACATGAACATGGTTTTTGAAGTGTTTGGGTATCAGGTATATGGTTGTATAAAGTATAACTTTGATTTAGCTGCTTCTACCTTGTTTGCAGTGCGACAAACAGATGGTCAAATGTTTGAATTAGGTGACGCAAAAGGACACTTACCACCCATCGCAATAAATGAATTTGATAGTACGGACATGAAAACATTCCCTAGAGCAATAGCTTCTATGGAAAAATTTATGGATGAACTAAATAAAAATACAGTTAAAGAGACTATGCAAATAAGTACTGCTGGATATTGCTGCTATGCTTATGGAGACAAAGGACAACTATATGTTTACAGTTTCTTGAGTAGACAATTAAGAGCAACAGCAGAAAATTATATAAACAAATTTATGATTTCAAGAACTCTAACTAAACAATTGGCTAATGGTTTTGTTGTGGATACAAAATACATTATGAAGGTTTTAGGAGAAGACTTTAACCCAGGAAAAATTTATAGAGCTGAAACATTAATTAATTGGACTATTAAAGGTTATCAAGACGAAAGGGATTTTGCAGCAGAAGTATTAGAATGGGCTTTAGAGTCAGGAATTAATTTCGATGACCCCAGAGAACGTCCCAAAATGATGGCCGAAGCTAGAGACAAATGGAAAGCTGACAAAATGTTACCAATTTGGAAAGTGCTGAAAGCAAATCTTCTAGAAATTCAACCAGCAAGAGGAATGGAAATAGATGAAACAGCGAATGGAACCAAAGAAAGCAGTGAGTTTGGAGAACAGCTCAAAATCAATTAATAAAAATCACTATTTAGCTTTCACAGAATCTAGTGAATATATAGGGCAGGTGGAAAGATTACCGAGTGAAGGAAACCTAAAACTACGGTTCTTGGATGAAGATGATGGCAACAGAGAAGACTTATTAGGGCAAGGGGTGTTCTTAATTCCATCTGAAGTAGTAGGGGAAAACAAATACACAGATATAATGGCAGAAGGATTTTCACTTATATCAACGTATATAATGTTTTCAAAAGAACAATCAAAAATAAACTAGGAGGACTATCGCCATGAGCAAAAAAGTAAATAAAGAAAGAGAACATTCAGTAACAATAATAACCAAAACTTGTTCTGATGGAGACGTTTCTGTGGCTAACGTTGAAATGTCAATAATCAGTACTATTCCAAATAAACAAGGTTTTGTTGGTGATGCAAAAAGCTTATATGGAATATCATCAACTGGTAGAGCTGTTCGTGCTAAAGGAGACACACCGAACGCTGAACTTGGCGAGCAAATTGCTTTAGCAAGAGCCTTGCATAATGTCTCAAGAAGATATGCTGAATCAATAAACGGTCTTATAAAACACCAAGACGATATACAAAGCCAGAGGAAAGAACAAAAAGACAACAAAGCTGGCAAAATTGAAGCGTATGAAAGGCGCAGAGATGAGAGCAAAGCTGCTAGAGTTGCTGCCAGGTTAGAAAACAAAACAACGGAAAAAAAGAAAGAGACAGTCGAAGAGAACACAACATAATGGCAAACGCTGTGGTAAGAGAGAATATATACGAAGTTTTGTATATATTTACAATACCTATAGATTTATATGAATTAATAAGCCGTAGGTATATAAGAGAATTTGCTAAATCTGGATTGACGTTTAATAAGTTTTATGAACATTTTGTAACTGACGTAGAAAAAAGAGTAATAATGTCTATAGAAGATGTGGGAGATAAGGAAAGATATAGAATAACATTTGAAAATGTAACCTAAAATAAAATACACTGGAGCGCATTGCACGGACAGCAACTCCCGAAACAAGATGATGTACCATCACGAATTCAGCCTTAGCGCGACAACAATCAAGGATGTTGCTCCATTGTTACCTAGAAGCCTGTCAAATGCTTCCTGGTGGCTCCCCGACCGGGAGCTATCGGAAAGCACTTGAAAAGCAAATGAAAAGGAGTGTTATGAGCGAAAAAGTAAAAATTAATGAGAATGTGTACTTACGAGTGTTTATGGTTGGAATAATTGTTTTATTATTCTTTTCTATCTGGAAAATACATACACTTGGAAATACTGTTGTCGCTTTAAAAAAGAGTGTTACTTCAAAGTCTACTCCAAAAATAATTGCGAACGAAAGCACTATAACTTTAATTAGAGAAGTAGTCATAGATGAAAAATTTGGTGGGGAGGATGCTTTGGGAAGAAAAGAGTCCAAAACAGTGACTAAAGAGTTTGGTATACCAAGTGTGAATCCAATGCCCTCAGGAGACCCAAATTGAATCCAATGGTTATAAATATAGATACTACAGAGGAATGTGTCAGGGGAAGGTACGCTTCACCTCGTTTCCCTGGTTGTGTAGTTAACATCAATGATTTGCTACAGTGGAGTAGTGGTTATAATAGAGCAGTTCATGTAATAGATAGTCATTCTCCAGAAGATGTTGAATTTAAGGTGTGGGATAACCATGCTATGAAAGGTTCTCCTGCTGCAAGTCTTGTACCAGAGATAGCAGTTGATTATAAAAGAGATGAAGTTCTACACAAGAATTCTTTTTCTGCTTTTAATAACACAGGTTTGGATTATATTCTAACTGAATACGCCGTAGACACATTAATTTTTACAGGAGCATTTTTAGACATTAGTATACGGCACAGTGTGATTGATGCTTTTTATCGTGGGTACGATACAGTAGTACCCTTCGACGCTGTTATGCTACATGCGTCAGATGAAGAAGTCGATGGTTCACTTGATATTGTAAATGAAATGAGAGTCATGTACGGTACTTTATTTGCTTTTACTGATGAAGTGTTGAGAATGGAAGTTAATAAATGATGGAAAAACTATACAAAGTGTTTGTTTATGGTACTCTAAAAAGAGGTCATGGCAACCACTATTTTTATTGCAAAGATGTTACACATGTGGAAGAAGGAAGTATTATCGGGAGAATTTATGATTTAGTACACGGTGCATTTCCTGGCATCCAGATTCCACACCGTTCCATCATAGCGCATGGGACGAAAGACCATGAATTTGATGTTGAACTCCAAGAAACATTGACTGACCCGGAGTTTAATACATTTAATGACTATGGTGATGAATGGGGTAGAGTTTTTGGAGAAGTAATTACATTCAGAAATCCGTCATCTAGTTTTAATGATTTAGATAGATTGGAAGGATTTAGACCAGGCGTAAAAAATTGTTTGTACGAAAGAGCATTAGTTTTGACAGAATCTAATGGTAGTATTTTTCCTGTCTGGGCGTATCACATGAACAACAAAGACAATATGGAAGAACACGGAGCTAGAAGGATAGAAAGTGGAACCTGGAGAAAAAATTGAAAAAGTTTATATATGTGATATGCTTCCTTTTTGTGGGCAGACTCATTGTGAAACCTTTTGGGGAAGCGATTGTATCCTTACTGTGGTGGGAAGAACAAAACACAAGTGCAAAGAAGTAAACAAGAGTGAGGTTGTTGATGCAAAATAAATTAAGACTTGAAAGACGCATTAGAACCGAAGATACAGGCAAAGGTGTAAAATTATTAAGAAATATTTCAATACATTTTGAGCCTACAAAACATTTAGATTTAAAAGTATCTAATCATGCAGGCATACCTAATTTTGTAATCGCTTCTTTGCATTACGAAGTAATTACTCACGTTATGGAAGCTCATGAATACGCTACATTGTGGGCTAAAGATGATAAGCACCTTGAAGATTTAGTAAGACAATATTTAAAAGAAGATTGGGTAATTATAGATAAGTATGGAGGTACTGAGCTATGAACATGGAACCAGAAGAGGAACTCAGTGACATAGGTGTGATTGTGGGTAGATTCCAAACCCCTTATTTAACTGATGCACACAGAGACATGATACACACTGTGCTAGGAAAAACTGGCAGATTGCTCATAATAGTGGGGGTAGCTCATACTAGAGTGACCATGAATAATCCTCTCAGTTACGAATCGCGGAGGCAAATGATATTTAATGAGTTCCCAACCACGACAATAGCCTATATTAAAGATGTACCAGACAACGATGAATTGTGGTCAAGAAATCTAGACTCTATAATTAATGATTTCAGAGGCCCAAATCACAGTGTTATGTTGTATGGTGGTAGAGACAGTTTCATTGGCCGTTATCATGGTGGGTTTAATACACGCAAATTCTTAGAGAAGCCATGTCAATCTGCGACACAGTTGAGAAAAGAAACTGGTCTGCGTGAACTACCAACTGCTCATTTCAGAGCAGGTGTTACGTGGGCAGCTCAAAATAGATTTGCAACCTCTTATCAAACCGTGGATATTGCAGTTTTAAAAGATGAAGAACTGCTAATTGGTAGAAAAGAGAACGAAATAAAATGGAGATTTCCTGGAGGGTTTGTTGACCCGCAGAAAGATGATTCATTGGAAGCAGCTTGCAAACGAGAAGTCAATGAAGAGACATGTGCAGAAATAGATGATTTAAGATACGTTTGTAGTCTTAGAATTAATGATGGTCGTTATAGTAGAGAAGAAGATAAAATAATGACCGCATTTTACACAGCCAAATATATCTTTGGTGATATACAACCAAGAGACGACTTAGATGAACTGAAGTGGGTAAGATTTTTACCAAGTGGAAACACAGACATCCTGCCTGGTGATTTAATTCCCAGCCATGAAGACTTATTAAGGGAGTTAATACACCATTGTAGAGAAAAAGGAATAAGTAAAGAAGAATTCACTGTTTAATAATAAGGGAGAAAGGTAGAGTTGATGAGCAAAAAGAACATTATTTTAAGCACAGACAGTTACAAAATTGGTGCTCACCACAATATGTATCCACCAGGCACACGAGGAATATACTCCTACCTGGAGGCGAGAAATACGGCAAGGTGGGATGAGACTGTTTTCTTTGGGTTACAATACATACTCAAGAACATGTTCTTAGGCCGAGTTGTGACCCAAGAAAAAATAGATGAAGCAGAAACATTGTGCTTGGCGCATCTAGGCCCAGGAGCCTTTAACAAAGCTGGGTGGGAGCACATACTCAATAAACACGACGGAAGATTGCCAGTAATGATAAAGGCAGTGCCGGAGGGCATGGTAGTTCCGAAAGATAATGTGATGCTCACCATACTAAACACTGACAAAGAGTGTGAGTGGCTAACATCATACTTGGAAACACTTTTGAGCCAAGTTTGGTATCCAAGCACAGTGGCTACTCTCAGTCGTGAAGTCAAAAGAATTCTCAAAGCTTATTTGGGAATGACTTCAGACGATGTAAGTAGTCTACTCTTTAAGTTGCATGACTTTGGAGCAAGGGGCGTAAGTACTATGAGTGGCGCTGAGATAGGTGGTCTTGCCCATCTAGTGAACTTTATGGGTACTGACACCCTGGCCGCGATTGTGTGCGCTAGAGACTATTACAATGCCCCGCGTGACTTCAGCGATATTGCTTTCTCTGTACCAGCAACGGAGCATAGTATCATGACTAGTTACGGCAGAGAAGGAGAAATAAGGTTGTTGGGCGAAATATTAGCCAAATACCCTGCTGGAATCTTGAGCGTCGTGGGAGATTCTTACGACATTTACAGATTCGTAGACGAGTACATGGGCAAAATCTACAAAGAACAGATACTAAAACGTGATGGAGTATTCGTCGTTAGACCAGACAGTATATCTCCAGAGCATAGAACCCCTGGTGAGCAGGTACTTTGGATATTACAATCGCTTTACCATAATTTTGGAGGCGAAATAAACAGCAAAGGATACAAAGTTCTTAACCCGAAAGTAAGAGTTCTTTGGGGAGACGGACTAAGTATAGATTCAATCAGTGAGACATTAGCTTTTGTGGAACTAAACAAGTTCAGCACTGATAACATAGCTACATTTGGGATGGGTGGTGGCTTACTTCAAGACGTAAATCGAGACGTACAGCGGTTTGCTTTCAAGTGTTCTTCACAACTCAGAGATGGTACTTGGCATGATATTCGTAAACAACCAAGAGATGTGTACAAAGCGTCCAAAGCAGGAAGACTTAAATTAATCAAGGTTGGAGAAGAGTTCAAAACAGTCCTAATCTCAGAGGAAGGCGAAGACCTATTAGAAACCGTATTCGTTGATGGTCAATTGATACGTGATGAAAATTTTACCGACGTAAGAAAGAGAGCGGAACTTTAAGATGGGAAGGAGAGAAAAAAGCATGAGCAAAGATAAGAACGAACAACAGAACGAGAACAATGGAGAAAAGGTTGAACCAGCAGGCGCTGGAGCAGAGGAAGTCGTACAAGGGGAAACTGACAACGTTGATGTGCCTAAACTGGAGCTTGTTGAAGACGACAAGCAAGAAGAAGAGGAATTGGTGGTAGAAGAAAAGTCAGGAATTGGAGTCTGGACGGTCATAGGCTGTATCGTCGGCGGATTGGCTCTTGGTTTCCTCATTGGCAGCATACTAGTTTCATTGGGCTACTAGCCCACACTCAATATACTCTATAGAGTATTGACTTTGATAGTAAGGTAAACAGGTAAAAGGAGTAACAAGCATGGAGTTTTTAAAGTTTCTATTGTTTATGGTCACTCTAATTGGTTTGATTGGATGGATATGGAAGGGCATATCTTTCGACAGAACTGATTACGGTGATATCAGAGGGATTGCGAGTTTTCCAGTCTCTCGTACAGTAACAGGGCTGGTTGTATTGGTGGGAATATTAGTATTCTTTTCTGCCATTCAGATCATGCCCGCAGGTCACAGAGGTGTTATTTACTCACAAAAATCTGGTGTAAAAAGCCGCATTTTGCAAGAGGGGTTCAACGTTGTAACCCCAGCGGTGGAGACAGTTCACGAGGTTTCGGTTCGAGTGAGAGAGCACACGGTCGTATTAGATGTCGAAAAGAATTCGGCGGCCTCCAAGGACACACAAGATGTTGGAGCGGTCGTCACAGTCAATTACCACTACGATGCTAAAAATGTCCATAGAATCTACAGGGATATTGGAGACGCAGATACAGTTGCGAAAACCATCCTTGTGCCGAAAACTCAGGACGCAATCAAAAGAGCCACCGCAACATTCGAAGCCGAGGATATGATTGCTAACCGAGGGAAACTGGCCGAGTTGATCAAAACAACTCTATCCGACCGTCTCGCATCTTCATACTTGATCGTCGATGATATTTCGGTGCAGAATATCAGTTTCAAGAAGGACTTTACCGCCGCCATCGAGAACAAAGTGAAGCAGAAACAATTGGCGAAGCAGGCAAAGCTCATAGTCGTGACAAAAGAGGCTGAAGCCGAACAGCTCATTGCAGAGGCAAGAGGCGTCAAAGAGTCTCGTATTCTCAAAGCTGAAGGTACTGCTAAAGCCAACGAACTACTGGAGCGCAGCTTAACTCCCGGAGTCTTACAACAACGAGCCATTGATGTCTGGGATGGTAAGTTCCCCACGTACTACAGTGGCGGAGCGGGCGCACCGTTGCTGTTCAACATTCCTAAATAGTTTAGGTTTGCCAACCTGAACCACCTTTGTACGATAGCCCCTTGAGCCTTCATCGGCTCCTGGGGTGCTATGACAAGAAAGCGAATGAAAATAGAATTACTCACGGGAGTAGTGAGGTTAATCTTTGTGGCATGGTTTATATCTACACAGAAAGATTTTCCATTGTTTTTGCCAATAGGCATCACTATAATTTTCCTTGCGGGTATGAATTTTGAGAGAGTGGGTAGAGCTATTACAAAATGAGTTGCACAGTAGAACATAAATACTTTATAGGTAATAAAGTTTGTAGAATTATCCGTAGAGGTATGGAGATAAAATGCCCTTCCTGTGAAGGCGTTGGAGAAGTTGTGCTTCTGGATGGACAACTATACAAATGTCCTAAGTGTCTCGGCAGCAAAGTTATTGAAGCGCAACCACAATGGATAGTTGAAGGAGTAGAAAGAACTGTAGATAAGATTGAAATTATTATATGCCCTAAACACACTTCCATTCAATATCACACAAGCATGTGTACTCGGCACTACGAAATAGTAGATGAAAGACGTTTATTACCAACAAGAAAACTCGCACAAGAAAAATGTAAAAGGTGGAATTTAAAAGACAATGGCGAATAAAAAGAAAAAAGAGAGACCGCCAAAAGGGTCATGGAAGAAAGAACAAACTATCTGTGACAAAGATGGACACCATGATTACGTAACAGTTAAAAGAGATAAAGGTGTCTTCAAAAAAGGCGATATGGTCTGTGTTTATTGTGGGTACACAGTAAAAAGAGAGGAAAATGATGGGAAGTAAAAATTCTAGTTTCTTGCCATTAGACTTTGAATTGGCAAAAGAGCTGAAAGAAGCTGGGTATTCACAATACGGAAAAAATTGGTGGGTTCTTGAAAACCATGAAACTGAGTGGAAAGAAGTAAATGAAGATACCCATCTAAATTTCTATGAGCTAGGGAAACGGCTTCAAGACAGTGCTTATCTCCCAACACTCTCAGAACTTATAAGAGCTTGTGATGTTCCATTCGAAAGAAGAATTACTACTATCCATCAGCAAGCAGAACCAAATGAGCATGGAAATGGCTGCATCGCTCGCTGGTATGCACATGGGGTTTGGTGGGACACTAGTGAACATGACGTTTATGGTGAAGGTGACACGCCCGAACAAGCAGTAGCAAGACTATGGATAGCACTGAAGAAAGGTAAGTCATGAGAATTAATCGTAGATTGTTTGAATTTTTTCAAACTAAAGTTTTAACAGTTATCATTGGTATAATCGCGTGGGGAATATTGTCAGCTCCACTCAGTCTACTTGACTCAGTGTTTACGTGGTTCCAATTGTTTGCGTTCGGAATCTTTCTTGTATCAGTACTAGGTGCAGCGGCAACAGCAGTTGTGTTCATCGTGTGGGTAGCGGCATGTATGGCAAATGTATGGCATGGTAGAGAAGAACCTTGGAGGGTTTACAAATGATTAAGCGAGTTGCAGGATGTATTACAGGTTTAGCTGGTCTATTGTTGGTATTATCAATTTTATTATCATTGAGTACCATCGCAGTAAAAGTATTTCTTTGTAGTATAGTTGTGCTGATGTTCGGTGCAGTTTTAGCGGTAATAGTGTATTGGGAAGAAATAGATTGGTAGGTGATAGCACATGAAACAGTGGTGTTTAGATCATCCTTTCTTAACAGTACTGATAGTGTTTATTTTTGTCACAAATGTTACACACATTATATGGACAATCTTAGCACTAGCGGCAATATTTGTTCTGTTAGCTACAGCAGATAAGAATTACAAGAAATGAGGAAAAATGCGTGCTGGTCTAAAGTCTAAAGAAGAGTTTGTGGAAATGATGTACGAAGAATTTCGTGATCAACTTACTTTGCGCCAAAGATTCGAAGGTTGTGAGTATGGTGTAGAGCCTTCTGGTGGCATAGACGGAGTACGTAACGCCTGGGAGCACCACGTACCCAGAGTTTTAAAAATTTTTAGGAGGGTATAATGGAAACACCAGAACATGTATTTGAAGACATGATGGGGCATGCAATAAAATTCGCAGCAGGAGATCAAGAGTTATACGCGAAATTAATACGCAATAGATTTAAGCTGGCTATGGAGCGAAGGTTTGAAGAGACTTGCCGTAGACTAGAAGAAAAAAATAAGCACAATATGACAAGAGCTATGATAACTAGTGCCATGCTCGCAGATATATGTGAAGATTTGTATGGTGAAAATTCATCTGATGCACCTAGTAATTTAGCATATGAACATCTTAATTGGACACTTGGGCCATCTAAAAACCCACATGAAACATACTATGAGTGGGCTATGGAGAAGTGCGGGGCTTTGAACAGTAGTGCTCGTGTGCCAGAGTGGAAAGACTTTTTAAAGGAACTTAGAATACAATGGAAAATATAAAGAAGAGTGCAGAGGGATGGATTACTCCAAAAGACATTAAATATTTTGGTGTAGTAAGAGATAGATTTATGGTATTCACTATGTGGGACAAAGACCCAGGAAGTTATCCAGGTATGAGTAGGAAGTTTAAGCGAGTTAAGGTTAAATTGACATTAGAAGTTTTAGAAGAGAAGGAGGACTAAATAATGATAACGATAATAGTTGCTTTACTACTGATAATACTTGTCGTAGTGGTAGTGTCGGGCGTGGAAAGACAAATGAGTAAACCGCACACTGGACACCCGTGTACGCACGAAGTGACAGAAACCTTGTCAGACAACAGGGGAGAGTTCTGCATAAAGTGTGGAAAGGTATTGGACGATGCATCAATTAGATGAAGAACCAAAGGAGTACTTTGACTCCATAGAACAGAGAAAGAAGGGAAACAAGAGTATGTGGAAATTTCTATTTAATGATGATCGAGACACCATTATTGGCGTTTCTATATTGATAGCTATCCTTGGAGCAATCTGTCTTTTAGTTACGCTATTACTGTCAGATACATCAACGGCAGCAAAGTTTGGATTAGTGGGATTTGTCACTATAGTTACCGGCCTTGTGTTGTGGATGGAAAATAGTTAATATCACTAAGCATAGGAGGAAAAAGTCATGCTAAGTGTCTTTGATTTAAAATGTTAATAATTGGATACAGTTTACTAGTCTTAATCCTCGGATTGGCTTGGGGAATTTGGTTGCCTGAGAACGTTGCTATTGTTTTGATGGGATTAGCCTTTGCTATCTTGGGTGTAGGTATTCTATGTGTGATGTTCTTTGCTTGGTGGTTACAACCGTGAGTAAAGATATAGAGTTGCCATTATTAGATAAATACATAGAAGAATTGAGAGATAGCATTCCTAGGGAGAGGGCTAGTAATATTGCTAGAGTCTTCAAGGCTATTATGTTAGAGGTGGAGCACGGCGGAGAGGATGCTATCGACAAACTTTCTAAGAATGATTGGTTCATGCCTATTGACGTTGATGCGCCGCATTTGGATAATGTAGAGACTTGGATAATGCAGAACCAACTTAATCTATATAGAACGTTATTAAATAGTTTCATCAAGTTATGTTTAATAACTGACTTGGAGGAAAAATGAAAGCATTAGTTGTTCTAGTTCTTATTTGGGTATTTACAATCTCTTGGTTCTTGGTTGAATCTGGTAGAGCACAAATATAATGAAGGATGGTATGCCGTCAGCAGAACTTATGGATGAGGAACTGCATGAGGAACTTTTGACACCGGAGTGTTGTGGGAACTGTAGATTTAGTAAAGAGTATACAAATGTTGCAGTGGAAGGAGGGTATTCTACATATGAAACCCTGCATTGTCGTAGGTATCCTCCGGTACAGCAAAAAGATATTGACGACCCAATATATCCAAAGGTAGGAAAAGAAGCATGGTGCGGGGAATATAAAGCAGGACATGTGATAGAAGGATGAAACCAAGTGAATTTGTTTTATCAATGTTGATATTGTTCACATTATTATTTGCTTTTTTCGCTGCTTTGTGGGTGTTCATTTATGGGATTACAGAGATTAGAAAAGGTGAACAAGATGCTTGGGTACTTGTCGGGTACGGAGGATTAATGTCCTTTGCCTTTATTATATTAACTATTAGTTTGGTATTAGAAAGTATGGGGTATTAAATGAGCAAATCAACTTTCTATGCTTTCTCAGACAGTGGGGAACTTATCATAACAAAAGCAGATACTTTACCAGGAGCTAAAAAGAAAGCTAGGGAAGTGGGCTTCAACCCTGCGGATTTTCAGTGGTGGGAATTATGTGACGAACCAGGGATTGTAGCAATGGAGCCTAGAACAAAAGGATATAGGTGGGTAAAACCTCATGAATAAAAAATGGTAACAATGGATAATCTAAATATTCCAGAAGGAATAAAAAGAAGACTAAAGCTGGATGTACTGGCAGACTTTATTAGTCTTATTGAGTTTGAAGAAGATGAAGAATACTACTACATTATTGCAGAGCCTTGGAATAGGAATTACAATATTATCAAAACTAGGATACCAAAGAAAAGGAAAATAAAATCAAATGAATAAAGTAGCTATATACCCAGGTAGTTTCGACCCTATCACATTTGGGCATCTTGATATAATTGAACGCTCTACACATATGTTTGATAAAGTAATTGTTGGTATAGTTGCTAACCCAAACAAAGAGCCTTCTTTCACAGTAAGCACACGCAGGCTTATGATAGAGAATGCGGTACACGATTTAAAAACAGGTCTGCACTACCAAAAGATAATAGTAGAAGTGAAAGCTTTTAGTGGCTTGTTAGTTGATTTTGTTAAACAACAGAAAGCAACAACCATAATAAAGGGTCTAAGAGCCATAACAGACTTTGAGTATGAATTCCAGATGGCCCACCTTAACAAGCAGCTTGATGAATCGGTGGAGACAGTCTTCATGATGTCTGACCCCAAATATACATTCTTGAGTTCGAGCGCGGTCAAAGAGATAGTAATACTTGGTGGAGACGTATCATCTTTAGTACCAAGAACAACGAAAGAATGGCTAAAGAACAGATTCCCGGAAAAGAGAAGAAACATATGATTATATATCTAATGTTATTGGTTCACCTGTTGTATGATTTCCATTGGCAGGGAGTATTTATAGGAGAATACAAAAGTAAATATCCATTTATAATGTTTGTACATTCTTTTACTTGGGCATTGATTGTTTATTTACCATTGTTGTATTTTACTGGTATCTTTGCTCCTATATTATTTTCATTTCTTATTTTCTCTCACTACGTGATAGATACCTGGAAATGTAATGAATTAAAAAAGGGAAAGAAGATGTGGCTTGTGTATGTAGACCAAGTTCTTCATTTGGTCTCAATATTAATAGTTTGGTACGTCGGAATAAATCTTTAAGAAAGTAAGTGAGTTAGATGTCTGAAAAATGTGCGAACTGTGGAGAAGAAACAACATCAATCACAGTCAAATTTAACGACGAAGATACGGAAGTTACAAAGAAATTTTGTGGCATAGACTGTCTCATCAACTGGGCTATTGGTGTAGAAGATGGTTCAGTAAGTATACAAGAGGGGGTAATAGAATGAGAACATTAATAGCAGACTCCTTTGTGAATCCCTCTATAGTGGAAGCAACAACCGCCGTTGAGAATTCCGTTTCAGTTGGTTTTCCGTGGTGGGGATTTATTATAGTAGGAGTCATTCTCTTCATAATACTGGCGATACTCTTCGAGGACTAAGGTAGCTGAATGGAATTATTATTTGTGATATGTATGATAGTAGTAATTAACTTTGTATTCTGGAGTATTTAAACGGAGGCTAAAATGAAATTTGGTTTTGAAAAAGAATTTTTTGTAATGAAAGGTAGAGAGGTAGTTCTTTGCCCAAATGGTGTACCAGCAGATGAATGTGGGTGGTTAGCAGAAGCAAGGGGTGAACCTCGTGATGATATAGCAGAAGCATACTTTAGCCTTGAAGCTGATATTTACAGATTGGAACAAAGGGCTGAAAAAGCTTCAGTAGACTTGAAAGAAGTTCCGTTAATGAAAGTCTCTAGGAAAACAAGACTCGCTGCTGCTAGGCAACATCACAAGGGGAGAATTACTTACCAAAATATCTATGGGCATGAACGGCACAAGTTCAATATGTCAGAAGCGGCAGCTGGGCTACACATATCTTTCACAGACGCGATGCACGTTAGAACAGAGCACGACGGCACACAGGTAGTAAACCAATTGTTTGACTTTGTTCAAATATTTAGAGCACTGGATAAAGCTTTCGCAACTGAAATTCTCTTAGCAAAGAGAAAACCAGGGTTCTACGAGATAAAAAACGACCTTAGAATTGAATACCGCTCATTGCCGAACAATGTAGATTTAGACAAGGTAATAAAGGTTCTAGGCAAAGCAAGGTACGCTGGGCAAGAATGAGCATAGAGTTCATGGACGGCTTTGAACGTATGTCAATGAAGGAGATCATCAAAAGACGGATTGCACAAGGGATTCAAGACGCAGAGGACTATGCCAATAGAGGACAGTTCATTGATTGGGAGGATGTTGATGGCTACAAGAAGAGTTAGGATAGACGAAGAAGTTCGCAGCTGTAGTAAATGTCCTTACCTAAAGTTTGAGCAAGATTATCCTTGCAAGCCCACGTATGCTTGTGAACACCCGACGAAAAAAAGAAAAAAGATAAATTATGAAGGAGAACCCAGTTACGGTAAGTTAATTTCAAGAGGTGGCGACCCCTCAGCAGTTAGAGCAAACATACCTGATTGGTGTCCTTTACCAATAGTCGGCAGACAGGTATTAAAGGGAAAGAAAAAGATAACTGAAATAGACTCAGCAAAAATGGTAATAAGAAGATACAAAGAATCTCTTGGTATTTGTGACGACTGTAGAGAACAAAACAACATCACCAAAGATGGTTGTTCTGCTTGTTGCCAAGCAACAATTGATTCGGAAAGGAAGTAATTGAATTGTATAAATTCATAAGACGAGCAAGAGTACCTTTTGTCACTTTGATGGGGATGTTAGCACAGTTTTCCTACTGGCATGATTACAACAGTATGGAACATGTTTCTTCTGCATTAATATGGATTGTCATAGTGTCGGCGGCAATACCAATTGTCTATATTATTGCTCAACTAACTAGAGACACTAGCACACACAACCAAGAAGCGGACGAGTAAGAAGATGAATAAAGGGATGGAACCAATTCATTGTGAAGAGTGTAGTGGTACAGGGAGAACTATAGGTGGTGAGGGAACTGTCATATATGATATTCCCTGTCCTGTCTGTAAAGGGCGATGTTCTAAGTGTGGAACCAACAGACTGAAAGAAACAGGACGGGTCAATTTGACACTTATACCATGCCCTACTTGTACTTGACGAGGAAATATAGGAACACAGTAGAGAAGTCTCTCAAATGTAGTGTGTGCAATAACATACTAACTATTTGGAGAAAGAAAAGCAAAGATAAACAACCAGGGCATTTAAAACATATGTGGTGTCCTATGTGCGGGAAAATAACCGCTCACCAGGAAATGAAACGACATGGAGGATATGGTAGTGACTAAAATAAACGGCAGAGAAGTAGCTAAAGAAGTTCTCTTATTTGATGGTGAGAACACAATGACCATAAAAAAGGATAGACTTCTGGAGCTTGTAGCAGCAAGTCCAGTCAAAATAAGCGCCACAGAGCACAAGCACGGATTCATAGCTGGTATAAGAAGTTCTGGAAAATTTAAGGACAAAGCTCTGTTCCTTAACCGTAATTACAATTGGGAAACAGGGTATGATGATAGTGGACACTTACTATTGATTCCCACTAAAAAAGGAAGATAGACAATGACTAGGGAGAGTATTTAATGGGAGAGTATGTGGCACATCTATATAACGTGGGAATATTTCTTGTCATGTTAATGACCATACTTCTCTTAGTGCTTGTGTTGTTTTCACCTTTACTTACACTAATGTATTTGAGTGATTCAAACCACAGGCTGTACTTAAAGATAATAATAGAAGTGACTGTGATAGTGGCAGTAATACTGTTAGTACCTTTGGGAATAATAATGCTGGACTATCTAATGGAAATTAAGAGAGCAACTTAAATACTGGAGATGAGTCATGGGTGCATACGATAAAAGATGTTCTATATGTGGAAAAGATATGAGCACGTGGGATAAAATGGGGCTACCGTGTCCGTACTGTACTGCGATAAGAGACCGCAAGAGAGCAAAACAAGAAGCTACTCCCCAAGATAATCAAAAAGCAACAGAGAGGGCGAGGCACAAAGCATACGTTGACGCAAAATTTAAGGAGATATGGGAATACAAGGGCGAACCACCAGATGGTGAAAAATGTGCTTTCCCTGACATACTAGGGTCGTTCACTGATGCGTACTTTGCTCACCTAAGAGAAAACGGCTTAACACAAGAGACATCACCCAAGTTTGAGGTAGAGTGGAGTCATAGTATAGGGAACGCGCAAAACCCATACAAAAAAAGAAGGCGGGTATAAGATGTTCCTATGTGAGAAGTGCCATGAAAAAAGCAAGTGTGAGTTCATACATTTTTCTACTTCCTATGGGCCATGTGAAGCCTGTCATACAGTGGGAGAAACCTGCGATTGTAAACCGAAAGAAGGCGAAACATGATTGTCGATAAAATATTAATGACTAAAGCACAAGTAGCTTTATTGTGGCGAGTAACAAACTCCTTGCTTGACGCTAGGATTGCTATCAGTGAATTAAGCAGTGAGTTAGAAAGACCGAACCCAATACTCAGTATTATGGACGAACAGATAACTGTGGCATTAAAACTAAACTTCCATTTGAAGGATGCTTACAGTCCAGCACTGAACCCGAAAGTGGAGGACAAATAATGTTAAATGATTGGTCAAAAGGATTTTGGACTGGCACTATACTAGTAAATGTTGTATGGGTGCTAATGATGTATTTCGGCACACGGCAATAAGGAGCAGAGTAATGGTCACTTGGTGGTTCATGCCAAAGCAAGAGTAAAAAATTATTTATACTTCAAAGTTAATTTAAAAACAAACAAACGAGGGAGTAAAATAATGAACAAACATATTGAACCTACTAGGTTAATCATGTTCTTAGAATTAGTAAAGGGGTGCAAAAACGCCGAGTGCCCTTCATTTGGTACTGTGTGCAAACAAACGGAGCAACGGTATATGTCTCTGTCCACCCTACTAGATATTGCAAAAGAAGTAAAATCTGCCCTGAAGGAAAAAGAACCAAAATTTGAAGTCGTTGATTTGTGGACATACGGAAACGGGGATACGTTCGACCACCCCGCATTTCAAGAGATGCTGCAAGTGGTCAGACTTCTGTTCCCGGATTTCAAACTGTCAATGGCGATAGACTCGAGGCGTGATTGTCCCGAGGGCGATTGGTGGCAGTACTTAGACAAAGTAAAAATGATTCACAAGCTACCAGAAACGTTTGACTGGCTTGAAAGAGCTAGGTACTGGGCGCATAGAGTGCCGATTGATATGAGCCATAAGCTTATTACAAATCACCTTTCGAGTTCCATGTGGAAAACGTGGAAAAAAGTAGTTTGGGTTAAAGAGCTAAAAGCGGTTCCTTGGCACAACATTGAACTAGGGACGGATAAGCCAGTATTCACGCAAAGAGAAACGTTTACGTGCGACTCTGACATACCCGTTGAGAACGGCCCATATCCGGGCAGACCTGTACGCAGAGCTTTAATTCGACACAATGGCAAACCAAGAAGATGTTTGGTGTCACCGACTAGTCATAAGACAATTACAAAACTGTTGCTCGGCGGGGATGATGTATGTCCTGAGTGCTGGCCTTTGACTGGCAGTGAACTAGCAAAGTTCTATGAAGATAAAATAGTCATAACACCATCGTCTAACTGTGTGTCTGATGGGTACTTCACACCAACATGGGAAGAAAACGTGTTGATCTAAAATGGCAACTAAATACGACCCCACGTACCCAATAATTAAAGAGTTAAGGCAATTGGGTGTTACAAAGTATGAAATCAACTTTACGGCCAAAAGACCTATTGTAAAGATAGATGGTATTTCGGTGGTTAAAATCCCCTGCCATACTTGTGGAGGAAGAGGATATTACCACCTTGATTTGCCCAACCCTAACGTGCCTTTTGATATGGACATTGGTGGTGGGCTGGGTGATGAAGTTCGATGTTCTTGCGGTGGCAGTAAGGTTTATGTGCCAACTGACATAACTCGCGATAGGGTACTAAAGGTTAGGGACAAACGACCAAAATACAAGTACCGATATTTGTATGAAGATTATTGGGGCTACATTCATCCTAGTATTTGGAAACGTATTAGGTCGCAGATAACTCAAGCCAAGAATGAATTGTGATTAATCCAGAGAGCGGGGGAAAACAATGATAGGTATAGGAGGTTATCGTAGTGAATGGGAGTTCCCATTAGCAGTGGGGGCAATAATCCTGTTTGGTATTGTAATACCTTGGTTTATCTTACCAAGATTTTTAGGTTAAACGAACAGAAACAATTGAATAATGCTTTATAAAAAAGTCCTGGGAATTTTCCTGGGATTTTTTTGTTGATTGGCTGGGAAAAAAGGTTGTTATATAAGAGATGTTCCTAGGGCGGCAGCCGCGCTGCCGTCTCTACAATTAGTGCAATAACCCCCGCCTGCTTGTTAGTATCATCCCAGGTCAGCGCCTTGCGTCTGTACTCTTGGTGGAGGGAGGTACATAAAAAATGTTTAGCGTGGTCGGTATATAGTGCCTGTACAGGGTATAATTATAAATACATAGCAAGGCGAACCTTGAAAACTAAATAGTATAAGGTGGTGAAAGTCTAGGTAAGTGCTGTATAGCGTGCCTTGCTATAATGTAAACCTAATAAGGTGGTTTCAAATGGCACAAGAACAAAAGACAAAAGCCGCTGCTAAGGCCGAATTGGAAGCGGCACAAGCGGAACGCAAGACGGAACTTGACGCGCTTGGTGAACTTGACCAATTGGAAGCTATGCAAACTGTACAGGGTATGTGGGTTGAATTGAATGACCTTGACCAGGTTGCTGCTAGTGACCAAAAGCGGGAAGTGAAAACGTTGATCGACGCAATTGTGGCCGACCAGCGGGAAGCATTGGAAGCACAAGCGGAAAAAATTGTCGCTAAGAAAAGCGAAACCGCACGCGCCGAAATTATGGAACGTGTAGAAGCGGTTGAAAATGGCGAAAACATCCTAAACTTATTCGCCAAGCAAGCCGAAACGTTGAAAGAAAAAAAGCGGTCGGGTGGCAAGGGTGGTTCGCGCGGTGGTGCAAAAGTTACAGCGCCAGACGGTACAGAATTCGATAAGGCGAACGGTTCCAAAAAAGTCGAATTAAAAGTGGTCGGCGGAAAATTGCATACACGTTCCGAAACCGTATGCCGTGACGCAACCATCCCAGCGGGTGAAGGAATTAGCTTCACTAATATTACTACAGCGTTGGGACGTTCCGACAGTCCAGCCGTGACGCAAGAAATACATGACTATCTTGCTAACCTTGACAGTGACGACAGCTAACTTAGCAGCGGCACATGGTAGACCGGGTGAAAGCCCGGTCTATTCGTGGTTGCTCCCATCCCATCCCTTTAACACGTTACTACGCTAAAGACACCGCTTGCTTGTTGGTATTGTGCGCCTGTATAGGGTATAATATAGGTATATGGCTACGCGGGATACTGGACAGACGGGAGGGAGGGAGACATGATAGTATCTACAGGAAGGCTCGGGGATAGACTGTGCGAACTATGCGGCTATACACACAACAAAGACGGACAGCTCAAGGAGACACAAATATCCGTTAATGCGCTTTCAGCTAAGATGAATGTGTGCAAAGATGGATGTGACAACAATTAGACTTTGCTAGAACCTCTGGGAGACTAGGGGTTCCAGGGAAAGCCCAATAACTCAATGGGAGGGATACAAATGGCAGAACGTGTTGTATTGCGACTAGATAAAGCACCAAGGGAGATTCGAAACTGGAGAGCTACGGAAAGACGGTGGGAGACCTCTACTGGTGAGATCATCAATTCCATTACGGAATATCCGTTAGAGCCTCGTGAGGTTTACCTAGGGAGCTTTGACTATCAAACACTGGTTGACCCGGATAACGAACTTGACTTCATTCGAGTATTGAAGAACTTTAGAGCCATGTACGAACTGGATGGTGGCGAACTAATAAAGCTATTCAAGCGGAGTGGAGTTTTGTGCTGTCCGGCCCAATTCTATAGTAAGAGCAATTGCGTGTTTTGATGCTAGTACGTAGGCCGAGGACTATGTATCTGAACTGGGAAGATAGGAGGTGGAACAAATGTTTACAGCAGACGGAGTAACAGAACGGTTTGGTTACAATAGTGACATTATTGAAAGCACTGATAAAGAATTTGACTATCAAACGCCCTGGTACAAGCAGCTGGGAGCTAATACAACCATTCAAGAGATGGTCATTTTCATGAAGGACAGAGCCAACCAAGAGCCTTACCCACAAGACGAGTTAGTAGGTGACTTGGAACTAATAGAAGTGCTCACTCGTGAAGTCCTCAAGTGACGGAGACAGACTTTGTTAGAGTATCCTATAGACGGGTATTCTAAGGAAAGCCTGGTCAAGACAGGTAAATATATAAGAGGTGCTTGTTATAATTGTAAGAAACTTGATATTAGTGGCAGTATATGTTGTTGCTGTCCTATATGGCTATTACTCTCTATGGGTATTCTTATGTCTATAGAGTATCCTTCGAGGAATAGGAAAGAATGGTCGGGGTTTGTTATTCATTCCCCCGCCCTTGGGAGGTATTAGAAGAATGAAGCAACTATGGAGTGAGCTTGGTATAGTTGGTAAGGTTGGGCTGACAATGTTCTTGGTCGGTGCTTCCTTAAATATTATATTAAAGCTCTCTTACGTTATTGAAGGGAGGTGAACAGAATGTCATTACAATTAAAGCATCCAGGTGACAAAGCAGGTTATCCAGCTACAGCTAGGACATATATCTCAGACAATGGTTACAGACGTATTGAGGTACATAGTGGTTTTGGTTCTGGCAGCATCACTGTCACTGGTGACGAGACTCCCTGGTGCTATATGTTTGACAACCAAGGCCAGTATCAAGAGCTAGTAGCTTATATCGACGGCTTGTGTAACTGGTCTGAGGTATGAACATTATCTTATTGAAAGGAGGTGACAAACATGAAATGTGAAACTTGCAAAAAGTTTAAGATATGTGTGACCAGAGGAACAGTTACAGCCGATACTAATGCCCCAAATAAATGTTACGAAGCTTTTTACAATGGCTACGAGCTTTCAGACAGAACGGAGAAGGGTGACGCTTACAAGTTGATGACTCCCTTTGACGATGACGACAAGCTAGAGTCTGCTATTTGTGTGATTGAGTCTTCCATGATGTTATTACACACACTTAACATGACTTGCTCTGAACTTGAGGCTGGTAGTTTGAATGGTAGCCTCGGGATGGTTATTGTTAACATTCAACGAGCCTTGGAAGTTCTTAGCTTGGCTGCGGGAGATTTGAAGGGTTGTGTTGATGACCCTAACTTCTGGACAAGTGAAAAGCTCAGTCCTATTGGTAGAGAGATGATGGGCTTGGGTGACAACGAGGCTATACAAGCTGAAATTGAACGGTTACAAGGGATGTTGAAGTAGACTTTGCTTGAACGCTCAGGCTATTGCCGGTAGTATAGCACGAAAGCAGGCTTGAGCGTTCTAGGGAAAGCCTAACAGTTGAAAGGTGGTGAATGAAATGGATATAGAAGTACAAGATAAAGTAAAGAAGATACTTGCTTTATCGTATGGCACTGACTTTGTTGGTGAAGCTGAAGCAGCATTACTCAAAGCACAAACCATGCTGAAAGGGATAGGGCTGACAGTTGAGGAATTCGAGCGTCACACTGAAACTGAACAGTCCTTAGCGGCTCTTGACGAGATATATGACACTACATCGGGAAAACGTAGTAACTTATATCTCTCCTTGATGGCTGTCATATCTAGTAACTTCAGGTGCATGGAATACTCGATAAGAAATAAGCATACCAAAGAGGTTCAAGCACGTTTGATAGGTAACAAGGAAGATATTGAGCTTTGTTTGATGGTTTACAAGGCTGCGGTCAAGTCAATGGAGCATTTAGCCGACCGCTACTTACACAACCTAAGAGTTAATAGTTCCCCATTGTTGTCAAACTCTCCATCTAAACTGAAGAAGTCCTTTATGTGGGGATTCTCAAGCGGTTTGAACCAAAAGTTCGAGGAACAGAAAGCTGCTAACTCTTGGGAATTGGTGCTGGCTACTCCGAAAAATGTGACCGACAAAGCAATTGAGCTTAGACTAGTTTCTGCTCAGAAGTCACAGGCTAGGTTAAGCGGAGAGGCACATGAAAGCGGCTCTGAGGCTGGTAGGGACTGGAGCCATGCTGATGCTAACAATGCTAGGGGCAAAGCCTTAGAAAGCTAGATGGGAGGTATTGAAAATGCCGGATGAAGAAAACCAGTGTACGTGTGGTGGGTTTATCCATCCCATAACTGGGAAATGTAAAGAATGTGGTTCAATTGGGCCTTGGTTTCCAACAGATGAACCAGGTATTTTAGAGAGTTAGACTTTGCTTGAGCGCCCAGGTGAATTTCGCCGGACAGTCTGGGCGCTCTAGGGAAAGCCTATACACGATGGGAGGTGAGGAATGAAAATTAGATTTGCTGTTGGTAGGAGGGCAATGCAAGATATTGTTATGCGACGAGATGTTGCATTGCGGGCGGGAGACAGTGTTGAATCGGCAGTAGAAAATGTTGCCCATGTTGCTCTACATTTCAACGTAGACGAGATGGTAGAACGATGTAAGAAAGGTAACGTTGACATCAATGATGGCTTTATAATAATTGAAGCAGAGTTGAGGCAACACCACACAGTAGGAGGTGAAGAGAACAATGCGCTTGGAAGAAAAGAATGATATTTATGACCACGAAGCACAAGAGAAGGAGCCTAAGTCTATGTCCCTTATAGTCCTAGGTTTCGGTGGGTTTGCTTGGTTCTACCTGTTACTCTGGGTAGGACTCAACGCGGAACTTATAAAAGATACATTGCACATTTAGACTTTGTTAGAGTAGATAGGGTTTGATTCGGAGGACTCTATCTGCTCTAAGGAAAGCCTAATATAATGGAGGTGAACAAGATGGCATTGGTATGTATGTACTGTGGGACTCCGGTAGCGGATAACCTAAAAGCAGGTCTTGATATATGTCCTTGTAGAGCAAGGGTACTGGAGAATCTAGAGAAAGCTACTTCTGGGCTAACCAGTGAAAATAAAGTAATACTCTTAAATAGAAGATATGAGGACTCTAGTTTCCAGTTGTTTTTGTCTGAGTTACTGACCGTATTCCGAAGGGCTCTTGTCGCTGAAGCTCTGGAATGTCCACCCGAAACCGACGCTCAACGAAAAGCTTGGTTATCGTGGAGAGATGTAACAAGGCTATGAATAAACTTCACTTGGAAGGTGGTGATAAAGATGCAAGAACATGAAACAAACATAGTACATAATATTGCACCAAGGATTCTCTTTGAGAAAGATTGGCGCACACACATGTACGAACTCGACGCGAGAATGAACAAAAGCAACAGTTCTCCATCGCGAGTTTTACTGGACATCGCTCTCAAAGGGCTTGGCGACGAGATAGTTGTCCTTTGCTATCTGCCTGAGACTGGTACTAAAGGTGAGAGGTATGCCACATGGGTTTGTAGGAACGACGGCAAACTCATCACTACTAGCGGTAATTACTTCAGACATGACGACAGAAAAGGAGCTGAAGAGAACTTCGTTACGAGGCAAGACCGTAGATAACAGACTTTGTTAGAGTGTCTAGTGACAGCGACGATGGGCTATCGGTCACTAGGCGCTCTAAGGAAAGCCTATAAATAAGGGAGGGGTACAGTGGAAGATGATGAACTAGCAAGTACAGAGCATAAGTGTGTGTGGTATGTGAGTTCGGCAGATGTAGTAACATCAACAGAAGATGTTACCGTCACTATCGCGTGTCATAGATGTGATGAGACAAAAACAGTTGCTTTCGATACTGACCTTATGGTAAATATGGCACTAATCTTTGATAGAAAAGGATTAAACTAATGAGTAGAAGAAGACATGGATTAGGTGTGCGCGTACCAACATCTAAAGATATTCTGCACACTGCTAAGATAAGAAAAGAGAGCCAAACATTCAGCACTATTATGAGATATAAAGTGTTGGGAGAAGAAGACCAAAGCTCTGCAATAAGAAGGGCTTTTGTGGATGGCTACAATGAGCATAGAAAAGCTCTTAGTTTCTTGACTAATGCCGAGTTGGATTACTTAGAGAAATGGGAACACACAATAAGGACAAGTTGAGAGGGAGGTGAACAAGATGTTTCCACCCAAAGAGTTCATAAGAGAAGATGGGGGCATGGACGTACTGGGATTTGCTGAACATATTGTACAAAAAACAGCAGATATCTGTGCAGAAATGCCTCTGGAACTTGAGAAGTATGAAGCCGAGGCAGCATTGGTGATGATTACTTGTCTCAAAGAATTGGAGATAACTCTAAGGATTATTGGCCATCAAGGTATGGCTAAGTCTGTCCACACAACATATGTGGAGTTTGAACTCCTAGTCATGCAGAGGATACCAAAAGAAATGGTAAACTAATGGAAAGAGGTGAGCAGAATGGCATTTGAATCACAACTCAAAAAATATCAAGTACTAGTCTATTATGGTAGCTCAATAGATAATGAAGAAGTGGAGGCTGAGAACGAACAAAAAGCCCTACACTTAGCTTACGTTGAGCTTGACTACACAGATTACTTCAAGCAAAATGTAATCGAAAAGGTCGAGATAACTTTAATTTAATTAGACTTTGTTAGAGCGCCTAGTGGAGAGGATGTCAACTAGGGATTACTTAGGTGTGGGAGAGTAGGGTTTGAATCCCTGCGGTATCCACCAGGCGTTCTAAGGAGAGCCTAATACAAGGAGGTGAACAGAATGATGGATTTTATAAAGTTAGACCAAGAAGAGGTACGTGCTCTTTTTAGGACAAGTGAAAACCAATCAGATATTGTACTAGCTTTGTACAAGATGGTATACCCTGATTGGGATGACATTAAATCTATTGAGGGTTATCCAACGATAAACCCAAAGACCAATGAAGAGATTTTCGGTATGTTTCGCATATTTGATAGGAACCATTGTCCCGACCAATCAATCCTACGAGGTGCGTTGTGGTTCAATAAAGGGTTCTCTACTCTCAAGGGCAGTGATGTCCCAGAGTGGACAGTTGACCCAACCACAGCTCAAGTGAACTATTAGACTTTGTTAGAGCGCCTAGTGGTGTAGAGTTCCCCTCTCATTTACGCTAGGCGTTCTAAGGAAAGCCTAAGATGTGGAGGCACGACAAATGGGATATTATGTTGACCCAGAAACTGAAGAAAAAGAGGACTTTTTGGAGCGTGAAGGCCAAAAGGTAGACTCTGGTGATATACCTTGGGATGAAGTTCCTAATGGTATGTTTCCAGTGATACTGGTAGAAAATCCAACATTCACAGCAGCTGTTATCTGTACTACAGATAAAGAGTTTCAGTACTTTTTACGCACTCCCGGAGACCCAAGACCAAAGACTCTATACCTTGTGGGCAAACGGGAGTTGTTAGCAGCATCAAATCAACTGTTTTTGAGAGACTTTGCAACATCACAGTGAAGGAGGTGAAATAACGTGGCTAATTCATTAGATGCTGACCTCATGGGCAAGCACGTGATAGTACATGGGAGAACGGTTCTCGCAGTAAATGGTTTCGGGTCTTTTAGTTTTACTGTGGGTCGAGGACTATTCATCGAAGATGCGGATGGAGCCAACCATAGCATTTCTGGCTTTGATGTTGAACGATTTGCAAACGCTGGAGAAGTTGCTAATTTTAAGGAGATGCAAACATGAGCTACGAACAAATTATGGGGAGAGGGAAAAGGAGACCAGTGGAGAAGCTGTATTGTCCGTCTGGGCATCCAGTACGTCTCAGAACACATGAGGACAGCACAGTGAAACCTGGATACTTTGCTGAGTGTTTGATATGCGAAGAAGACTATTACTTGTCTCAGTTGACAGCGGGTAAATAAGTGTTTGAATATAAGATTGAGGAGGTGATTGAGAGTGAGCATGAAAATGGGCAGTTGGTGGGTAAGAAGCATAAAAGATAAAAGATGGGATGGTACTGGCAAAGACATTGTTGGAGGTTTTGGAATACCACCGAAAGCTCAAGCTCACGTTGACAAGATCGAAAAGGAGCTTGGAGAAAAACCAGATGATCTTGAGTTCGGGTACATGAAAGATTAGACTTTGTTAGAGCCGGTAATGCCCCATCGCAAAGTTGTGGTACTTACCGGCTCTAAGGAGAGCCTAATGCTCCAGAAAGGAGGTGTTGCCTGCATGGGTAGAGAGGTGAAGCGATACGAAATGGAAGTATCTTTAACCATACATATATTTGCTGAGAGTGAAGAGCTAGCTAGGGACAAAGCTGCTGACTTAGAGTTCCCTAATTATGTGGGAGATACATTCGATATTAATCACGTAGTCGAAAATGAAATTGAAGATGGAGACGACAGAGAATAGAGTGCTCTTGGCGGCTTTCCGCTTGCTTGGTTAAGTGCCTGGTCACGGGGGTTGCTTGCGTTTTACGGTTATGCTATAATAAGGGAGCTAAGAAATTAACAGAATAGTATATAATTTGAGGAGAGAGGCTCTGCGAAGAGCGGCTAGACTAAACACGAGGATTAACGCAGTATGCCACTGCGCCCTCCCTGTGTGGAAGCTAGACGTTCTACGGAGAGTATTATAATGGTAGTAATCGTAGTCTTTGTACTTATAATGATAGCAGCAGCAGTAAATATCACATTCACTCTCGCCTCAGGTGATGCTGAGTGAGAATTTTAGTATGCGGTAGCAGATGGTGGACTAGTAGAAGCGCCATTATGCGAGAATTAAGCAAGTTCGATATGAAAACCACCACGATAATTGAAGGTGAAGCTCAAGGCGCTGATTTGATTGCTAGAGATGTTGGCAGCAAGTTAGGTTTCGACATAGAGCCTTATCCTGCCAATTGGACTAGGTATCGCCTGGGAGCTGGCCCAGTTAGAAACTCCAAGATGTTAACACAGGGCTATCCAGATTTAGTGTTAGCTTTTCACGAGAACATTGAGAAGAGCAAAGGCACTAAGGACATGATAGCCAAAGCCGAGAAAGCTGGAGTTGAAGTGAGGTTGTTTAGTGATTAAAATACCCAACCCAATTAAAATAACAAGAACTGGACTCACACTCACAATAGGTTTTGCTTTTCTCTGTCCTGCGGCGTTTTGTGCCGGTGTCTACTCCATATCTATACTGAGTGGATTAATGTGTGTGTTTATTTTGTACATAGAAATTACAATACAATGAGGTTATTCAGTGCCTAGCTCTGTGCTATTAGAAAAGTCCTTACTATATCTAGACAGTAAATGTGATGGAGCTGTCGATGAAGATGGCGTAGGCTTTAATGGCACAGACTCTCGCTTTGGCAAGTCACTAGCTGAACAAATAGGAGAAGGAGACACTCTATCAAATAGACAGCTCATAGCTGCTTATAGTATGATAGGGAAATATAGACGACAGCTAGAATCCGCAGGGATTGTTGCTTCAGAACTCACCGCAGAGAGACAGATAGCACTAGCAACGATTGAATTAGAGAAACCTGATACCAAAACCACAGGTACAATAAACCTCTCACGGGATGTTATGTCAGGTAATGACTATATAATAGTAAGATTTGAGTATGACAATCTCCTTGTCCAGAAAATGCAGCCTCTGAAGAAGTCTATTGGAGCTTACTTCAGGAAGATAGATGGTGACAAGTTCTGGGTTATAAAAATAGAGTACTATGCAACAATTGTTGAAAGGTTCCCAGACTTTGATATATCTCTTGAACTTAGTGATTATGCAAAGGCTCGTGGCCTAGATACAAAACCTATACCTAAAGAGCTGAAGCTAGTACCAACAGAAGAAATAGAAGATACAAATGCAGTAATACTTGAGCCTAAACCAGCACCAGTGGTGAAAGTTGATACTCACAAGGCTCCAGAAACCGCTAAATTAGATATGCAACAAATAACAATAGGAGAAGAGGAAGAAGAAGAAGCTAAAAAGCCTGAAGTAATAGCAAAACCTTTCCTCACTATTGGAGAACCAGCAAAACTAGCTCTTGAACTACGTCCGTTTCAAAACCACGGAGTGTCTTTTGTAGAACAAGTTGATGGTCGAGCTATAATAGCAGACGAGATGGGGCTTGGTAAGACTCCTCAAGGTATTGCATTTGTAGTTAAGCACGAATTTAGAGCTTTAGTGGTCTGCCCCGCCTCACTCAAAAGAAACTGGGAGCTTGAAATAAACAAGTTTTCTCCAGACAGTACAACAAATATACTAGATAGCTCAGATACTGACTACTACAAAGACTTCACTATCATCAATTATGACATTCTTGATAACCATGTGGAGAATATACAAGGGTTATATGAGTTGGGAGTTGGCTTTGACGTACTTATATTAGATGAAGGACATTATATAAAGAACACAAAGACCAAGAGAACTCAAGCAGTGTTGGAGCTAGACTGTGTGCCTAGAAAGATAATACTCACTGGCACACCACTATTAAATAGACCAGCAGAGTTATTCCCACTGTTGAGATTCATCAATCCTTGGAAATGGGATAATTTTGCTGAGTTCAAAAGGAAATTTTGTTCTGGTGGCATGACTTCATCCGGGTGGGATGGGAATGGTGCTTCCAATCTACAAGAACTACATGAATTATTACAAGACACTATGATTAGACGTAAGAAATCAGAAGTGTTACCAGAGTTACCAGACAAACAAATAACAGACATTATGGTTGAGTTATCGCATGACACTAGGATAACCTACAATAGAATATTCGATAACTATATAGAATTTCTAAGAGAACAAGAACGATATGCTGAAGCCAAAAGAGCTGGAAATGCAGAGCATTTAGTTAAGATTCAAGCACTAAAACAGCTATGTTCTGCGGATAAACTGAAGTCTGCTAAAGAGTTCATAGACACTGCTTTAGAGCAGAACGGAGACTCCGGTAAAATACTAGTATTCTCTCAATACAAAGATGTGGTTAAGGACATCTATGAAGAGTACGGTAGCAAAGTTGTTAAAATCACTGGCGAGAGTAGTTCATCACAAAGACAAAACGCAGTAGAGGAATTTCAAAATAACGATGAAGTTAAGATTCTTGTTGGTACTATAAAAGCAGCTGGGGTCGGGTTCACATTAACTCAAGCAGATAAAGTTCTATTCATTGATTTAGCTTGGACTCCCAGTGACCACGACCAAGCCGAGGATAGAGCGCACAGAATCGGTCAGAAAGAAGCATTAAATGTATACTATCTAATAGCAGATGAAACAATAGACCAGAAAATTAAAGGTATATTGGGTTCAAAAAGAAAGGTTATCAATCAAGTAATAGATGGCTCAACAGACGAAACTATAACAGACACATCAACTCTCAATGAGCTAACATCACAATTGAAGAGAGAGTATGCAATATGAAACTAACCCTTGTAGATAAATTAATTGTAGCTCTTGCTGTCATTGTAGCGTTTGCTATCTATTATCTTATATTCCTGGTGGTAGGATAATTACCTGTAATCCTCTTATGAGGTTGACGTAAGGAGTTTATTATGGCGAAAAGAGGCCCACAACCGGGTACTCCACAAGCAAAGCGGGGAGGGGAGACAGTCAAGGAAAAGTACGGCCCTGAGTTCTATAAAAAGATAGGCAAAAAGGGTGGCGATGCTGTCAAAAAGAAGTATGGTGCTAGTTTCTACGAAGAGATTGGTAAAAAAGGCGGTGAATCTACCAAAGCAAAGCATGGCCTCGAATTCTATGAGAGAATAGGCAAAAAAGGAGGCCGCAGGAGCACAGAGGAAGGAGATGAAAAAACTTGAGTGACAGTGAAAAAGGTAAAATGACGGTTGGTGCTGCTGGAAGTAAAGGTGGCAAAAGCACCATGAAGAAGTACGGCCCAGGATTCTATGAAGAGATAGGCAAAAAGGGCGGTACTGAAACATCTCGAAAGTATGGGCGAGAGTTCTATCAGGAGATTGGCCACAGGGGAGGCCAGAAAGTGAAGAAGCTCATTGAGGCAGGCAAAAAAGCCGAAGCGGAGGCGGCAGGCAAGGGAACCGAAGAAGAAGAACTATAAGATATTGTCGGGAAACCGACAGTAGAGCCAGGAATGGCTCTACTTTGGGCGAGTGGTGGAACTGGTATACACAACAGACTTAAAATCCGTCGCCTTAACCGGATTGGGGGTTCGAATCCCCCCTTGCCTACTGTCTCTGCAAACTGAAGAGCTGACGAGCCTGAGAGAGAACTGCGGCTGTTCACCGTGACTCACTAGGGTTGCAGAGACTATGACATTATATTATATTGGAGGTGATAACTTATGCTATTTAACAGTACTAGTGTACTCTGGGTGTGTGAAGCAAGGACAACAGCAGAACCAAAACCGCACGTTCATCTTGATCGACTGAAGTATGCGGCAGAGTTTGCCCCGTAGCCGTGGCTGGCAACATGGAGATTAACATTATACCGTTAGATTAACAAAACAACTTACAGGAAATGATTTAAAGGTTTAACGGAGTGCCTGGACTGGTGACCGGGTGCTCCCTCAAATCTTTAATGGAAGAGAGGTGATATTTATGATTCAACATGGTATGAAAGTAAGGGACAATTTATCTGGATTTGAAGGAACAGTCACAGCTATAAGTGATTGGGCTTTTGGCTGCATCCGCATCAAAGTAGAGCCAAACAGACTTGACGAAAAGGGTGCTCCAATTCAAAATCAAGTCTTTGATGAACAACGATTGGACATTATTGATGATAAGGGAGCGATTGTACCCGACATTGATGCAGACCCACCAATTGAGATGGGGTGGGAGGTAAAAGATTCCATAACTGGGTTCAAAGGAATCGTTGTGTGCAGGACTACACATATCTCAGGTCTAGTCATAGTCCAAGTGGCAGCTGAGAAGATGAAAGAAGGCAAGCCAGTTGAGGAACAAGCCTTTGAAGAAAGGCGCTTAGTGAAAATCGAGGCCAAGAAAGTCAAGCACAGTAAAGATGCTATCAACAGGGAGAAGGATGCCCCGCAAGGCGACCAGGTGGCAGCGGGGAGTAGCGTTCTCAATACGGGGAGTACCGTATAAAGTTTTAAGGGCTATTGGCTCAACGGACAGAGCGCCGGGTTACGAACCCGGAGACTACAGGTTCAAATCCTGTATAGTCCTCTATGATATACTCTTGGTGTAGTGGATTGCACGGTTATCTCTGGTATGGAGATGATAAGTCTGGGTTCGACTCCCGGAGGGTAAACTATGGATAGAGATAGAATAACATATAAGAAATTTAAACATGAGATGCGTTCTTTTTGGATATTTCTTTCGGTTCTTTTTAGTTCATGGATTATTATGTGTGCTGTTGGTATGCACTTTGGACTCATCGGGAGGTTGTATTAACTATGGCAAATATTGATGATTTAATAAAAGCTATTGAAAAAGAATTATCAAGATATGATAGTTTTACTTTTGGCATTGAACGTAATATTCATGGTCGCTGGGCGGCGGAAGCTGATTATTACAATATCAAACAGATAAGAACTGGTGAATGGTGTCATAAAGAAACAGAGTGGGTTGGCAGTTATGAAAAAGCTCTATCTAACCTACTTAAAGCTATAAGTAGATAATTAAGGGAAGTGTATAATGAGTGAGCTCGAAGACTTTTTAGTTGGTAAATCAGATGATAAAAAACCTTATAAATTATGTGATTGGCAGTGTGCTGTGCAATGGATTATTATCCTAGCAGTAATTGGCTACATTGTTGTGAGTTTTGTTATAAATAATCCTTAAAAAGAGGTGAAGTATGTCAGAATATAGATTTATCTCAGACCCAGGACACGGGTGGCTCGCAGTACCATATCACGAGCTGCTCATGTTGAATATAGTTAATAAAATCTCAGAACATAGCCACAGAGATGGAAACGACATTTATCTTGAAGAAGATGTAGATGCCTTATGCTTTGTGGATGCTTGGGAACAAGCAAATAAGAAAAAGATTAAACTAATTGAGGTAACTCTATTACAAGAAGCAGATATAAGAAAAATGAATTCCTTCAAACTGATTTAACAAAGGGGTATGATGAGTAGTATTCATGACAAACTAACAGCAGCAAATATCACAGATAAAGTGCACCTGGGGACAGCAAAAATATTAGATTGTATTCGTTGTCTAAAAGGAGAGGAACTCAACTGCGGCGTACCACCTGGAGATTGTGGTGATAATTTACCAGCAGCTCTGTGGGAAGCTATAAAAAAAGAAACTCAAGACCCCACTATAAACATTAAATGTACTTGTGCCGAGCCAATGATAGAACTTCACAGTGAAGTATCATTTAAGGGCAAACAGAGAATAACTTTGTCTATTTTTCAATGTGACTCTTGTGGAGATACGAATGAAGTAACGATTATAAGAGAGGAGGAAACGAATGGCGAATGATGATGACGAATCAACTAATAATAGGGTAACTTTTTTGGTGTGGGTAGCAACGGGAGTAGCAATAATTGCTTGTTTTATCGCTTCTCTTGCTGTAGGAAGAACTGCCGTAATGCAAGGACAAATAGATGCTCTACACAAAGCTGCGCTTGACAACATAGGTAAAGACATCGAACATGTCCAAAGTGATGTAGACATACTAAAGATAATAAAGCACTATCATCCGACAACAGGTAAACCAAAACAACCGGCGAAAATCGTACAATAGAGGAGTGAGGAAGTATGAGGTCTAAAATGGACGCAAAGAAGATCAAGCCCTGCCGCGTTTGGTTAAATTTTATATTGGATAAACTAACGTCGAGATTTAAATGAAGTCTAAAATGGAGGAAAAGCGTAAAGGTGGTAAAATAATATCAGGAGCACTGCTCATGAGTTCTGGTGCAGGTTATACTGCATGTATCTTTATGCTGGGGGTAAGTCCCGCATGGGCTTTTGTAGATGTTATATTTGCGACAATGGCGTTGTTGGGAGGGATTGCACTATCGCCTAACGTTGACTAAATATCGGGGTAGGTAACTCAGAGGCCAGAGTAGTGGACTTTTAATCCATTCGCCGAGGGTTCGACTCCCTCTCTACCCACTATGCAAGAAAAAAATATATGTATAGATATAAAATGTGAACACTGTAAGGGAGAAGGCAGAGTTCTCGTTGACGACGAATGGGATAAATATTGGGAACACTTTGGAGAATTACCACCACCAAGTAATCAGTTATACAAAGGTGGTAGAGTGTGGGAAGAATGTGTAATCTGTAGAGGAGAGCGCACAGTGGAAATAAAAGTTGGTATAAAATATGAGATAAGAATAAAGGAGGACTAAACAATGGCAGGTAATAAAAAAACAAAAGTCTACTACTTAAATGGAGACCCAGGTGCAGATTTTAGGGCTGTTAGAGATGATGAAGGCTGTCTAGCAATATTTCTGGATACTGGTGATTCTCTGATAGCAAGTAATCCATTTTCAAGGAATGAAGCCCTTGGTTTAATTGACTTTTTACAAAATCATCTACCGGAACCAGATTAGATGGGAGCAGCTTGGGTGATATTAAATATACTTGATGGTGGTCTAACATACTGGGCTATCACAAGTGGACAGGCTGTGGAGGGTAATCCTGTCTTGAATAGAGCCTGGCAATATGGATGGTTGCCGTTCTTTGCACTCAAGTTCACATCAGCCGCTATTGTACTTGGTGTGTATCGCTCATACAGAGCACACAGGAAGATAAGATATGCTATGGTTTTTGGTAATATATTAATTGGAGCTGTAGTGGTGTATGAGATATTAAACTTAATATGAGAGGAGAAAACAATGACTTTAAGAGATGCTTTGTTTTTACTGTCTGGAACTAACTACGGCGTGTCATTAGTTTTAGGAGTATCTGCGCTGAGGTTTGGTTCAGATGGCGTTGATGTGTACATAATTTTATTTAACGTTTTCTTTGGAACACTAAATCTTCTTGGTGCTTTGGGGAGAACAAGATAACGCTATGGAGTTTTGGTTATTGACAAGTGCAGTTGTGATTCTTATGATATTTATTTTAATCGCAGCGTGCCTATATATTAGGGAGGTGTAACATGTTTAAGAAAATAGTTCTTACCATAATATTATTACTTGCACTTGAGATGGCTCTTACTGGCGTGATAATTCTTAGTGCAACAGGTAATCCTTTGGCATTTATAGTGTGCTTTGGGATTGCACTACTTATGACTTATGGAGTAATTACTGCTATATAAAAATAAGGGGAGTTAGCTCAACTTGGTATAGAGCCGCAGACTCATAATCTGTTGGTTGGGGGTTCGAGTCCCTCACTCCCCACTGTGGTAATAGAGCGACAGGAGGAAACATGAAAGATTGGGTTAGAGGAATAGGATTTGGCTTTTCCGCTGCTTCACTGATTATAGGAACATTGTTGGAACCAATAATCGTGGGCATAGGTTTTATATTGTTAGTTATGACACTTGGATTCCTGTATGTTGGAGAGGTAATCGAAAAGCTAATCGAAACCCAAGAATAAAATGGAGAAAAACAATGAAAGTAACTTTAAATGACATTCAAGAGAATTTAGATGAGTTCCATTCAGCCGAAATGTTGGATGCAGAAGAATTTGAAGACCAAATAGAAAACATAAGTAAAGAGGTAAAAGGTGAAAGAGGCTCGGCTGAATTCGTCACCAGCCTCAAAAACGCTTTATGGAAAAGAATATGAAAAAGAGTGAATGGCTTAGTGGATTAGGATACGGTTCTGGCATTGGCTCATTGCTTGGAGGGATATCGAGCGGCCAAATGGTACTTGTTGGGACAGGCTCAATAGTATTGATTTTAACAATCGGATTCTTATATATTGGAGAGCTAATTAGAGAGAAAGAAAAAGCATGAGTGGTGATATAATTAGAATGAGCCTTCATTCACAAGTCATAGGAAAAGAAGGTAACAAAGAATATTTTGTATTAAAAGCTCCTGAAAGAGCTTCTGACTCACCAGCAAAGCACAACGCTCCTACTTTTTACATTGAGAGTAGAAGTTGCTGTGGAGTGGGCTGTTTAGTACCACAAATGGTTGCTCATAATGATGATTACATGAGTGGTCATTCACTCAACAGACAAAAGACTCTTGAATTAATTGAGTTTTTACAAAGAAATCTACCAGACGGAAGAGACCACGATGGGAAGTTAGATGAAGGATAAATATACTGACATGGCTGACGACTCAATAAAAAACCTCAATACATTTAGATGGGGATTATTGTATATGGCAGCTTTCCTTAGTATGTTTTCATTTGGTACTATTGCAGCTCTTTTTGTGTTGGCTTTTGCTCTCGGGGCTAGTTCAATACTAGAGTACGCAAGAATCTTGAAATTCTTACACATAAGACAACTAAAAGAAGAGGAAAAACAGAAAAAAGAAGCATTTGAAAGAGTAGCAAAGGGCTTGGAACTACTGATAAAGGAAACGGAGAAGAAGAAGAATGAAGAACGATGATACTGTTTGCTGTATGTGTGAAGACGATATTATAGAATTCCCGAATTATAAATTAGTGAGTCGCAATTGGTTATACAAATTGTGGAGTAGATTATGGAACAGATTAGCAAGCCCTAATTATGTTTTAAAAAAGTATTTTGTAGACAAGCACGGAGGATACGGATGGGAAGATTTAAGTATATGTACTAAGTGTTCATCAGAACTATATGAAAATGTTTTAGCTAGACGAATAATTGAAGAAGCTGGATTGGAGACGTTGAGAAGGAGCTGAATATGTCAACTAAGATAGCAGCAAACATTGCACTGTTGTTAGGTTTAGCTATAATAATCGCTGGACTGTATTATAGTGGATGACGGTTATCCACCCAATATGCCGCCCATTCAGAGATGGGGAGAAGAGCTCACTTGTTGGGCTTGTGGTACTCCCTGGACTGTCTCTATGGAAAGAGACCTTGGACAGACTTATATGAGGAATGAAGACGATTCCAAGTGTCCTGAGTGCGGTGTGGATAGTAATGACGAGGACGAAGCCAAGAAGCTAGAGATTGAAGAGGGTGACAACAATACTTGGCTGACCAGAGATGGTCACATAGTATATGATAAGAGATATTTTCCGTATGTATATCTAGCTTTTGCGGGAGAAGAAGGAAATTACGAAGACTATAGAGGCATGGAAAGAGAACTCATTGATGCAGCTAGGGAGTTGGAAGACTAAATGTTAAATCTAGGACAGGTAATAAATGACACAGAGAACCAAGAACTAGTTGTATACTTGGGCTTTTACGCTCTTGCTGGGGGTAAATATCCTAGAGAAAGAAGTGCAAGTTTTTACAGCGAAAAAAGAGGATATTTTAGAGGTCTTAATCCTCACTCCCAGGATGGGCAAAGACAATTCCAGATGGTTCATACTAATAGGGACGAGGAAATGAAAGTAGTAGCTATCCTTAAAGGAGTTGAGGGACTATACTTTGGTGAAATCGACACTGACAAAATTCCAAAAGAACACCTAATCAGACTGTTGGACGAATGTGAGAAGGAGCAGAAAAAGAGATGAAGTCTCGCAGAGAAATAACTAATGGTAAGAAAATAAAACCTCCAATGAGTGAAGGAGAGTATACTAGATTATACCAATTAGATAAGAACGGTAAAAAACGTGGAGTTATATTTCAACTCAATATGAGAACTAGATCACGCAAAGGAGGTACTTCATAATGGATGGCCATTCAAAACCCAAAATGAATATTCAAAATTACATAACTTTTGATGAACTATTAGAAAAGAGATGTCCGATTTGCGAAAATCCTCTAGTAGATAGAGAGGATTTAGTAGATGCTATAAATGGTGGACACTCTGTAAACATGGTTAGACACGAATGCGAAGATAACAGAATGTATGAAATATATTTAGAGGCTCAAGTGTTCACCATAACAACTGAGGAGAAAATATAGTATGAGTATGGCAATAAGGTTCTGTCCTCATTGTGGTTCGTCGCCACTACCACGCACAGGTATAGTTGGATGTGGTTGTGGTATGTACACCTGCGATACTTGTGGAGGAAAATTCAAGATACAAGAGGACGAGGAAAAAGAAGAGCTTTGGCCTGGAGCAAAAGGAAAGTGATTTGAATTGGCTACTTCACGTATACTGCGCTCAGATGGCACTATAGAAGAAGTGGACGTACACAGCCCATCTAAGTTTTTTGACGCTGTAGACCGCTCTCTACGCGCTGGAATACCCTATTTAAACGCTAAGATGGTAGACCCAGTTGTAGAGAAAAATAGACCACCAGCAAAAGAACAGAAACCGACTATAGCATCTACGTTGGTTGAATTAATGGAGCTAAACAGAGAATATACTGTAACTGAAATAAACGATTTGTTGGCTACTAAAGGTATCAAAAACTCTAAAATATCTAGTGTCATGGGACGACATGAAAAGAACTTCAAAAATGTAGGGTTCGCCAAATGGAAACTTATCGGCACAGAAGAAACAGATAAGCGACCATCTATACAAACATTTATCGCGAGCAAGATGGAACCAGGGCGAGTATACTCTACAAAAGAGGTAAATGAACTTTGTGGAAAAAATGTAATAGGCTCACTCGGCCACCACACAAAGATATTTGAATTTGTTGGAACAGGTTTAAACGGAAAGAGAGATTATAAAAAGTATTGGAAACTCGCAGGATAGACTATATGACAAACGAGCGTCGGCCTCACTGGAACCACCCAAGTTGGGATGGTTTTAATCACTGCACTTGTAGTAGTTGCGGAGGCATCGGTTGTGATTGGGATGATTGTTACAATGGTATAGTATACAGACCAGAGTGTTTGCCAGAGTTTCTCAGCTCATCTCTTTCAGACACTATGAAAGAAATAATAAGAGAATCGGTAGAAGAAGCAAAGCTACTGATAGAGATGGACGTAGACAAACTATTGGAGGGTATATAATGCCTAGTTCTGTTTTTGCACAGGTATCAGAAGAATTGGGATTTAATGAAAATGATTTTAATAACCTAAACTTTAGAGAACTACCTGATTTACCTTGGGGTGAATTTTTAGATGTACTCATTCCAAAAGTCGAAGAAGGGAACATTGCAAAGTTTAGATTACTATTAGGTTACGCTAGATTTGCATTGCCCAGAGACGAAGAAGAACAACTTCTTATAGAAAGAATGAAGGAGGCCATAGATAATTGTAGACATATATATGGTGGATAGCAATCCGTCAAAATGTTAAATGGCGTTTGGTCGCTTGGTTTTGCAAAGTCGCAGGTCAAGGCTATTGACAAGCGTTTTAAGACTATGGTATTATGTGTTTGTGTTGTTGCAGTTACTAAATAGTAGCAAACACCCGATAGGAGGATTCGTAGATGAGAGCTACAGCAAAACTTAAACTAAAGATAGGCAGACACTTTACAAACGTTGCATTATATAAAGCAACTGAAACAAAAGAGGTAACACGAAAAACCTTTCACATTGAAGATGATGGTGCTATCGAAACTAAATCGTTTTGTACTTATTGCGAAGCAGAAGTTGACGCAGACGATATAACGAAGAAAGTAATGATAGACGGTGAACTATATGAATTGACAGATACACAAAAGGACAAAATATTAAATCCTGCTAAAGAGATTAAGGTGTTGCACTTGATACCAGAATCTAAAGCAGGCTCACTTTCGCCCGGTAGTAATCGTTACTATGTACGACCAGATAAGACTTTGAAAGATGAAACCGTGTTCAATGCCATATTTGATAACTTGGCAGAAAGACAACAGATAGCAATAGTGGAATACGCTACGGGCAGTATCCCCTATATAGGATTTTTGACCAGCAAGGGGGTTTTACAATCACTACTGTACACGGACGAAACTAGGGAAGCTCCAGATATGCCTACCGTTCAAGTGCCACGCCCCATGTACATACTCATGTCGAGGATTATGAACGAGAAAATAACCAACGACTTTGAGATAAAAAATACTGGGCCTAACAAAATTTACAGAAAATTACAAGAGCAAGCCAAACCGAAGACAGCCAAAACAAATTGAAAGGAAGTTTCATGATTGGATTTAAGATTAGGAGCTGACCCAGAGCTACCATTAGTCAACAAAACGGGTCAAATAGTACCAGCGGAAGAAGTCTCAGCCGCAATCAGGCGAAGTCAAAAAGTTAAGAAAGACGGTATCAATGTTGAGATAAACCCCTCAGCAGCCTCGTGTAGAGAGCATTTACTCAGTTACATCGGTTCCTCGATAATGAGCGTTCAACGTATTTGCCAAAGCGAAGGTCTCGACGTTAGCAGGGCATCCACCTACGAAGTTCCAAGAAAAGTACTGGATGCTTTACCAGCAGCCGACAGACAGTTTGGTTGTGAAGAAGATAAAGATGCGTATTCCGGCAAAGTGAGAGTAGTCAAAGCCGACCCGAAGCAATTAGATAGGTATGCTGGTGGTCACATGCACTTTGGGTCTCCTTCATTAACTCGGCTCACCGACAAACAAATCCACGAAGTAGTACAGCTCTTAGATATAGGTGTTGGTAACATCGGTGTGCTCTTTGAGCAAGACCAAGAGGACAGCAACAAGAGGCGTAGGGAAGTCTATGGTTCCGCAGGAGCTTACAGACGGCCAGCACACGGGTTAGAGTACCGAGTTCCCTCTAATTGGTGGGTATGGCATCCGGCAACAACTTCTATGATTTTCCTCTTAGCTAGGACTATGATAACCATGTACTTTGAGAACTCTGTCTTAGCCAAGACTATTATTTCTCATCTAGCGGAGTCTTCAAAGCAGGCTATCAACTTACAAGATAAGTACTTAGCTTTGGATAACATCGCTTACTTAATAGAGTTGTTCCACAGACAAAAACCATTGCCCAATAGGGTATCTGATGGCACTTTGATAGGTTTAGGTAAGAGGTTTTTTCGCCTCGACGACCCATTCGAGTGGGCTTCAATTATCTACTTGGCCGATAACCAAGAAATTTTAGGAACAAATCTATTCACAAATTGGAAGGGTGTAGGATACGGAAAATCTGGTTATCAGAAGTTCATATCCAGCACATTGTCTCAAGACCCAGGATTTATGGCTCAGTACGGCTTTCTAACTGGATTAAGGAGAATATTTTAGTGCTGTTAGTGCAAGTAGGTAATCCAGATCAACTTTATCTTATTGAGTTTCCAATGGCAGAGTTAGTTTGGTGCTATGGAGATTTAATAAGTGAAGAAAAGAAAATGGAACTGGAAACAGGGAAAGAGTGTGACAGACTGTTCTTTCAAATTGAAGGAGAGTTGTGGCTTTCGATTCCAAAAGATGTTCATTACTACTTTAAAGAATTGAGAACACACACAGGGGCTTTCACAAAAAAAGTGATTACTCCACCAATGTTTTACAAGATATTTATGAATCCCACCGAAGTGACGGCTAGGATAGAGGATAAATTAGTATGTGCGGGATAGTAGCGTTAAGTTTAGAGAACAAGGTAAGGACAGAGAAAGAGTACGGAGATATTCGTACCCTATTGGGTTCATTAATCCAATCTACTAGTAAAAGAGGAGAACACGCTACAGGGATAGTTACCATTAGTAAAAGTGGTGACGCTGTATTGCTCAAATCGAACGCCAAATCAGCGGAGTTCATTGAATCGGAACAATACAATATGCTAATCCCAACCATAGGTGCTAGAACCAAAACTATCCTAGCTCATTGTAGGAGAACCACTAAGGGTTCAGCATCCATCAAACAGAATAATCATCCTGTATTAGTACACCCCTTTGTGGGGATACACAACGGTACTATTATGAATGATGATGAGTTGGTGAAAGAACACAAACTGTCCAGGGACGGCTCTGTTGATAGTGAAGTAATTATTAGGTTGCTCAAACATTACAACCCTAAGAAGATAACAAAGGAATCTATTAAGAAAACATGTGAGGAATTAGAAGGTGGATTTGCTTGCGTTACAGTTAATTTACACCAACCTAATATCTTGGGGCTTTACAAAAATCGTAACCCAATAATTGTTTTCAGAGTACCAGAGTTGGGACTTGTCGGAGTTGTTTCTGAGTACCTTTTCATTAGTGATGCTTTGAAGGCAGTAGGAATCAAAGGCACTAGTGATACTTTCCACATGCGCGGTGACAGAGGTTTAATCCTTGATTCTAATATACCCCAAAAAGGTATAGACTATGGAGACCAGGCGTTTCTAATTGACGATGCTAATCCGGTTGGAAAAAGTTTCGAGGGTTACTACACTGCTGCTGATAGAGCAGAAGTGCAAAGGAGAAGAAAAGCTGGTTTAGGGAGTGAGTTCGGACACAATCAAGGAGTAAATATTGATAGAAATAGGAGGCAGCACAGTTTAGCCCCAGGAAAACAGTTAGGGGATACTACTATGGAAAGTGCTAAAATAAAAGCACAACTACACTACGCTATGAGTTCAGAGATATTTAAAACAAGGTTACTCAAGAACGGTGGACATGCTATGAATAGAAATGATAAGGACAATCTCCTAGATATATTCAATGCAGCCTATCTGATGGGTCGTTATACCTCTGGGCAAGAGCTTGAGAATGTAAAAACACTAGAGGAAGAGGCATTAATATCAAATATGGAAGTATTACTCACAGAGCGAGCTTCTTTCCTACAGTTGCCTTATGATGAATTGTCTGAAAAAGTAAAGAATAGGAAGAGTTCTTAATGGGCGGGAAAGATGAAGTATTTTTAACACAGCAAAAAGATACCATAACTGCCATTCAGTATGAGCAGATTATGGATGGTCTATTGGCTACCCAAAAAACAGCGGTAGAGTTTGAGGTTCACATGGCTTGGAAACCACAAGATTACTGTCCTTGCTTACACTTCTCTGATAGAGAAGCGTGCATGTGTGAACTCATACCTAAATGTGTTCCCCAATGTACTATCTGCGTGAACCACAAGATGATATGTGGGCATCCTTACAACATGTACACCAAAAAAGCTGCCAAAGAGTGTAGGCAATTCCAACCTCTATGTAGTAGTAGCTGCCCTGAAAAACGTAGTGCAAAATCTTGTGTTAAATGCAAAGATAAAAGAATTTGCTCACCTTGTACATTTTCTCGTTGCGACGCTACCACTAAGAAAAGAGTTAAAAAAGAGTTCATACAAACTCTTGCAAGAGAGTTACAGCCCACTTTGAGGCATGATATTACTGGCAAATGTGCAGCTCTGGAAGTTAAGACAGAAGGCTCTGTGCCGGATGGAATAGAAGTGCCAACAGTAGCTCAAAGAATAAACTTTGGACTGATGAAGAACAACTTCGAGTCTATTATTAATACTTTATCGAATCATGGTTGTACTTTATCTCCAAGATGTAGCACTCACATACATTATCTCTTGGCTTACTATGATAATGGACAGACTGAGTACAACGAAATGGGCTTTACAATCCCTAGTATTGTGCTGAAAAATTTCTATCAACTACACAGGAGTTTTACAGATGTTTTAATCTGGCTGACTTCGGCTGTTGATATTACGCACATCACTAGGTGGCAAAAACATAGGAATTTCCAAACACTGATTGGTGTGAATGGGACTCTGAATAGAAAAACGTTTGGCAGCATACAACAACACATGGCAAGACATGAGGGAAAATACTCCTTTCTGAACATTAACAATGTACAGATGGACGAAACAGGTAACATAGTAAAACTTCACGTTGAGGCTAGGTATCCTGATGGTATTTTTTCTCCAAGTGTGCTTAGTGCTTTTTGTGTATTAGTGTCTGCTATGATGATGAAATCAGTTTCTCTTTCCAGATATGGATTAGTGGAAACAAGAGAAATGAATAACGTTAATCATTTAGCTAATAGTTTGGTGGCTGGCGGAGATTGGGAGCACAGAGCATCACAACCACACTTAAACACTAAAGACAGGAAAAAAGTCATAGATAGAAGTAAATACTTTGTAAACTTCTTAAAAGCAGAGATATTATCTTTGTCAGAAGAAGCTTACAATATCTTATTTTCCCTGTGTGAAACTCCTGTACACTCTCACTTCACTTCATGGAAAAATCAAGATTGGCGTGCAGTTGAGAAATTTTACAAACAAAAGAATCAGGAGCATGATGAAGTTATTACAGCTATCATAGAGACTAACCAAGTCACTGCGGAGACTCCAAAGAAATGGTTTGCTGAGGTCAGCGCCCATAGTGGTTTACCTGCGCGAACTATAGAAACTTATGTTTCATCCAGACGGGAGTTGCTGTGGGATGGTTCTGTGGGACAATTCTTGTCCCTCAAAAGATAAGTATGGTTATTAAACGACAATCAAACATATTGATAAAACTAGGAGTTTTAAAGACTAAACAAGCAGCAAGTGATAGAACTGAATACACAGATTGTGTTCCTGTGAACAGTGCTCACTACAAATATTGTCAATTGGGAGCGTGTTTGCCCAAAAGCTCTTCGAGTTGTTGTCAATTTTGTTCAGTGAGAAGCGCTTGTAGTGGTGTTTGTGCTAGTGTTGTAAAACCAAAAAAAGTGATGAGGAAAAGAAAACTAAAAACAAATGATACTGGGACTGGCACAATAGGCCCAATATGGAGAGATTTATAGGTGAAAGTGTTGGATGGTAATGTAACAAATGGACAAAATGTTGGAAAAATACTTACCTCGCGTAGTTCACAGGGAGGTAGATTGTACACTGTGGCTTGGGATACTGGATTAATTTCTCACTATCACTTAGAGGATTTATTAGGTAGTGGTATAAAGTGTTCCGAGTGCTTCACTTTCGGAGAGGATTTGCTTGTCTGTAAGACATGTGGAAAATATGTTTGTCCAGCACATGTTTTTAAGAAAAGAGGATTACATTTCTGTAAACAATGTTACACTGGAAAAAAAACATACAGGCGAGGACAATCTAGGGTAAGAGCTGAATTCACGGAAAGAACACGAAATTTGACTATCACTCAGGCTAGAGCAATACAAGAGGAAAGACGCGCCGCCGGGCCTAATGCTAATCCTGTACCTCCTATACCTGAACCTCCAGCTCAGGGTGGGCCAATTTTCACACACATAGGTAATGCGTTCCATACTACAATCAACCAAGATGGTACACACATCATGGATCGGGATGGTACAGTTCGACAACCTGTTGACATGGACAGGATTATGCGAGAATTTAACACTGAAGAGGATGAAGAAGATGAAGAATTTGATGACGATGAAGTGTTTGATGAAGACGAGTTTGACGATGATGATGAAGATGGGGAGCTGTAAGAATGGTAACAAAACGAAGTGTTTATCATAGTGTACCTTTTAGTAGTGACACTATAGGTAATCTGAAAGATAATGCTTTTAGAGTGCTCAAAACCAACTCCAAAAAGAGAATTAGAAATGGGCTATTACTAAACTTTGGAGCTGAAAGCATCGACTCTGAGCTAGCTGAGAATGTTGTGGTATTAAATCGCCCAGAGCATGTACAACAATCCAGTGACAAGGTAACTATGTTCAACTTGTTATCTGAGTACATGCCGTACACCACAACCAACATTAACGAACTCCCAGATTTACCTTTTTATGCCAAAGGTAGAACAGGCAGGAAAGGGAGAAACAAAGAATTAGTGACTAAAGAGAACATAGACACTGTTAATTTGAGACAGTACAGTTTGTTTCAAACATTCATTGAAGCTAAAAGAGAGTTCAGGATTTTTGTCATTAAAACTCCAGACGGAGACCCCAAAATTCTAATCTCTCATATTCGTGAAGCTCCTGGAGTTTTTGTACAGTGCGGGAAACGAGTTTCAAACGCGGGTGTAGATTTGATACACTTTTCTAGGAATGTGGCTGAACAAACACATCTAGATTTTATAGCTTTGGATATTCTTAGAGCGCCAAACGAAGAACTCTTTCTTTTAGAAATAAATAGCTGCCCAGGCATAGGAGCCTCGACAGCTGTTAGGTTAGATTCATTTTTACAAAGGTGGTGGGAAGTACTAGATGGGTAAGGGTAGAAAGAGAAAAGGTAGAGGCAAAAACAACGTTGTGGTTATTGTCCCAGAAGAAAAAATTGACATAGAAGAAAAAGTTGACACAAAGCCAAAGAGCGAAGAGAAAGATACCAGCAAGAAACATTCTCCGTGCCAAGAAGAGCTTCTCTGTTGTCTTTCTTGTAAGAGAACAGAAGGGTTCACTGATGAAGTGAATCACGGAAAAGGCAGAGGCAAAAGCTCCAGGCTTGTTCCGCCCTGTAGATATGCTGCCGCTAAGGTTCAATTTTACTTGAGCAACCACAAGGGTAGTTGGGAAGAAATGCTAGATTTACATTCAGTCAAAGAAACTACTATGGACAAAATAGTACAAGTTTTATCTGAATTTGATGCTGATAGATTTCACAGAAGATGTGGTCATGCGGGGTTAAATGATGTAAACAAAGGAACAGTACATTGTTTCCATTACTCCGTGGAGGCTATGTTGGAGGCTTGTATTGAAGAAACAACCAAATGTAAAAAGTTTTATCCACAAAATAATGTTACTAGTGTAGCAGAAGGGTTCGTGATTTAGGTTGGTAGTACAGAAAACAGCATACACAAGGAGAATCACATTAAACGAAAAAGGATGGGGCAAGTTAAAAGCTGTAGCTACTTGCAAAGCTCCCAGCAGGCATCCACTTGTGATGGCATGTTCAAAAGGTAATGGACTTACTAGATTTGCGGTGGTTATCATCATCAAAAAGATATACAACCACCTCGAAAAGAATTACACGAAAGCGCAAATCAAAGAACACACTACCGCGCAAACGGCAATGGAGATCCGTACCGATGAAAATATTTACGGTACTGGTGTTTGGACAACCGTATTAAGCCGCCTTCAAGGCACTTCGCCTGGAGTAAAAGTAAAAGAGGACTTCAAAACTAGACAAGTTGGACAATGAAACAGTAGTTTAGGAAAGCTCCTCTTTTTACACTCAAAAAAGCCCCACTTCGGGGCTTTTTTGTTGTCTAATATTCAATTGCAAACCAGCAGGTCAGCGACGCACTGAGACGGCTTCTAAGCGGCTTTTAGGACTTTTGCATACCCTAGCAACCCCAAACTTTAGAATAAACGAGTCTTTTTTTATAAAAAGAGACGTTCTCTAAACGTGTTCCAAATTGTCTTCCCATTCTCTTGTTTCAGTGTTACATAGCCGTTAGTTTGTGGTGAGGGATAACGGATACTCTGCTTCGCATAGTTCATTGACTGGCATAAGCAACCACCTTCTATCACTTTACAGTTAGTACTCTTGTAGCTCACTCCCATTTGGTGTGTGTGGGCTACGCACAACGCTTTAAAGTCTCCAATATCTATATCGTCCTTCCACTCCCTAAACCACTTATAAGCGTTGATGGGAGTCTTTAGTTCCACTTTACTGTTAGCTTCTGGATGGGCAACAATCAAATCACCGTATTGCCAGTACCAGTTATCAACTATAGTAATGTTGGGGAACGGACTCATTAGTTTCTCTAATATATTTGCCTCTAGTAAAAAGAATAACGACGGAGGGACTACCTTCTGGAGTAACCTTTTCGGTCTGTTATCATGATTACAAGCTAACATCACAATGTGATTCAAGTTCTGTGATAAATATTCTGCCACTCTCATTATGCCGTCCAGTTCTACTTCAAACGGTACTGAGTAGTCTTTCCTAAACACAGACAACGCATAGCAATCCATAATGTCTCCATTGATAATAGTCAAGTCTGCTGTTAGGTTTCTTTCAACCGCGAACTCAAGTTTATCATCGTACTGAAAAGGAACGTGTAAGTCCTGAAGTATCAATATGTCTTCAGCATTACTTGGTACAGGGTTCTTTCTCGCGTGCAGACTATCCTCAATGGTTTTCTTGTACTTGTCATAGTACGGCGTTGGTACTGAGACAGGTTTATCTTTTAAACTTACCATGTTTGTCCTTGCCCTGTCAATGGCGTGTCTAACCTTGTCCCTGGTCAGATCAATACCATACTTCGCACTTAGTTCTTCTCCTATTTCCGATTGGCTCTTCTTTCCCCTATTCCATATTTCTAAAGCTTCTTTATCAATTTGCAAATATCTTACCTACCTTTATATTTTTTCAGTATTGCCTGTCTCTTCCTAGCCGTACTGAGATAATTAAAATCTTCCGACAATTCATCAAAATTAGAATCAGTGTAGGATTCTATAACCTTTGTCATTACCGTTTTTTTATTAAGTTCTTTCTCACTCACAACGATTAGGTATAATCCATTAGTCTTCGCTATTATCCATCGTTTCTTATCTCTAGTTTTTTGCTTTTCCCAACCATCACTATCTTTGTGGAAAAATTCACTAGCCTCACTATGCTGAATACCATCAAACTCAGCTAAAAGAAATAGATTAGGAACATAAAAATCATACGTTAAGCTTGCTATAGTGTGTTGAGACACTATTGGATGAAATTCAAACAGTCTCTTTAAAATTTCTCCTAATTTATCTTCTCCCTTACTCATGAAAGTAACTTTTCAACTCACAATCTTTTTCTGTTATAAAATTAACCTTTATAGTCCTGATACCAAGTTCTTTGGTGGCTTGTAATCTGTGCCAACCATCAATGACATACCCACAATACATACACACTTCAATAGGTTCGAGAGCACTACTGGATATTACAACATTTTTGTAGTCGTCTACAGCGTCCCAATTAGGTTCAGGCTCTACTCCTTGTATAACATCACTGATATTAATTAAATTAACCACTGACCGCTTCCTTCCTAGCTCCTGCAACACTATCTAGAATACAGGACAAAGTTTGCCATCCTTCTACTCTATGAATTTTCTTGTGCTTGATACTTCTGTTCCAAGGTTTATCAATGAGGAAAACTGGTATACCTTTCTTGGCCACGTTGATCGCTACTGTGGGGTTGTCTTCAATAAACAAGTCCACCCCTAATTGTTTTGCTAACTCTGCTTTACCCGTTGAGAAAAATACCCTCGCGTCTAGGCCAGCATCCTTTATCCATTTAGATGTTTCTCTGGCATAAGATAAGTCTGCCTCTCTAGCTGTTATTACAAACAGTTCTGAATCTAAGGAGTTAAGGTGCTCACAGGCAAATTTGTTGACAGAACACTTTGAGGCTACATATCTGAAGTCTAGCCTGCAAATGTGTCTGTATGGTATCTCATAAGTTGTTATTGATTCATACGATATTTCAACGTCTAACAGCTTTTTAAGTTCTCTTATATATGTTTCTGTATAGTCGTTAAGTACATCGTCTAAGTCAACTGCTATTCTTAATCCCAAAAGCCTCTCGCACCCTGCTCTCTAGTTCATTTATATGAGGTAGTATTCCTTCCTTTGCGTTTTCTTTTCCCTGCCAACGCTCTTCACCGTAGGTATACCATGCCCCACTTAAATCTATAATACCTAAGTCTTTGGCCAAATCTAACACACAACCAACGTTATCAATACCACTACCATAAAGCAACTGAGCCTCAGCCACTTTGAACGGTGGTGCTGACTTATTCTTGACCACTTTAATCTTCAGCTCATGTCCTATAATTTCCAATGAGGGTTTAGCCTTAATCTGTCCTGCTATCCTCACATCAAACCTGTAGTAAGCATAGAACTTTAATGCTCTTCCACCAGGCGTTGTCTCTGGGTTTCCGAACATGACACCAACCTTTTCCCTTAATTGATTAATAAAAATCAGACTAGTGTTGGTCTTGTTGCAAGTTCCTTTTATTCTTCTACAGAACGGAGACATCATGGCAGCTATTGAAGCCACCATAGGTTTGCCTGCCGCTACTTCTGACTCCCTGTTTGGCAACAAAGCCGCCAAGGAGTCAACTACAATCATTCCCAATGAACCTGTTTTAGTCATTAAATCAATAATCTCGAATACCTGCTCTGCACTATCTGGCTGGCTGATTATTAACTTCTCTAAGTCCACCCCTAATTGTGAACAGTGACTTTGGGACAAAGCGTGCTCTGTATCAATGTACAAAACGTCCCTACCCTCAGCCTGTTCTTGAGCCACTAAGCTCAATGCTAGTGTTGTCTTACCACTTGACTCTGGCCCATATATCTCTACTAGTCTTCCGCGTTCTATTCCGCCTATACCTAAAGCTATATCTAACGATAAAACTCCTGTTGACACAACTTCCTTTGAGGGCTGCTGTACTTTATCCCCAGGTATAAACATTACCCCTTCTCCATGCTTCTTTTTTAACAACGTTACTACTGCTTTCACTTCTGGATTATCTAACAAATTATTTCCTACCCTTCTCTAAACTTCTTGGCTTCTGATTTCGCCACAATATTCGCAATAAATCACTGCTTTGATGACACTGGAATATTGTCCTGTTGCGTAGCTTGACAATCCCAACGTCTTCCAACAATGCTCTTCACACTGTTCGTTTCCTATATCCATACTCTTGATAACCATATATATCTCCTACCTTCCTTTAACTTCTTTAAACGATTTAATAAGTAATTCCACAAAGAGATTTCTCTGCCCTATAGTCTTATAGTCGTAGAGTATTGTGCCTGGTGTCCAACCATTGTCAGTTCTTCTAGTATAAGCTCTTATAGAGATACCATCCCTACCCATGAAGAAAGGAAAGTTATTTACTATCTCTTTGTCAATTCTTCTCTTCCAAGCACTGTATATATCATAATCGTTTATTACAAACTCTATTAGTAGATGTAAACTATATGTAAACAACTCCAAGCTGTCTGGGTGTCCTTGGCAACTACATGTTGTTTTTATCCACTGTCTTTCATTTATAAGTTTTACTAACGGTCTTATACTTTCATCTATCGCCAAGAGCCATAATCCGTCTGGATGGCTATTTCTTATAAAATTCCTCGGTATTACTTTCTTTTTTATATGTGTACCCATGATTTTCTCCTAACTATGAGTCCTATATTTGATTCAGTTACATTATTGAACTCAAAATTAATATCCCGTATAGAATAACCTTCTTTGAATTTTTTTCTAATTAACCTCACTTGTTCTTCTGTTAATTTAGCTTGGCTGTGATTCTCCCCTACCAAAACTCTTCCTTTGGCAATCATGTCTTGAACATTGTCTTTGTTTGTTCCTAAAAATAAGTGGTCTGGATTTACACAATTAATAACCTATCATTTGGCTTCAGCCCAACTTCTACCAACTCCTGTTGTAACTATCAAAGGAACTCTCAATGGTTTTTTCATAGGATTTTCCATTAAGTATTTCAGCTCCTTTGATGCTTCTTCTTGCATGGTCGCCAGGGTACTGATAACGATTTCATCATGGACTTGCAATAACATATCAATCGTATTACCAGAAACCATTTCTTCATCAACTACTATCTGAGCTTTCTTAACTAATTCTCCGGCACTACCCTGGATTTTATGGTTGAAGCTCTCTCTTTTTGCCGACTCTAACATACGGTCTGGACAGGAACGCAGAAAGGGAATGTCATAGCGCCTTCTGCGTCCTCCTAGAGTACGCGTATAGCCTTTACTTAACAACTCTTTGTGGCTGAACTCAATAAACTTTTTAACGTCTTTATACACCTTAAAATATTCGCTTACCAATTCTTGAGCTTCCCACATTTCACACTCCAAGGTCTTTGCCAACCTAGGTACTCCCATACCATAAATGATTCCAAACTGTAAATCCTTAGCCTGCCTCCTTAACTTATAGGTTACATCATCTGGGTGCAACTTAAACAAATTACACGCTGCTTGTACATGGATATCTTTACCAGGCTGACAAATCTCCATTAACTTCTTATCTCTACTCATGTGGGCTAATATTCTTATTTCTAATTGGTCATAATCAGCAGCAATAAGAACTTCATCTTCCTCACATATAAACGCTCGTCTAATAATGTCGGTATTCCTGGCTGGTATATTTTGTAAATTAGGGTTAATAGAACTTAGTCTCCCAGACTTAGCTATGAATTGAGTAAGGCTCGTGTGAACCCTATTGTTTTCATCTAATCTTTTTAATATACCAACAACATATGTACTATCCAGCTTGTCTACTGTCCTATACTCTAGAATCTTATCAATTAATTCTCTTCCAGCAAAGTCTTTCAGTATAGGTTCACTAACGATTAAATTACCATCCTTAGTTCTCTTCTTCAACTTGATGCCACTGTTCACTAAAACGTCTGCCAATGCCACCTTACTATCAATGTTAAACTTCCTACCTACTATATCATATATAGCATCTTCTAATATTTTGATTTCTTCCTGCAACGTTTTGTGCAATTCCACGAGATACTCTTTATCAATAAGAAACCCTTTTCTTTTCATTCTCATTAGAACTTTAATCAAAAGCATCTCTACTTTGTCATACAAACCTACCAAATTTTGTTTATCGAGTTTAGGTTTCAAAAACTTAAACAATTCAAGTGCTCCCAAAGCATCCTTGCCTGCATACTTTAGAGCGTCCACACACTGCATGTCCCTGATAGGACAACGTTGTTCTTTGAATGATTGTACTCCAACCCCCAACCCCCATTTTCTATCCTGGTCGTCTAAGGCCAGCTCACTCCACCTTTGAGTTTCATCATACATAAAGGTCATAATGATTGTATCAAAGATAGGAAAAGAAACATCTATACCATTCTTGTGGAATATCTCTAAATCGTAAACAGCGTTATGGAAAACTTTAAAAGGTAAATTACTAGTCAAGATAGGTGTTATTTTTTCTAACACGTAATCAATGTCTAACTGTGGCTCACCAGTATCATGTGTGACAGGGATATACCAGTACTTATCATTCTGAGAAAAACTTATACCTACTAGGTCAGCTATCCTTGGGTCGTTACTTGTTGTTTCAGTATCTACACCTAAGTAGTCCTTTGGGTTAACTTCCTCTATAAACTTCTCCAACTGTTCTTCCGTTTGTATTAATCCTTCTACTGGTTTCCAATTTCTCCACACATCGTACTCAAACGAAAGTCCTGATTGTTCCACTAAACTACTTGTCCCTCTCTTTGTTCTTCATAGGGTATACTTGGGTCAAACCCTAACTCCAAATCGTCTGGGTCAGCAGCTCCCCCATATATACAATCCGCACATCCAATGTCACCAGCGAATTCATACTCACACTCAAATTCATCACCATCTGGAGTCCACGCCCAAAAGCCCAAACATCCCTCTTCACTTCCCAAATTAATCCAATCCTTTCCTTATAACATACAGTATTTTTGTAAAAAATCTATCTGTTCTTTATTAAACCCTGCGTCTCTGGCGTTTCTCCTAAAATCTGAAACATGTTTATCGTGCCTCTGGCCATTGATTTTTTCCTCTAACCAACGTGCATTCCATTCTCCCTTAACTGCGTTAGGATGTTTATTGTAACAAGTCATACAACATTCCACGTTGTGCCAAGCTCCATTTTCACAATGATACTTTACATTCATTTCCTCTCTGAACTTACCCAAGCTTCTCAAGCTCCTTCTTGTGGTACGACAATAGATTCACTAATGATATTCCATGTTTGTCTACTGCTTTCTGAGCAACAGCTAACTTCCTCTTTCTAAAGCTGGCTTGCAAAAGCTCCATTCTTTTGTCTTGGTATTCATCTTTGTGCTCTGCCATAATCTTATTATTAATAAATCTTTCAGTGACTTGGCTCTTGCCGTACTGCTCTAGTAGTGCTGTCTTTGTTGCTTCATACAACTCCGCCAACCACACATCAAACTCATGTTGGAGCTTCTGCTCTAATAACGAAGCCTCTTCTGATTTGATAGAGTAATAAGCGTAGGTAGCTGCATGTTCTTTTAGTCTATCTGCAATATCGTTCGGGTCGCCACTGACAGCCAATTCTTTGGATAAATCAAATATTATCTTATCATTTCCTATTGTTATTTGAAACTTTAGTGTATCCTCTCTTGCCATAACCTTTCCTCCCAATTACTAATATATATCTCAGTTTACTCCTGTCCACCAAATTATGTTTAATCATTGTTTCTATTGTTTTTGTTTTAAACAAACTTAAACCCTGCGATTTCATCATCCCTGATAACATCTATATTCCACTTCATAAGCGTATTAGTCATGTCCTTCCACTCTTCACCAGAATCTGTTATTAGCTCTGACACACGATTAAGCTCATTGTATACTTCAGTACTAACCCTAAGTTCTTTTGGTTCATTATAATTGTTCTCTCTTTGAAAATCTCTAAGAGCCATTTGAATCCAATCCATTATAGTTTTTTCAACCTTTACAGGAGTTAATTTAATACGGTCATACTCTTCTAGGTTATTGTCTGCCTTTAATCTATCAAAAGCTCTATCAATCACAGCTTTTCTTTCTTGTAAAAGGTCTCTTACTTTAAACTCTACTGTCTTCATTATTCCTCACCTTTAAATTCAAATACTTCATCATGGTCGTGAGCAGTGTTGTACTTTCTTTTTTCTCCCGGCACTATGGGAACCAATATAACTTTATCATACTTTTTTAGATAATCTTTTCTTTCAAAATTATCAAAAGACTTTTGAACTGAAGATTTTTCCCCAGCAATAATTAATAATGTTCCATCATCCCTAGTGGTAACAAAAAGACTCGCCACAGTACTCTCTCTACATCTTTGTATTTCTGTCATTACTTTTTCTCCTTCAAATATAGTGTGGGCTTAGAGAAGTTGGCAGTTGCTCCTTCTAACAATGCTCTTTCTGTTTCTGCATCATTGACAAAAGCTTTAAGTTTAGTTTTGTTTACAGTGACACATTTCTGCCAATCGTCAGGTAATACATCCATCACAGTTTGTACTTTATAGTTGACGTATTTCTTAACTCCGAAATCCACTACATTGTGGTTTAAAGTTATCTTGGTAGAGTCTAGCTCATTGGCCATACTCATAAAATAGTCTTCTATCTCTGACTTTTGTTTGCCCAATAATTTTATCTTCAGTCTAATATCTTTCAGCGTCGCTGCTGCTACATCAGGGTCACTGGTAATCAACGTACTAATATCTACGTTATCATTAATCCTTCTGTATGTATCACAGCCGTTATTGTACGGACAGGAATAACAAAAATCATTAAGCTTCTCAAACGGTTCTGCCTCACCAATTTTTCTCCAAGAAGATTCTAAGAATGACAACAGTTGTTCTCTTTGCTCAACATTATATTCATACGATATTTTACCATACCTTATCATATACATTGATACAAACAACTGCTTCAATGGCCCGATATGGCTAAAATGCTCTTCATGTATAACACGGAACACAAAATCATATATAGACATTTGTACATCATCTTCTAAGTCCTTTACTGACTTAGTTAATATACCAGTCTTATAATCTACAATTTCCCACACACCATCACCATGATAATCAACACGGTCAATGAATCCTCTAACTGGAATATCACCTAGTTTGCCTTTCAAGTTCTCTAAGAACTCAAGCTCACACTTCACCACAGACAAATCGGTTAGTGGGTTTTCAGATTCGTACCTAGCTATCATCTTCAATCCGTCTCTATAATAATTTAAATTAGCTAGACTACCCTTTGTCCATTCTTCTTCATATAATCCTCTAAGAGATTTTTCTCCCGGGCCTTCCTCATAGAATCTTCTTAGAGCTTCGTGTACAATTGTACCTAAATCTGCTTTACCCAAAGCGGTACTCCTTATTCTTTCTTCCGAGCTTTTGTTTAAAAACAACTGCTTAGGACATTTATCAAATTGAGATATTGTCGAAGCAGATAAATATTTAATCTTCATTTAACCTCTCCTTTTTATTTGCCTTAGTTTTTGCATACTTAATTAACGCTTCCTCACCTTGTTTGATATGAGGTTCTAATATCTCCATTAATTTGTCTCGTCTGTGTACAGTGTGAGAAGTATAACCAAAAACACCACAACATTTACCACAGATATTGGGAGTAAAAACTTCTCCAATAGCTTTATCTACTCCCTTCGGAAAATATAATCCAAAATCATCTGGTATTGTTTTACAACTATAGTGACCGCACAAATAATCTCCACAGACTGAACACTTTACAACAGAAAGACGTTCTTTGCATCTATCACATATATCAACCTTTTTCTTCATCGTACTCTCCTTCTATGTGCTGCTAAAAGTGTGCCTATTATAAAGCACCCTGCTCCTATTTTTGGTGGTAATCCAAAAAAGAAAGACAGAGAACCTAATAAATAAAATACTAGGTCTATCAATAGTCTAAATCCCCTGTTACACGTTCAAACTCTACTGCGACTAAATCCATTTTAGTAATATCAAATATTTGTATCTGCCCTTTAGCTATTTTACCTGTTCCTCTATGATAGCCAGTTTTACAAGGGATACAACAACGAATATCAGTGACTTTTGCTCTAGTTAGTTTCTTACCACAACCAGGACAATACTTTAAATTCTTCATTAAGCTATCAACGCCACTACAGCTCTATATGAATCATCTTCATCAGAGTCAATGACTACTTTAGTGGAATCAACGTGCAGTTGCACACTGTCTCCCTTGATACAATTCAATATTCCTAATAAGAAATTACTGTTGACGACAAACTCAGCAGAACCAGTACACTCTAATGTTGCTCTAGATGAATTACCTTTCTGGCTATCTCTACTAATTGTCATCTGCTTTCCATCAGCATTTACTTTCAAAGCTGATAATTGATGTTCTATAGAGGCAACAGTTGGTATTGCTTCTAATGTCTTTTCTCTATTGATAGTTATATTCTTTGCTCCTTCGGATGGTGCTAGGTTTTCCTCAAAGTTTGGATAGTTACAACCCACTACCACAGACTTCAGTATAAAATTATCCACAGAGAACTGCACCACAGTACTAAATACCTCCATCTTCACAATCTCAGACGGTGGTAACTTCAACAGAGCACTAGCGGCCTGATATGGTATAACCACTTCAAACGGATTGTGCTTGGTATTCATTTTCTTGTTGCACAGCACTAGCTTGTTGGTTCCTAGAATATTTATCTCTTTCCCATCGCCTAATAGAAAAAGTGAATTTTGGACAAGCACACCAATCCTGTAATCAGTAGCCCACAGGCAACTTTTAACGGATTCCGTAAAGTCATAAAAAGGTAGTTCTACCTCTTCCACTAATTCTTCATCAAATAATGTGGGAACTAAGTCTGCTTCTCTGGTAGAAAATGTGGCAGTAGAATTATTATTATCTGTAACTACCAGTTTATTTTCTTCCTTATCACATTCCAAAGTACATGTATTCCCTCTTAGGCTAGACACAAACTTACTAAAGTCTCCAATAGATACAGCTAAAGAAAAGCCATTCCTGCCAGTAGTCTCTATCTCATACTGAGACTCCACTACACCATTTAGTGTCCTGAATGTCATTCTCTTGCCTTTCTTTATAATCACAATGTAAGCAAGATTGTCACTCACTGCACTTGGGGGAGCTGTTTTTAACACCCCCGAAACTGCTCTTTTAAAATCAGTTAGATTTACTTCCAATTCCTATTCCACTCCTATAATGTTAATTCTTTTTGCTCGTTATCTTTATTCCTAAGTTTAGCCACCGCGTTATAATCATCAAACTAATGGTGTCTCCACTGTCTGGGGGAGTTAGCCCAATTATTCAAGTGCCTTGTTAATCTTGGACTCCCCTCAAAGCATTGTACATGGGTATTTATATTGTAATCATGCAGCATGTTAACTCTATATAAATCCTCTTCATGGGTGCTGTTATAACCAACCAACACAAATGCTCCTAGTCTATTTCTATTAATTGGGAATCCATTTCTCCTTAGAGTTTCTATTCCCTTTTTAACTGTCTTCTCTAACTTAATATCATCGAAAGCGAATCTAGTATACGGTGGATTAGCATAAACAATCCCTTGTGCTATTTCATCTGTCATAATTCTCATGTCTATACCACCATTAAAATCAACCTTCAACTTTAGCTGTACTATTTCTTCCACTCTATCTTTCCAATCAGGATTAGCAAAGAAATTATTATCCAACAATATAATTTTATCACTCTTTGGATTATATATATCGTGGACAGTAGCGACTGAACGCATCTTGCCTTCCTTCTCTGCAACAACACAGAAAGAACATTTCCGTATACAACCTCTAGACGTAAACCCAATCCCATGATGTATATTAGGATATAACTCATAATCTGGTTTTATATATTCTATTTCATCTGCTAAATTCGTTTGTAAATCCCAGCCAGTTCCACCTACTTCTGCATCTGGATAGATATTTAACCACTGGTCAACCTTTGCTCTATTCTTTTTAAAGATAGTAGAAATGAATACTTTATCAGGTCTCACATCTATATCATTGAGGTGAGTAAGATAACCTAATTTTTTGTAATGGGCGCTAATTTTCATTAACGCCACATTACCAATCTTAGTTTTATCCATATCTATTAATAAGATATTTCCTTCAAACATTATTTTCTCCCTGTAGAATCCTCAATGCCTAAACCTTTGGCGGTGTCTCTCAGACTACTTGTGTCGTCTCCAGCTCTATAACCAGAAGCAAAAGCAGTAACAGTTTCCCCGACATTCATAACACCTGTATCTGAAGCAACATAAGAGAATGTATCTCCACCTCTGAAGCCCATGCCCATTCCTTCACTCCAAGCGTCTTGGTTAGCTCCTAAGTATAAGAACTTCCAGCCACACTCTTCTTTACTATTGATCAATCTTCTAACATCATCAGCGGTGTACTCAATGGATGAATTCTCCATGCCGTCAGTAATAACAACAACTAATGTTCTTGTTTTTTTAGTGACCGCACACCCGCACTCTCCACACTCAGTAAGTCTTCCTTCGCCAGAGAATTTATTGACAGTGTGCCCTACAGCATCTAATAGATTCGTACCACCTCTAGGTCTAAAACTGTTTCTAGAGAGATTAGGTACTTTTCTAACATCTTTCTGTGAATGCACAACCCTCACATCATCTGATATGTTTGCCTCTACCGGAAGAGGAGGCCACATAGTAGTCGTCGTCGTTGGCTCAAAAGGGTCAGGGCGCTGTTTCTTTTTTGTTGGTGCTACTAACCTCCGTTTGTTGTGAGATTTATCAAACGTAACTAACGTCATTCTAGTTTTTCCTTTTTCTCTGACTTGCTCATTTTTAAACTCATTGAACATACCGATAGTGGCGTCCCTAATCTTTTCCATTGAACCAGACCTGTCAAGTATTACCACTATATCTAAATCCTTATTCTTTCCCATTCGCATCTAACCTTTCTATTGTTTTTTCTCTTCTGATATTGTCTATAAACCCACTTACCCGACTAACACAATTAGGACACAAACCAAGCGAACTGGCTCTCCCCAATTGCTGCACATTGCCCTCAAATGGAGTAATGAATTCATCTTTTACTACAGTATCACAACCATCACAAAGTATTCTCAATCTTTACACATATCTTCTATAGGTTGGACAACATAGCCCAAACTCTCTTTTCTTGTATCACTCTTGTTAAGAAATTCCTCTTGTACATTTTGATATTTAGTCATTGTAGTTTCTTTGTCAAACCCACCAGGTAAAAAGTTTATACCCTCTGGGTCGTCCCTATAATCCCAAACACCACCAAGACTAATAGGTTTGCCCATATCGTCTGTGTCTACTTCTAGAGCAAGACCAAGTGGATGAAAAAACTGTCTATTAACTTCCTGTAAATATCCTCTCTCTAGAAACTCTATAATGTGTATCCTATTTACTTCCATTATACTCCTTTTCGTATTTCAAAAGTTCCTCATGCCTTTCCTTCGAAATTATATGCAGACAATCTCTGTCTGCCTCTGTTTTCTTCCCACCATTAGAAGGATTGTATAAAACAATCAATGGCTGATTTTGGTAAGTTTTTACAGCATTGAAAGCCTGCTCAACTCCTTTTAAAAACCATTTGGGCAAATTAATTTTTTCTTTACATTCTAGAGAATATTTTTCAAACACTCCATCTATTTGTAAATCTGTGTAATGCCCAACTCTTCCTGTAGAACTTGCTATTTGCTTAACAAGTGGATGCACTCCACCAGCATGTTCTAACCCCCATTTACAAGCTTGTCGCTCATACTTCTTACCTTTAGCTCTATTAGCTTTGCCAATATTTTGACTTTTGTGTTTGTTCTCTCTACTTCCTTTGTTTCCTTTAGACTTTATTCCCAAGGGAAATCATCAGTATCCATAGGAATATCTTCCTCAGTGGTTTCTTCCAACTTTTGCCTTATAGTGGGAGAAGGTTCAGTTTTTTTAGAAGTAGGTTTCCCCTCACCAGCACCGTTGTTGCCACCAAAATCTATTTCTCTACAGATAATACCGTTCCTGTTCCACCAGCTACCATCCTCTTTTTTACCAGACACAGCTTCAAGCTCTCCAGTAATGGTGACTCTAGTTCCTTTTTTAATATAGTCATAGGCTATTTCTGCCAACTTCCCATACGCCGTACAATTAATCCAATTCGTCTTTTCTTTTTCCTTAGACACAATCCTGTTGTTGGCTATCTTATAATTGATAACTGCCATTTCATTTGCTAAATACTTCAGCTCTGGGTCAGCTACTAGATAACCTACCACACAACATGTGTTAATATCATTCCTTGCCAATTACATCATTCTCCCTTTTCATTTTTTTCAATTCACTTTTACTAGATTTTTCATAGTTACATTCTTCACAATACTCTTCAGACATCCAAGCTCCACATTCAGGACACTTAAAATCCTCTACACTCATCCGACACTAAACACATCCTCGCCTATCCTTTGTAAAATCAACTGATTTTCAGAACCAGCCCAACTCTTGTGTTTTGGACTTTCTTTTTCATATCTTCCTATCACCAAAGTTTCTATCTCTACTAACTCCATTGGTTCATTTTTGAATCTCTTCATAATGTCTTCTAGTTCATATCCAGTGTACAGCCAAATACTACTTTTGGGAAACTTGTCTTTGAATCTTATTATTAGCTCCTTAACGCTTTCCCACTGGTCAAGAGGTTCACCGCCAGAAACTGTCAAACCATCATATGCTCCTGCATTATTTTTCTCAAAATAATTCATTAAGTAATCAACAGTCGCTTCGTAGCCGTCGTGTGTGTTCCATGTGTGAGAGTTATGACAACCTTTACACTGTAAAGAACACCCTTGAACCCACAAAACATACCTCAACCCTGGCCCATTTACTATACTATCAGTTGTAATAGAGGATACTCTAATTTTCTTCTTCGACATTTTTCACCCCATTGTGATTTACTCTGTCTTCCAGCTCACTAATTTTAGCTGGGTTCCACTTATCTGTTTCAGCTAAATAACCTGTTATCCTTTGTATATATCTTATATCTGTACTTTTACAACTTGGACACTCTATCGCTTTTTGCTCTGTCACTATCATCACCCCACGTGTATTATTTTTGTATCAGGACAATTCACTCTAAGATACTGCACTACTTTCCATGTATCTTCATAGAATACTTCTAATCCCATTTCTTTTATAACTACGGATTTGTGTATTGCAGCGTCCTCATGTGTGAAATTCAAAGGATTAAATGATACTGGATTATTGATGCCCCTTTGGTTTAGTTCATTTAATGTTCCTTCAGCAATAGAATAAACTCTGCCTGTAATTATAACAGCGTGTGACTCTGGCATTAGCTCAGGCCCACCTATTATAACTCCATCTATATCATACCCTACTCTTAGTAATTCCACTTTGCAATCTCCTCTATTAATTCTGTATCTCTGGATAAAATCCCTAGTCCATGCTCAACTCTCATCTCATACTTAGGCCAATCAATCTCCTTGAAAGTTTTTCCTACTCCCCAATCATAAGACATAGTATCATGAAAAAGCACTACCCCACGTGGTGAGAGGAACGGACTCCAATCATTAAAATCTTTCATAGACTGTACATCATCGTGAGTACCATCAATGTGGAGTATATCTATTGATTCTTTCCAATCTTTCAATGCCTCTTCAAAGGTCATTTTCAACAAAGTTACGTTGCGAAGATTAAGTCGTTTTCTATACCCTTCGGCCTCGTCAATCTTATCACTCAGATCAATTCCATAAACATGACCACTACAGTATCTGGCAAATACAAATGTTGAATACCCTAAATCCACACCTAAATCCACAATAACCTCTGGGTCTACTCTGCCCACCAACCACTCAGCAAACAACGTGTGCGCTTTCCAAGCACTCTCTATAACATTTAAATTCATTTAGTAAAACCAAACGGTATTTTATCTGGTTTATCCTTTCGTACAAGCTCTTGTCCATTGGCTCCATATATCACTATAGGTCTGCTGTATGTTTTTTCTTCCACGGTCAGCTCTGGATTGTGAGTTTTTCCACCGTGTCTCATATATCTTCCAGTCACACTGTTCCATTCCCAAGCACTATCTCTTTGTGTCATTATTCTACCACCAGTTCATAGGTTTCTACAAATATATCAGGTTTACAAGGATAATGTTCACCCTTAATTCCAGTGATTATCAAGTCACCGGGGCAAACAACATGCCCACCCTCAAGAGTATCAATCCAACCATGACTTTTCATCATACAGCCACAATGTTCACACGACCCATCACGGCCAGAATCTTTAAGACTTTCTACTTCTGGATGATCGCCGTCCTTAAACCACTGGTCAGCTTCAATAACTACTGGTTTCTTTCTGAACTTTACCATCTACTCTCTCACCAATGTTCCACATTGTCTACACTCTGCTATATTATAATTTATAGCTCCGTACCCAACATCATTCTGTGACATTATCCTCACCACAGACATTACTGCTTCTGGGTTGTCCATTGGACTTGTATCAAACTCAATGTAAGATATATGTCCGCCGTTACAGTACTTGTGGAATCTCCCTTCCACTCTCATTTTGTCTACTATGGAAATCTTATGGTCTACTGGTACGTGGAAACTATTAGTATAGTATCCTTTATCAGTAATCCCTTTAATTTCACCAAACTTTTCCTTATCAATATTAGCGAATCTACCAGCAGTTGACTCAGCTGGTGTAGCCATTAACGAAAAGTTTAAATTATATTTATCAGAGTAACCATCAATGTTTTTTCTCATATGTTTCACCACATGTTCAGCCATCTCTAAAGCGCCTTCATCTTCTCCGTGATGCTTGCCCATCAAGAGTTTAACAGCCTCAGCCAAACCGACAAACCCCATTGACTGAGTGCCATTCTTCAAAGCTTCTCTAATCTCATCGTTGGGATTTAAATCTTCGCTGCCTTGATACAAATGCTGACCGAACATAAATGGAAAATCTTTCTTCTTCATTTTACTAACCATTTCAAATCTAAACGCAAGTTGTTCTGCTGCTAAATCCATAATTTTATCTAGTTGTTTATAAAAAAGTTCATCATTAAACAATCCTATAACTACTCTTGGTAAATTAATAGTAGTGAATGAAACATTACCTCTACCACCCACAGTATTTTCACCAAATCTATTATTCAGTACTCTGGTTCTACAGCCCATATAACTTGCTTCATCAGCGTGGTCTATATTAAACGAAGCATCCATGAAACTATATGTGGGCCAAAATCTTCTGGCCGAGACTCTACAAGCTATCTCGAATAAATCGTAGTTAGGGTCTCCGGGTTCCATGTTGATGCCCTTTTTCAATCTAAACACTGTGTTGGGGAATATGAACGTTGTACCATCCATTCCCTTTTCCATCACATACAGTATACAAAGAGTTATTGCTCTCCCTAATTCTGTAGTATCTGCTCCTATGTTAATAGAAGAAAATGGAACTTGTGCTCCAGCTCTAGAGTGCATTGAATTTAAATTATAAATGAATCCCTCTACACCTTGATACAGTTCTTTTGAGGAAGGGCTAATGCCATTAGTTCTCAGAACTTCTGCCATATCCCTATCAAAATGAGAGTAAGACTGTCCACCAAACTGGTCAACTTGATTTGCTTGTATGATAATAGCAGCCAGAGCGAACGCTGAATAAGGTCTTTTTGGTGGTCTAATCCTTCCTCCCAAGCTAGTCATAAATCCATTCATTAAAAGTTCTTTAAACGGTATCTGTAAACAGTTAGAAGTGAAAGGCCACGAAGCATCGTGAATATGAATTCTACCCTCTCTGTGCGCTTTGGAGAATCTCTCAGGCATCATCCTGTCCAAGTGGTACTTGGTACTGGCAGCTTCACCTATCTGTAACATACGTGCTGAGGGGTGTCTCCCTGTATTTGAATTATCTTTGTGAGGCTCTTCAATAATTTCTCTAACAGCTTCCATCAGAGCAGATTTGGCTTCACGAATGTCTGTTCTTTCTTTTCTATGCAATATAAACTCTTTTGCTAAATCTGGCTGATTAAACTCCACAAGTACCTCTTCAATAGAATCTTGAATCTGTTCTACATTAGGGTATTTTTGTCTTTTATCTGTTTCAACTTTAAGTAAAACTTTTTCTTCTACTTTTGATAAGTAATCTTTCCACTGGACATACTTCTTATCACTTACTATAAACGACCCATCGTAGTCTGTACCACTTGAATCACAAGCATTTTTAATAGCAGTTATTATCTTCTTGGTATCATATTTATCTAACCTACCATCGCGCTTTCGTACTTTTTCAAACCTAATCTCTGGTGTTCTTTCTTTCTTTGTAAATATTTTAAATGGCAATCACTTTCCTCCTTCAACTTCTTTTATTACCTCGTACCAAGCCATACAAACGGTAGCAGTTTGCACAAGCTCTTCTAATATCCCAATATCATTTTCATTATAAGCTTTGCAAATTTCTCCAAACTCTTCTCCTAATATAGTTGGATAATTTGCTCCTTCTTGCTTTTCTCCCCACATTGCTATTTGTCGGCCTCGTTCCTTTAAAACTTTATTAAGAAACTCTATTTCCTTATCAGCTATTGAATACCTTTTTGCATTTAAAATTATATCTCTCATGTTAAGGCCAAAAAACTATGGCCGGTTCACCATCTGGATTCAAGTCTGCTTCTCCGTATCCATCCTTTATATCTTCTTCTGTCAGAGTTCCTAGTCCCACTTCTCCATCTTGCCGGTCATACATCATATCCGAATCCCATTCTCTTAGTTCGTTGTATCCGTTTCCTTCTGGGTCTATACTCATAACAACTACTCTTTCTGGGTCTACATTTTCTAAAACCTTAATTAAATCTTTTACTTTCATTTTCCACTCCTATAACTTTCTGATATTCTCCAAATATTTGCTAATGGATATTTCCAAACACGGTTTTCTTTCTTAGAAAACACACAGTACAAATTACCTTTGGTATAAGTATTACAAACCTCTTTATGAACAATAGGCCATGATGTTTCTTTCAACTCTACTTTTACTTCCATTTACCTCTCCTTAAATAATTCTAATCTAGATTCTAATAAACTAACGTCTAATGCTTCACTATCTAAGATTTCCTTTTCCGACACATCTCCTAAATCTTTCTCCAGTGGCAGTTCTATAAATCTCACTTTCGCAAACGGACTAAGCTTTTCAGCAGCTTTTATCATTCCCTCTACTCCATGCACATCCATATCTGGGGCGAGGACAATGTTTTTGAATCTAGATAGTAGTATGTCTGCCTGATTATCATGTAATTCACGGCCCATTATTGCTACAGCCGGTACTCCTGCTTGATACGCTCTCCATACCCCTTTGAATCCTTCTGTCACTACAACTCTATCCACACTAATATTGTGTAAATTGTAGAGTAAATTTCTTTTTTGCAACTTCTTAGGGTAAATTAGATACTTTCTTTGTTTTGTTTCCCAACTAACTCTACCACTGACACCTACCAATCTGCCCCTATTATCATATATTGGTATTATGTATCTTCCCTTGAGTTCCATGCCCAAAGTACTCTTGGTAGTTTTATCACAGAAACAAACATTGAAGTAATCTAGAGTAGATTTCTTAAATTTCTGTTTTAGAAAGTACGATTGTTTGTTGAGGAACTTACTAATGTCTAAATTGATTTCTTCTGGTTCTTCACTGTCAAAACCGTCAAACTCTTTTAAAAAATCTTGTTGGCCGTAAAGATATTGGGTGGCCCCAAAATCCTTTATCCTGTTTACTGCCTCTTTCTTTGAGCAGCCCTCTAGCTCGGTGACTAGTCTTACTAAGTTCCCACTAGCCCCGCAAGCAAAGCAGGTATATAGTCCACCAGACTTAGAGATACTAAAGGAAGAGGGGTTAGAGCCACCATGTATAGGGCAAGTAGACCGTATACTCTCACTAGTCTCTACTATCCCTTTTGCTCCATAATGATTGAGAATATTTTCTATCATTTATCATTCTGAAATCCTTTCAAGGTAATCACAACTGAAGCAAACTTGTGCTCTACCAGGTGTAAGTAGTTCTCCACATTTAGAACACACTAGCCCTTTATCTTCTATTTCAATCATGGTTGTCACCAAATAAGATAACTCTTTGCTGTGTCCTCTATAGATAACTAACATATCTATTTCTCCATTGTAGAAATCTACTAAACTTTTAGTTTTTACCCAAGCTTTTGTCATTATTCCTCTTCCTCTACTCCTATATTCTCTAAAATAAATTCTGCTAATCTCTCAGCTTCTTCCTCGCCTAGCTCTAGTGCAATCCAGTCCTCGAACCCAAAGGTAAACATTTCATCTTCATGGTTCACGTGCATTTCAGTCTCACAAACCCAGCTCCCACAATCACAACCGAAGTCCTCGGAACTACTAATTGTAACCTACCTCTTTCATATCAAGAATTTCTTTTTGGAATCTAATATCAATTCCCTTACCTGAAGCTCCTTCTCTATTGATACCTATACGCAATTTCATATTCCCTAACCTACCACCCTCATCATACATTTCACTCTCAGACTTCTCTCTCAAGAACACTAAAGCGTCACAATAATGAGCTAACCTATCTGAACCACCAATTTGGGATTCATCGTTCTTTTGTACTCCCACAGCAGTTCTATTCAATTGACATGCAGTTAGAACAGGTATATTTAAATCTCCAGCAACTCTGTTCTTTAGTATATTCGTCAAGTACCCTAAATGTTGATACTCTTGAGCAGATTTTAAATCACTTGAATCCGGCAATTTAATGTAATCAAACACCAACAACTCTATGTTACTCTTTATCTTGTATTGTCGTGCTAATGAAAGAATAGACTCATAAGAAAATGTTTTCAAATACAAATGATACAACTTGCCTTGTTCTATTTTCTTAGCTGCTAGAGATAAAGCTTTCACTTCAGTTCTATTGTTGACCCATCGGCCTGTTGCTAATTTTCTTTCTTCAACACCAGACAACATGGATAACAATCTTAATTGTTGAAACTCTTTTGGCAACTCTGTGTCCAGATAAAGAACAGGTCTTTTTTCGTTAATAGCTATATTCTTACTAACAGCTAAAAGGAACGCTGACTTACCAGCTTTGGCTCTAGCTGCAATAATAATTGCTCTCCCCGGCTGTAATCCAAGTATTCCTTCATCTAAGGAAGGAAATCCTGTAGATATACCAGGCAACTTTCCTTTAAGTTCTGCTCTATCTTCTATCAACTCATGTATACCTGACCCCATGTGCTCAGCGGCTCCAACATTAGAATTACTATTGGCTACATCTAAAACTTGTTCGTAACAATACTCTACTGGGTCGCCTTTGAAATCAGATAATTTATCCTGTACAGTTGTAAGTTTATCTTTGAGTTGTGCTTTTATAGACTTATTTTTTACAGACTTTATATAGCCTGGTAAGTTATCTCTTGTGGTAGGTATATTAGATACCCTGTTAATATATTTTATACCACCTACATCTTTAATACCATCTGAAATTCTATCATAAATAGACATTACATCTACTTTGAAGCTTTCATTTATTAAATCAATACAAGCTCCATATATTAGTTTATTCGGTGGAAACAAAAAGTCTTTCGGAGATAGTTCTGAAGAAACTTTAAACAACGCTCCTTCATCTTGCAAACAACAGGCTAGTATATATACCTCGTCATTAAATTTTTCAGACAATAATTAACCTCCCACTGATTCTAAATGAGCTATAAACGTTTTCTTGTCTGTAGGAGTTCTAGGTGGCCCATTTAGTCCAGATTCAGTAATAAGTTTTGTAGTTTCTTCTTTGCCTTTCACATTCAATTTAGTAAGACAATTTTTAATTTTAACATCTAGTGCTTCTGCACTAACAGTTCTTGTTGGTGCTTTGGTTGGCTTTTTCGTTTCTGGGTATCCTCTATCGTTCACTGGAACCCATCTCATATCACCATCATATAGATGGTGTCCAATGCCAAACTTAACTGCCGCTCTTTTCAAAGCATCACTGAACGACGATTTGTATGGCTCTTCGTCTCCTGGCCCATTGGGATATCCAACATCACTTTTTTGTATTCCGTTGACAGTTAAAAAACACTGCACAACTCTTGTGTCATGGTCAATCACTTGATAGTTATCAGACCAGTTTGCTTTGCCTACGGCTTCGTCCAGGCGTTTCATAACGTCCCTAGCATCTACATAAGATGCCATTAAGCCCTTGCCATTCTTCACAGTGATAGGTCTTTCTTTTACAACCTCTGCTGGGAATTTCTTGTCTAAAATTTTTGATTCCTTCTCATTTATAATAGAGGGGTAATCATTGTTTCTTTGCGTCATATTTAATTTTCCTTTCCTGTTAATATATCTACTGCCATTTCTGGGCTACACCAATTATCATATATAGCTGCTGAAAACTGCAACGCAGACACTTCAAACATCTTTGGTATAATCTCCACATGGCAATGAAAATATTTTTTGTGGGTTAATAAATTTGGTGGATTATTGTTGACCGGAAACCCACTAAGAATCAACATAATATCATCCTGTTCTAAATAATTTGAATATCTCCATGCTGTGCCAAGTAACAAATCTGAAAACTCTATTATAGAAGCTGTACTAATATCCTCAAAAAACGATACATGTCTCTTTGGTATTATATTCAACTCAAAAGGATACCTAGCAGCAAAACTACTCAAGGCCATAAAATTTTCAGTCTCATCTAAAACTCTACTCTCTGCTTTTCTTTCTACACCAATTAAATCACACGCCCAACATTGACTTTTGTTCAAAAACGCATCATAAGAAGATAATCCAAACATTTTAGTACTTGTTATGGCGGGGTAAGAATTTAGTGCTAACACCCTAAAAATTAAATGACCACTTTCATCAGTATCAATATAAAAACATACATAACGAACATTTTTGTTTCGCCTAAACTCTAACATCCTTTTCTTAACATACAAAAGAACTCCAGATAATGTATTTATATTCAAATCACAAATTCTAGTACTGTGTGAATGTGGAAATATAATCAAATCTTTTATAACGTAGTTATTTATTTCTTGAAAAGATTTTCCCTTAATATAAACTTTTTCGTCAGGGATATCCGTTTCAATCATAGAAAAACTCGTATTTATTGCTTCTTTTTCTTCACTCTCACAGAGTTCGCAACCTCTTTTGGCCACACGCAAAAGTGAATGAGTGTCAGTAATGACACTATATCTAAGTGACATAAGCCTCCAATGTAAGATGAAGTTTCCTAGCTAACTTAACATCTCTAAAGATAAATATTCTATCTTCTTCTTTGTTTATATTTATTTGCAAAATGGTTTGGTCTGAATACAATGAAACTAACAGCTTCTCTAAAGCCGACTCTGAGAAGTCAGAGATTTTAAGGGGAAATATAGCGTGGTTCTCTAAATCTAAATTTTCAGTACCCAAGTTTCAACAGTCCTTATTATAACATATTTTTTGAACCGTGTCAAGGACTTTTGACAAATTTTTAGTGGACTATTAATAATGCAAGCAAGCATTAGCCGCCACCATTATCGTTTAATGAGTTTTCTCTAACTCCGCATGTCTATCCCTCCCCACTACCATTATTTAGATTTTCTAATGCAACTATCCTTAAACCATTACATTGTTTATCATGATACATAAACTTCATAATACTATCCATCAGTAACGGTTTGTAATCAGTGTCTTCAAGGACAAAGCACACATGATGCTCTGTTAACCTACACATATTTTTTTCATGCTCACGTATTAGCCTGTGATTGTTATTATGAAAATGCCCATGAATATTTAAATCAATCCCTGAAGGCATATCCATCGGTATGTGTGAAAATAAAACCCACTTGCCTAAATACTTGTCAACAAAATTTTCACAGACAAAATCCCAACCATGCTCTAAATACCAACTGTTAGTTCTCTTGTCATGATTTCCTCTAACTAGTATTTTTTTACATTTTATAGGTTCTATGAATTCTCTATGTAATTCTACATCTTTGCCCAAGCCGACATCACCTAAATGTATTAACACATCATTCTTAGTTAAAAATTCTAGGTTTCTTGAAATACGTTCATTGAAGTCGTTAGGTCTGCCACAGAAATCTATAATCTTCCTGTGGCTCCAATGAGTATCACTTATAACAAATGGTCTTGACATAGAGGAAGAAGTAGGATTTGAACCTACGGAACCTTTGACAGTTCACTGAGTTAGCAACCCAGCGCAATAAGCCGCTCTGCCATTCTTCCTGGAGCCGGGAGAAGCGTTGCAACATTCCCGGCTTGAGGCAGGAGTAGGATTCGAACCCACGAATCCTCTTCCGAGGACTAACGGTTTTCAAGACCGTCACAATAAACCAGACTCTGACATCCTGCCGATATTAAACTACTCTACACTTCCAACAATTGCTATACCTAAAACACGATTAGAAAACAGTTCGATTGCCGCAGCCATCGCTGCCGCAAGCTCTTCCTCGTCAATTGGCAATTGCCTTTGCTCACAATGAGAGCTTGCAATCAATTTTGCATGTTCAATAATTTTATTTCTATTTATTTCGATAGTGGAGATGAGCGGATTCGAACCGCTGTCCTGAAGCTGCTCTTTGGCTTTAACTCCAGTCTAAACCATCAACATCCCCTTAGTGGGCCAGGTAGGAGTTGAACCTACAACATTCGAATTCTAAATCCGACTTCTCTGCCAATTGGAATACTGGCCCTTATTTTTTATCTTTATAATAATACTCAGATTCAACACTCGGTTGTGGCGTTAATTTTTTAATTAATCCCATCTGTAGCTGTTTGCCATATTTACCTGCACAGCTCTTACAAAAAGGGCCAGCATGACCACTATCAGAATTATGTCTAATCTGACTACCTATCCTATAAAATTTTTCGTTACACCAAATACAGTGTACTTCCACTGGTTTAACTCTTTTAGCATCATCTTCACCATGTTGACTTCTACTCACAATTCTTAGGTTTTCAATTCTATCATCAGTGAAATCTCTATTTATGTGGTCTACTGTTTCGTCAGGCAATAACTTTCTCCCAAGATGTTGCTCCATCAAATACTTTGGGTAAGACATGGTTGTTTGTTTACCGTTGCTATACCAAATCTTTAAATATTTTCTACCATCTTTTCTTGTATAAGGCCCGTTTATTCTAAAATTATCTTGCATGTATACCAATTCCACCACTAACCTATAACATAAAACATTTAAAATCATCGCAAATATCCCAAGGTTCTCTATCTCCTAGATGGTCTGGATGCTCACATTTCCCATCACTTGTATAAGCTCCTTCTTCATTTGCATTGAAATCATAATAACAACAAAAATCACAAACTGGATAATCTCCACAATCAGTACACTTTTCCATTTAGTAAATACGCACCAAAATCCTATCACCGTGTATACGCACAGCAATACCAAACCAATTGATAGTGTCTCCATCATTAGCTTTGACAATACGCCCATGTTTATCCGACACCCTGACTCTATCTCCTAGCTCAATGTTCATCTCAGATAAACAAGTCACATACAAACCATTACCTAGCACTTTAGCTCCACACTCAGAGCAAACCGTAACCTCTAACCTGTCTAATTCATCCATTTTAATAACTCCAACCATAGAATTTCATAGTTCTAGGTCAAGGGGTCGAACCTCGATTACTGAGTCCAAAGCCCAGCGTCCTACCTTTAGACGAACCTAGATCGAACTATAGTAAATAATGTGCAATTATAAAATTTCTGTAGGTACTATTATTTAAAGCCCTTGGCCTCAATAAGATAATCTTTTCTACTGCCTCTCTGCCTGACATTCCTAATTCGCACATAGCAATAGCAGCAGCTAATCCAGACCTATTCTCTCCACCATAACATGTCACTAGTACACGTTTGCCTTGTTTTACATTATCAGCAATTAATTTTCCTACCTCCACAGCCTCTTCAAAGTTATTTATAAGTGGCCTTAGTCCTACATTGGAAGTGTCATGCCAAGGTATCTTGTAACTTACAACATAGTCTGGAATCAACTTCCAAGTTTCCGCTGCAAAGCTCACCACTACATCTGCAGGGTGGCTTCCTAATGTTTCCCAACTACCAATAAACAAATTGGTATAAGGTTCTATTGGATCAATGTTTTCCATAGTGGAATGTGATGGATTCGAACCACCGGCTAATGAGTTATCGGCTCACTGCTCTGGCCGGACTGAGCTAACATTCCTGGGCACGAGTATTCTTATCTCTTTATTTCCCGCACACCCAGTTAGTGTACACCTTTAGATACTGGGCCGGTGGAAGTAGAGGGAGTCAAACCCCCGACCTTCGGCTTGCAAAGCCGCCGCTCTCTCAACTGAGCTATACCCCCTTGTGGTGACTGATTTGACCAGGCTGGCTCAATCACCGAAGCCTATCGAGGTAGCGAACCCGATTGTGGGCAATACTGGATTTGAACCAGTGACATCCTGCTTGTAGAGCAGGCGCTCTCCCCCTGAGCTAATCGCCCTCTTTTGACTTCTTTATATCTTTTGTCCTGTGTGGCAAATTATATTTTTTACACCATTTTCGTATAGCATTATCACTGACTCCATACATTTTCCCAATTGACAGAAAACTAGAGTTGAATATAAGTTTATCAAGTTCTTCTTTACTTGGTCTTAAAACCTTTCTTGCAGCTAAATCAGCACAGTCATGGCTACAATATTTTTGAACGGTGTTAGTTCTTTTGAACTTTTTTCCACAAACTAAACATAACATCAATTTAGAAGATTCAGTCTGATAAGTACCATCACCATTATCAATTAATCTGCCACCCCTATGATACCTTGCATGAGCTGCTAAAGTAGAAAAGATCATCAAATTATCTGGATTGTTATTCTTCTTGTCACCGTCTATGTGATGTACAGTTTCTCTTCCTTCTAGAAACCTTCCTATCTTTTTTTCGGCCACAATTATATGTTCGTATCTATATCTACTATCCATCAATGTGCCTTCAGATGATTTTATATACACATACTTATTACTTGGCAATCTTTCTCACTTCCTAGCTGCCACTCTGCACTACTGAGTTACTCACCTAAATGTTTCTCAAAAAATTCTTTTATAATCTTCTCTAATTTATCATTTTCTACATAGTACAACCAAGTCTCAAATCCGTGAGGTTGTGGTACGCCATGTGGAGCATTTGAAATTATCTGCCCCAACCTAAGATTATGTATCTTTTCTTTCGGTATAATTCTATCACTCATTATGGTTTACGCCTTATCTCCAAGCCCACTACGTTTCCTAATAGTTCCCAACCATCTTCAGGGTTCATATTCTCTTCACCGTAGAAGTTAATTCCCCAGTGAGCATTTGTGTGGTCTGTACCATCATCACCAGGAACCCAATCATGTGACATTACAACGCCACCACTCTTAACAAACGGTATGAACTTCTCATAGTCCAACTTAACCATTTCTGGTATGTGACAACCATCAATTATAAGTAAATCTATTTCTTTTTCCCACTCTACATCTTGGCTTCTTCCAGTAATGATATTAGTTTCTAAACCTAATTCTTCTAAGGTAGCTCTAAATTCTTCTTCAGAGTTCCCCAACGACCAATCATCTATGCCATAAGTCTCAAAACCTTTTTCTTTGGCTACATAGGTCAGCACAGAAGTTGTTATCCCCCTACATATGCCTATCTCCAAAGCAACGTCACCTTTGCCCAATTGTGCAGCACAGTCATACACAGCTTCTCTTTGCCCCATACTCATGGAATAGATTATATCTATATCTTTTGTAAGATTTATTATCTCTTTGAAATTCAAACTACACACCCAAAGTTTCTAAACGATTACTTACCTCTAATTTTGCTGGTGAACCATCCCTTAGTGTAGGATTAATGGCATTAAATACATTGTACTTGGTCGTAAGTTTTGCACTAATTGAATGCAACACAATGGTGTTGAGCAATTCCCAACTAACTTCAGCCCATTTGTGTGCAGCTAAGATACCATCTGAAGGACATAAACCAGGCCAATTAACTCTCAATACTATACTCTCTAATCCCTTGGCTTTCTCTACTTCTTTTTCAGCAACAACTTTACTTCTGGCATATAAGTTCAGTTCATCCCAGTTGGCCTCATGACTTAACGGAATGGGGTAACTTTCTGGTTCTACAAATCCACCATCAAAGCCGTACAGAGCACCTGTTGAAAAGTAAATAATTCTCTCACAAGGTTTACCTGCTTGTGCTGTTACTCTTTTCTTCTGAGATTTACTTGTAGTCTTAACCTTTGTTGGGGTATTTGCTTTCTTCATAGCAGCTAGAACAGCTTTAGTCCCACCAACATTAAGTCTCTCAAATTCTTCCCATGATTTACTTGGGTCAAAATGTGGAATAGCAGCAGTGTGGATAACTGCATCATTACCTTTGATTCTCTTTGCTAAAGCAGTGGTATCAAAAATATCATCACCATCTGCAATATCATAGATGTCTACTTCTACGCCACTCTCTCTCAGGAAAGGGATAATTTGCCCACACAAAAATCCTCTTCCTCCTGTTACTAATACTTTACTCAAAATACATCATCCTTTTCTTTTTTATTTGCAGGTGATAGAGGAATCGAACCCCTGTCTTTCGTTTTGGAGACGACTATAATACCCCTATACGAATCACCTATAGCGACAGCAAAGGGAGTCGAACCCTCACCAACTTCCTCGACAGGGAAGTGCTCTAACCGTTAAGCTATACTGCCTTATATCTTTTTTATGTCTGTTACTACTTCTATATTTATGGTTTTAGATTCATACAGTTTATTCACAGCTTTTTTGGCTGTAGATGCTGAAACAACACGAGAACCTTCTTCTGGTGTCATGTAAGGACAATCTACAAAATGCCACATATATGATATAAAATATTCATTCATAGTCTGCCAGAAGAGATTTGAACTCCTAGTCTCAGGGGTAGAAACCCTGCGCCTTCTCCAGTTAGACCACTGGCAGTTAATTTACTCTTTAAAAATTCTTACAACATTCTCAGATATAGCTGTTCCAATTTCTTCAGTTTCTCTTGAAAGTTGTATTTCTCTAACAATTTTACTTCTACACTTCTGGCTACAACTAGTAAATCCTAATCCTTTTCTTGAGGGAACAAGATGTGTATTTCCAAACTTCCTTACAAAAACCTTACCACACCCAGGACATTTCAACTCCACCATTTTCCTACCTGTCCTCATATGTCTAGCAGAGTGTTCTTTTTTGTCTAACAATTCTAGATTTTCTAATCTATTATCTTTTTTATCTCCATTTATATGGTGAACAACTTCTTCTGGAGTCAATAGCCTGCCAAGATGATTTTCCATTATGACTCTGTGCCATAAAACATAACCCCAATCAGTACTATTCGGATGTTCTGGAAGAACAGCGTAGTAATAATCTCCTTTACTAACTACTCTAGTAACTCTCCATAATTTTCTAGCTTCTGCCTCAGCTGTTCTTCTTAAAGATTCTTCTACTGTTATTTTCATATTATCATCTACTCACGTTGCTCTGTCCAATTGAGCTACAGTCGGTTATTTCTTTAATCTGCGCCAATTCTTTATCGGATGAAAATAATAATAAGTCGCTTCTTTCACCTGTTTTATTAACCACTTCATAATAATGGACTTCTACAAAAGTAGCAGAAACTATTATCTGAGGGGTTCATAGTCCCACATCTAGAACACTTCATTTAATCCTAATATCCATTCTATCTGGAAGCTTGTTAACTAGTTCTACTAATACATCACCATGACAATCTTTAGGTTTACACCAACACCCAAGAACTTTACCCTCTAGCTCATGCAAATCTGCCATTAGTTCTTTATTCATAGTAATCCATTCACAGTATTTACCTATAACTCGTTTTCTATCTCCGTCACGACCAAGGATGAATGGATTACCCCACTTAGTTCTTCTATCTATTAATATATCGTATGATTCTTTTTGACAGTGTACTACTCTAGTCATTATCGTGTAACTCCTTATCACAAATAGGGCAAAATAAACGAATAACAGGGCCACGCCACTCTCCACCATAGCTACCAATCTCGTCCATGTATCTCTGATTACTTGTCCGTATATCTCTCATTGTTGGTTGCACTGTATTCTTACACTCTTTACATTCGAGTAATGGGTCACGTTCTGCATCTATATTAAAATCAGTCATCTAATTCCCTACAATCCATAATATCTTCATTTATACATTTCTCATGGAAATAAATATAGTACCCGGCAGAGTCTTCTCTTTGCCAACTATCCCTGTCTTTCATATCAATAGGTTCTCTACAAAGAGTACAGTTAGGCACGAAGTTCACTCCTCAATTCAAAATAATTATCACAGTACCAATTAGGAACAGCTAAAAACTGGTGAGGAACTGGATGGCCTTCTTTATTCCATATTTTAATAGCTTCTTCAAATGCTTTACAGTACCTATGCTCACATGTCCAACAACATCTTTTCGTTATAAAATTATCTTTTTCCCAATTCTCTCTTACATAATCTCTAGGTTCCATCTACTTAGCCTCTAACTCTTTAATATAAGTTATAAGTTCAAGTGATTCATGATAAGTCAGTCCTGCTACCAAATCTCTCAGTCTTTCTTCCATACCCTCAACATCTGGTCTGCCCACTATACTCGCCTTAATTGGAGGAGTACTATTTTTTGGGCCTCTCTTGGCTCCAAATACTTTTTGTTTTCTACTTGGTCTCTCACCTGTTCCACCACAAGCATGGCATGGTGCAAAGTTATCATATTCTCCACTACCACCACAAGCAAAACATTTCTCAGCCACGGAACTCACTTCTTAAATCCATCATTATTTGTGCAAAGGTAGGATTAGGAATAGATACTGAATCTGGTAATCTTTCACCTTTACTATTCCATAGTATATGAGTTATTGGTCTATCTCCTGTATCAAATAATAGTTTCAAAATATCGTGATTACTCATCAGTTTGTACCTAACAGCCAGTTTCATCAAACCCCAATGTTTAGGGCTGCCGACCTCATATAGCTTTCCCCAAAGTTCAAATGTGGTGGCTCTTTCACCATATGTGTAGAGTAACTGAGCTTTATCGCCATACCTCTTAGCTTCTACTCCATAAAGTTTGTTGACCTTCTTTCTCTCCCTGCGGCTTGGGAATTTAAGACCTTGCCAAAATCCTTCAACAGAGTTGTACTTGCGTGACCCCACACTAATGTAGAATGGAGAGTAAGCTAAGTTGCTCAACATACGTTCTGTTAAATCATTACTTTGTGAATTTATATTTACTGGTTCATTGCTCATATTTTTTTATATTCATCGGACACCAATCAGGTAAATCCAAATCTTCCTTTTCCTCCCTAGACAACAAGCACTCATACATACTGAGGCTTGCCATATGACATTGTAAACATTTTTGCAATTTTCTGTAGTCACTCCTGATTTCAGAACAATCACAACAATTACAACAACCATCATACCTTTTGCCCTTTTTATGATTTTTTATAAACTCTTTCCAAAGAATTGTATTGCCAACTAGTATATTTATTTCACCTTTTTGCATAGTCGAGACGAAAGGAATCGAACCTCTGTCGCGTAGGGCTTCAACCTACCGCTCTACCACTAGAGCTACGTCTCGGGGCGCAGGGTGGTGGGACTTTAACCCACGGCCTCCTGAGTCGTACCCAGGTGCTCTTTCTCTGAGCTACACCCCGCATTGTCTAGATGGTAGGATTCGAACCCACGACTTCCCGGCCCCAAACCGGGCGCTCTTACCAAACTGAGCTACACCCAGATATTAATCTTTAATAACGTTTCTCATCCTTCTTATTAATGCCACACACTGTACATCTATGGCCTATGTTTGATTCATTGTGAAGTCTGCGTTGACGACCATACCTTTTATCCTGGTACTCATGCTCGCATGTACACATTTTAACTACTGTTGCCATTTTACTCTCCTTTAATGTTGTTCTGGCCTGCCTAGAGGGAGGTACGTCTACTACTATAAAACCTGCTTCGGTCAAATAGCACACCAATTGGAACTCCCCCACAGGACTTACACGCCAGAAATCTTTTATAAATTACTCACTGCTTCGCCTTAAATCCAAACCTAATACTCCTAATACTGGTTTAGCGAATTTATCATGGCCTACCGTCGCTCCCAAAAGTCCAACAAAAGCTGTAGCTGCCGCTGTTACTGTTAAATCAACTTGCCCAGTCAGCACCGCAAGAGCCACTGCTCCAACAGTTGAACCAATAGCAATCAATTCTACAGCCGTATTTTTGAAGATGTATTTAGATACCTGAGTAGACACCCAAATACCAGCTCCAAAAGTTAATGCTAAATCTAACATATATTATATCACCCCTCCCGAGTTTGATGTAGAGCTGATGGTAGGATTTGAACCCACGACTCCCTCATTACAAGTGAGGAACTCTGGCCTGACTGAGTTACACCAGCATATATATTATTTGGGTGACAGGAGGGACTCGAACCCTCGTACCAGAGGCCACAACTCTGTGTCTATACCTACTTGACTACTGCCACAGTGGAAACGGTAGGAGTCGAACCTACGAAGCCCTTTCGCAACGGCGGGGTTACAGCCCGCATCCTTTAACCACTTGGATACACTTCCTTAATTAACTAAAAACTTTTTATACAATAAACCTAAATTTATAGTTGCTCTTTCTTTGCCAGTTAATATTGCTGTGGGTATCAAGTACTCCTCAAAATCCCCAGTAACTACAAAAATAAAATCAACACTATCCACATCAAACAGTTTTACAGTGTTTCTGCTCTTATTACCACCATTAACTCTCAAATCAACTTTGTAAACGCCACACTCAGACTTCAAACTAGTGTACTTAACTTCAACTTTGCCTAAAGTTTTAGTGTTTATTCTTTCTATAACTAAATCATAGGATTGACTATCATTTAATGGAATAGAAACTATATAACCATTACCAGTGAACCAAGCTATAGCTCTACCTAAAGCAATATTTCCTTTTTCTTTTGTGTTCATAGCGGAAATGATAGGATTCAAACCTACACAGCTGTTGCGGATGCGCCCACCCTTGAGTTCATCAATACTCAGCATTTCCAGGCGGCTCCTTCTCGGGGTCGCACAACCCTCTCCGGAGCCTTCACGTGATTTGTGCGAGGCCAACGTTATCGGGAAACATCCCAGGCACAACGCATGGCCAACTCATTCTACCCATACGGTAGGTGAGTTTGAGAAAGTGGATGGAATCGAACCATCCTTAATGGCTTTGCAGGCCATCCCCCACTGCCAGTAGGCTCACTTTCTTATTCTAAAAATTCTCTAGCTTCATCCTCATAGGGTTCGTATGTTATCTTCCTATCTGCTAATTCTGCTAACACCATAGTTAACAACGGAACCCAACCAATCATGCTCTGCTCTGACGCATAGTATTTACTACAACTGTATAATTTTTCTCCAGTTGATGCGTAAACACCAAAGTAATTGTATCCATGTTGGACTACCTTACAGTCTGGATTTTCTTTTATTACTTTGTATAGTCTTGATTCTTTAACATCCACAACTACGTCCTTGTACTCTCCACAGGATTCAGTCAGAGCGCCTATTTTTTTCCTCAACATATTCATACAAAAATGAAAGCTTAGGCAATTCCCACATAGAGTCATACCTTGTAGTTTTTTCAACATCTTATCTGAGACCAATTTCTTACTCATTCCTAAGCTCCTCCATTCTCACTATCTGCTGTTGCACTAAACCAGCTATACTCACATCTTCTACATTTTATAATTAAATATTCTGATTCATCAACAAAGGGTTGTAAGTCTAACCAACCTGGCATTGTAAAAGCAAACTCTCTTGCATCATTAGTCATTTCTCTATATGTCACATAAGTATAAGTACATAAACACTTAGGGCATTGAAAACTCTCAACTAATTTAAAATTTTCCATAGCTGCTCCACTAGGAGTCGAACCTAGAGCTACTGACTTAACAGGCCAGCGTTCTACCAATTGAACTACAGAGCATTGTATTTTTGTAGTGCTATCCACAGACGAGCTACTGCTTCTTCAGGGGTATCGCCTCTTTTTGTTTCTAGCATTAAGCTATTTGGACTAATTCGTGCCTGCGCTACCCAACCAGCACTATATGATGGGTGCATTACTCCCCGAAACCCATCCCCACAAGCAGCTATCAGCTCTGAAAGTGTGGGGACTTCATAAAATTCTTTATCAGCCCTACGTGGCCAGTCTCTATAATGATAAAGTTCTTTTGTTGTCGCTCCATAGCAATAGTCAAAGATTCCCTCTTGCGAATACCCTTTTTCTTCCAGTTCCTTCGCTAATTCATATGTAATCATAGTAGCGGTAGTGGGATTTGAACCCACGACCTTCGGCTCATGAGGCCGACGAGATAGACCACTTCTCCATACCGCGTCGTTTACTTATTTAAAATCTACCACTACGAACTTGTCGTCTTGGTTCAAATATTTATCTAGTATTGGTTCTACATCTTTCCAATTTAATTTACCATTTCCGCATCCTACTTTTGGCAAATAAACAGTGTCTACTGTTGTGGCCGCTCCCACAAATGCTAAATTCCTTGTGGATTGTTCAATAAGAGGTAAATCTGCTTTTTGTTTCCAATGATGTTTGACCGGAAAACTTAACATATGTGGATTAATATAGTGAACAACATTACCGTGTGATTTTATAAACGTACCTAAAAGCATTGGAAAATTAGGATACTTCTCTCGAGCCTGTTTTGCTAACCCAGCTCCCATAACACATTCTCCGTTACTCTTAACAAAACCATTTGTGGGTATTACTATATAATGTCCTTTTTTATGATAATCCCATATGTTTCCTTTAATCACTTTCATAGTGCTCTCGGTGAGACTTGAACTCGACATCGCTGGATTGAAAGTCCAGCATCCTAACCTTTAGACGACAAGAGCATGAGGGAGTTTTTCACGCCAGGATTACCCCCGAACCTGCTGTACAGTTAAATTAATAAGAAACTTGAATCCTTTGAACTCCGCTGAATCCTATGTGTTTAGCTACAGCATTAGTGAGGTCAAACTCCCTACCAGGAGTGTATGGGCCTCTATCAACTACAGGTGCAGTGACAGTTATCCCATTGTGAGTAATCTTCACAGGTGTACCAAACGGTAAACTCTTGTGAGCTACTCCCCACGTTGAAGCAGTATATACTATACCACTAGCTGTTCTATTCCCATACAATCCAGGGCCATACCAAGATGCTAGTACTCCAGAGCCAGAGCTTCCTCTGTTTGTTGTTACTCCAGACGCATACCGTTTTCGAGATTCGGCTTCCTTAGCTTTCTTGGCTTGTAGTTCTTTTTCTAATCGTTCCCTGTCCTTATTTAAAGTTTCATTATTTTTTTCCAACTTGTTCTTTTGAATAATCAACTGCTTTTTAATATCTCTTAGTTCTCTCAGTTCATTATTCTTAACTTTGATGGTTTGATTTTTTTGTTCAATCTTGACTTCATGACCTATGATTAAATCATTCAACTGCTGTCTATAGCCCACTGCCATACAAGCGACAAGAAATAGAGCTATAACAGCGGTCGCACCGGCCTCACGCCAAGTCAAACCATCTTTTTTAAAGTACTTCAGACTGAATCACCTCCCTCAATCTTGTGTACTGTTAGTTGGGAGTCTAGGACTTGAACCCAGATTACCGCCCCTCAAGAACGGCGTCCTCACTTAGACGAACTCCCACACTCCATATCTGGAGCAGTTGCAACTATCTTAAACTAACTTGGTCAATCTTTCTAGTCAAAGCTTTTCTGTCTGTTTCCAACAATTTCATTATGTCAAATATCTTCTCTGAGAATCCAGAGAAACAAAAGGTACTGTCATTCGGAAATTGTGTACTTCCGTAACCATGTAAATCGAAAGAATAAATCTTCGGATTTGCTCCTGTCTTTTTCTTGTACGCTTGTAACGCTGCCGTTGGGACGTTGTACTCCTCCCAAGCCTGCATGTCAGACAAGATAATTATTCTATCATATTTCCTATTCGCTGTTTCAAAGATGGTATGGAAGTTAGTTCCCCCACCTGGGAAATTGATAGAGTTCGCAATTGTCATTGTACTGTCCGAAGGATTTAACGTTTGGTATCTCGCTCTGGTGCTGAACTCAAGAAAATCTGCATTGTTAGCTTTAACCAAAACAGCAGCGAACAAAGTTCCAATCTTCTTTGCATCACCAAAGGTCATTGAGCCAGAAGTATCCAAAGCCACCAACGTCTTGCCTTCAAATCTAGGCACATTAGCCAAAGAAATGTCAACAGCTTTATTCAAAGCCACTGTTATTTCCCTCGCCCCCTCGATATTCCCACCTGTAAATTGCTCAAGTGCTGTGACGAATCTAAAAGGCAGGACTAATGACTTCCTTATTGCCCTTTCATCCACCAACATTCTCAAAGCCCGGTCTAAAACGATTGGAGCCTGCTCTGCTATGTTTCTTAAATTCCTCAGCAAAGCGAAATAACCTAATTTTTCCTCAGTTATCAGCTCGACCCAAGCTCTCTGCTTCAGCTTCGCTTTCTCTTTTTCGTCTTTGGCGTTCTGCCCTGCCTGAGTTAACTTGGTCTCCCAAGTATCAGTTGACCTCAACTCATCATTGATAAGTTTAGTTAACGCTTCAGTAGGCTTAGGTCTACAACAGTTGACTAAATCAACCAAAGAGACAGCGTTGCCCTCACCCCTGTACTTACCTAACCTGTATTCATCGAAACTTCTCAGTCTCTCAGAAAAACCTTTCTTCATTTGGTTAGATATAATCTTGTGTCCAGTTGCAGCCAGATAAAACGCAGCAATCTCTGTCATATCATCCGGCCTATGAACAACTTTATTGAAAAAATCTTTCGGCCATTCTTCGCCTTTGACTGTTCTGGCTATCTCAGCAGCCACTACATGAGAAACAGACCTCATGCCAAACTCTGTTCTAGCAAAAACAGCAGCTTTAGCGATAAACTCTTTATCGTCTATCCCTTCAACTAACTCTCTTATGCGTTCTACAGTTTGGTTTGAATTTCTGTAATACTGATTTTCCACAAAAGAGGTCAACAGGACAGAAACAATTTCATCTTTCGATGTTTGTTTGAATGCTTCTCCGCCAGCCTTGTTGACTGTCCTTTTCTTTACCCTTGCTTTTTCGTTGAACTTGCCCATCTACTCCACTCCATTCCTTTTGGTTTTGTACGCAAAAAATTGCAGAGGAAGAAAAACGGTTAGAGTTCGGTGGCACGACACCACCATTTACGTTTCAGAGTCGTTGAAGTAACTCTAACCTGACTATCCTCTTATGTTTAAAATTAGAAGGAAGTAAATTGAAAAGGGAGCTTTTTTTACCGCCGCCTTTACCAACTTGGCCATTTCTCCACAAGTGGAGAAACCAGGATTTGAACCTGGGAATAGCGGTTCCTTAGAAGTAGCCCTTATCTGACTGTCCTTCTTAAATTGCAGAAGAGAGGAAAATGACTAGAGTGTATGCGGCCCGAGGCCGCGATTCATTTCAGTTGAAGTAACTCTGTGTCTGACTACTCTTCTATTAAAGTTTAAAGGGAGAAAAACGACTAGAGTGTTTTCACCAAAAGAAGTAACTCTAACCTGACTACCCTTTATATAGTAGGAACAGGGGGAAATCGAACGCCCTCAAAGACCTGTTTCGGTCAATGTCCTCCAGGAGTCCCTTATGCTCTAGCTAGAAACATAAAGTTTAAAGGGAGAAAATTAACAAGAGAGATTTTAGTGCTCTACCGCTGAGCTACACGCTATGCGTGGCGGGAATTGAACCCGCGACCACTCGAATTAAAAGTCGAAGTAACTCTTGTTTGACTACCCTTTATGTAGTGGAAAGCGAGGAATCGAACCTCTACCTGTGTTGCGAACACAACCATCACTTACTAGTGTAAGTTAACTTCCCTTGGAGCGAATAACTGGATTCGAACCAGCATCCTACGGTTTGGAAGACCGAGATAATACCGTTATACCACATTCGCATCTCTGCCCTTTCATCTCTGCCTCTTTCTCTTTGGCTCTCTATCTATTAATACTATAACATTTCTTTTTTCCATTTTTAACTGTGGGGCTTATAATAACATATAGTTAGGGGCTTGTCAACCCCTAAATGTAAACTTTTTGTAAACTTGCTGCATACCGCTTGCTTGTTCGCTTTTGAATACTAGAGCAAGTTTAAATTCAGTCCTAACCTCAGCAAACTTTAATCCTAATTCCTTCAAAGCTTCTATTACTCCAACCAAACGAAAGTCATGTAGGATTATTAAATCGTCAACCATGTCATAAACATTCTTCATATCTATGATTACCTGTTCTTTGGTATGGTCGCCATCAAGAAAACAAATGTCAAACTTCTCATTCTTTAACTTTTTTATATCCTTACAAGTTTTTACATTTCTGGGCAAAGACGGCCAAACTGCCTCATGAACCCAAGGGTCTATATCTATTGTAGTCACGCTCCTGGCTGTCTTGCTTATGTTCGCAGCAGACACTCCTACACCTGTCCCTATTTCTAGTACATCGGCCCCCACGCACAGTAAAGAAATTATCTTAGCTTCTTCATCTGTTATAGAGACTCTCTGGCCACCTTGTCCATCTGCTCCTGGTTCACCAGGGTCTTTAGGATTATACCAAGCAGCAGCGTATTGTACTCTCTCTAACTTATTCAATTAGAATCCTCTAAGACTAGACACCGGAAGCTCCCCTGGACAAGCTGTTGCTTGATTTGGAAAACTATTGTGTCCATCTGTTTCTGAAGCACCAACGCCTTTGCCCCTAAGAAAAGCTATAAACTTCTTACCAGCTCTAAATTGTTCATCTGTTATTTTACCATCCAAAGATATAAAACAAAGACCATAAGAAACTCTATTAAACCCAAATATATGTGCTCCTATTTCAGTACTTGTTCTAAGTAAATTAGGGAACTCGTCTCCAGTTTGTATAGTTCCATCTAGTTTAACTACCGCATGATAGCCGCCTTTTCTCCAACCAAATCCACGATGCCATTTATTTATTGTTGCAGCGCCACCGAAAGAAGAAACAGAGATATGTAAAACTAAATTATCCCATCTTCTTCCTCCATAAACTAAACTAAAACCAGCTATGGGAGTAATAACACTATCTATTACTCTCCTAATAATTTGTTTTGGTTTTGAGACTAACTTCATTCTAGCATTGAGTGTGGATGGGCCATAAATTCCATCTACTTTAATGTTAGCCTTTAGTTGAAACTTCTTCAAGGCGCTTATGGTTTTTAATCCAGGCCACCCATCTACCGTTCCTGCGCCGTACCCTTTCTTATTCAAATACGTTTGCCAATCTCTACAAATCTCAATTGCTTTTTGTGTGTTCTTTCCTATGTCACCATCAATTACTACATCATTGTATTTTTGATGGTCACTGAAAAATCCTTGCTTTCTTAATGCTTTTTGCCAATTCTTTATTTCTGCTTTTGTCATGTTATTCATCTCCTTAATTTTCTATTAAAATATCTACATAAACCAAGCCATTTTTCTTGTCTGTTTGCTTGAAATAATAACCTCTACAACCACCTGTGTTACTCTTGCCTTCTGGGTGTCTGGAGTGACGATTGTCTCAACCGGCAATTGTGTTACCCTGGCCGCCCTGTCTGTGGTGACAATTACCTCAATAGGTAATTGTGTTATTCGACCAGCCATTAGCTAATCAACTTTATTCCGGCCTCTATGTCGTTGACATCCGCAATAGTCCAAGGCTCCCCACCACCATCGGGATTCTCATCGTAATAGTCGGTGTAATAGAGATAGCTGTCTCCTATGCTTTTAGTAGAACCATCAGTCTCAGTTGTGCCTTGTTCAAGTATGGTGGCGATAGAACGTGAACCGCCATCATCCTTACGACAACAAGCATGTACAGCAACCGCCTGGACTGTTCCCGATGTAGTGTCTAAATTTGTCATCGTGTATAAATCCTTTTCAGTAGCGGTGTCGTGAGAATTGTATGTCGAGTCGTCGTCTATTACATATTCCTCATCTACGTTCTGCCAGTTTGCTTCTCCACCGTCAGGGTATCGTGACCATTGAGCGGAGCCACCAGCCCCATTACATCGTAGAGTCTCAATCTTTATGTCGCCGTAATAACCAGAGTCGTTAATATAGAGATCGTCATAGAGGGTCGCAGCGGTACTGCTTGTGGAGTACAGCTTTATGTCATCCATTGTGGCGTTGCCTGTTGTTTGCGTGTCACCCGAAAAACTTATCTCGGGAGTCTCGTTGATTCTTACATCAAACACGCCGCTTGAGTTGTGAATCGTAAGCTTGACTTCAATGTAGTACCAAGCCGAAAGACTAAGAGGAGTCGAGCCCGTTGCAAGCAAGGTTCCTGAAAATTCACGGTCGCGGTAGGCTTGTAGTAGTCCCCCTTGAGTTATCGCCAGAGTGCATTGAACCGTTCCTGCATCCCTAAACTCCATAATCATTTCATTTGAACCAGCGGTATGTGCTCCAATCTTAAACGCCCATCCAAAATAATATGTTGCTGCTGCGGGGATTGTCTTGGAAACCGTTTCTGAATCGTCACGGTTCAACTGCAAGCAGCGTCCCCCGTTGCGACCGGACGACTCGATTGTTGGAGAGCTTGCGGTGGCGTTCCACTTCTTGAGAATATCCGCTGTTTGATAATGGTCAAAGCCATCACAAAATACTACTGCCATATTTTATATTCCTTTCTATGGGTTACAACGGACTGTAGCTGCTAAATTAGCACCTGCAACCGTTGACCCTATTTGATCTATTTCTAAAGTTACAACATCACCTAAAGCTATTGAAGTGATATCTGGAGCCACACTATTACTACTAGTACTGCCAGCAGATATTGTTGGCCTGTTGCCTTGTGTGCTAAACATTGTAGTTCCGTTTTTATGAATATCAATTATTAAGTCAGCACCAGTTGGAGCTGTATCTACTGATAAATATACATCTACAACAGTTAAAGACATTGGTGATATACTAGATATAGCCTTTACCTCAACCACCAAAGTATCGTCTATATAATAACCAAACGCTCTAGTTGCACCACCAGTGTTAGGAACCCATTGGGTCATCACTAAACCGTCTTGTAGCATAAACGCATCTGTGTATCCAGTTCCTACTTCAAATAATTGAACTGTTAAGTTGGCTCTGGTTGTGTCCTCTGGATAATAATTATAATTTTCAGTGGTAGCGTTTCTTTCAATATACCAATAATCAAAAGATATATCTACACTAACACTAGAAGTTGTTTGTATCTCCTGTGCAGTTATAGTCAACCAATCAGGAGCGCCTACCTCTTCAAAATTATTCTTCTGGTCTTGTATTTCATTCCAACCATCTACTATATCAGACCTTTGTATGTATTTCACAAAGTAGTTACTGGCATCTGTTTTTATTCTGAGTGCCATACAATAATCGTTTTCAGTGTCTTCAAAGTGGGCTAAATCATTGGAAAGGTTGTCAGAACTTTCAACAAAAAATCTTAATTTCACTATATCAGTAATTCCAAAACTATTGAGATTTAATGTTCTTGTAAAGGCTGTTGTTACATCTCCATCTATAGTGGCTTTCCTTGATTGAACTCCATGAGACACATTTATAAAATCATCTGATGAATTTGTCCAGTTACCATTGAAGTCTGATATTTCTGTTATTGGTCTATTTAATGTGTGTACTCTAGTCCAATCTGTATAATTATCCTCTAATTCAAGTTCATCATACCCTATTACAGAATTAGAATTATCCATGTAATTTACTCTTAGATTATTTAGTTTCCCTTTTACATGAGTTGAACCAGTCATGGGTATGTTTTCAACAACATTAACATACACAGCTCTCAATTCTATCCTATTGCCTGTTTTCTCAGTGCAATCTAACTTCATACATCTGCTACCTATATTACCACCAGTAGATTCATAAGTGTCATTTAAAGTGCCAGCATCTTCATTGTCAACAGAAAAGTTTGCTGGTAAACTACCATCAACTGATTCCACATCTGCGTTTAATGTTTTATTAATAGCAGCTAAATCATTTTCTTTAGGATTTTTATTTCCATGCCCAAATAAACCTATGTCATCTAAATATAAAACTACTTCATCATCATAAGAAACCTTAAATTTCAGCTTATATCTTGTGGCTTTTCGGGGTGACTTGAAATCAGTAATCAGTCTTCCCCAATCGTTTATCTCCGCTATATTTAAATCCTCTTGTTCTGATTCTCCCAGTTCTCTACCTTCACCATCTAACCAAACACAGGTTATATCGAAAGAGGCCGATGAATTCTCAATGAAAGAATAAAACTGTAGTTGATATACTGATTCAGGTTTAATCCTTGTGTCATTTTCAATGTATTCAAACGTAAAGAACTGCTGCCCATAATCGTTTGGCCTGACCTGCAAAGATTTTATTCCAGAGTTTATTTCTTTATCACTAAGAGATAAATCACAATTGTATGATGCTCTCCAACCATTTCTGTTTAATTCAAAATCTCCATTTGAAATTAAGTTATTAGAATAGACTGAATCAAAGTCAACTTTAGAAACTATTACCCAGGAGTTATTATCCCCCATAACAGTCACCTTGTCACCAATAGTGACTAGTGATTGTGGATTAAGCCTTGCTGAAATGGAGTCTCTATCGCCAACAGCTATCATAGCATTATTTTCTTCTGGATTTAAACTAGTTATAGTTCCAGTTTTTATTGATACATTCCCTTTATTTGTACCTAATAGCTTTTCTATTTGTTTAACGTCAAACAATCTCTTCCGACTCCTCTACCTTATCCCCAAAGAATTTAGATAAGTTTTCATTTATTATTTTATTCCTAACCGACAAAGCTAATGTTTGAGTAAAACTCAAACGTTCTAAACTAAATGAATAACTAACCTTACTAATATAAAACTCTTCATTTATTCCTTTTCTTTCACTATTAATTCTTATTACATCACCAATATCTAGGTGTAGTAATGGATTTAGTACCTCTACATCTCCAACCAAAAGTCCTTCATTTCTATTGTAGTACTCTTGCTTCGCGGCAAATACCGCTGTTCTATCACTCTCAAATGCACCTTCTACAAGTTCAAACCTAACTCCATATTTGTTAATACTGTCTTTATTTTTGACATTGCCGGAGTATTCTTTGCCATCTTTATCCCCAGCAGCGTAAACCCAGTTTGTATATTCAAATGATGAAAAGTTGACAGAAATTCTTTTTATATAATCATCTGTTATAGTCATAACTGAATTTTTCAAAGTATCTTCTTTGTACAACAAACTTCCGTCGGGAGTAAACCTTAGTTTCTTTTTGTAAGCCCTACTGAGCCTCTCTAAGAACTCTTTAGCACTTTCCCCTGGCCGCCATGTCATAAAGGTAAAATAGGACTCTCCTGTGGAATCTGAGTGCATTGTGACAGGCATGTATGATTGCATGGCACGACACGCAGCGTCTTGTACTATTGACAAATCTGTTTTCTCTATATCTCTAAGCCTTTTAGTTCTTGGAGAATCAAAATGAACATGACCATATGCAAACAGTCCCATTCTATTACTTTCATAATCACTAACAATACCTGTTTTTCTATACTTCAAAGAATCATTAAAGTACACGTTTAAAACTTTTTTAGTCACACTTAATCTCAGAGAATGTTTTTCAGTGAGAACTTGTTTACCTATATCTACACTTGTACTCACAATACTGTTATTATTTCTCTTAATGGTTATATCTAACACCCAAGTAGTACCAGGAGTTATGCCAACCTTTATATAATCTATTTTCTTATTATTACATCTTGCTATCATGCCAGCATTGACTTCCTCTTTGAACAAAAAGTCACACGCATAAGACATACCATATAGTCTAAGAGCCTTAGAATAAAGTTCTCCATAAGTACCGGCTGAATCACCGTAACTTAAAACTTGGTCTTGTCCATGAACCTTCCAATTATCTATATCTGTAGAAAGTTCTGTACCACCCATTATTTTAGCATCATCTATATACCCAACTGTAGAACCAGAACGAAATCCAAAGTAACCACTTGTGAAAGTAGTATCAGCAGAATGCTCAATCAGTTTAGCACCATTCACATAACAAGAAATTGTACTATCCTGTAAAACTATTTTATATCTAAACCAAGTATTAGTTGAGGGTGTTGAAAAAGACACTTCTTCAATTATGTCATAACCACCAATCACTTTTTTGTAAAGCCTAGCTTTGTTGGTATCTAAACCTGAAGCTCTAAAGAAATAGTGATTGTTGTTGTCATTAGCCCTGAATACAATTGAAAAATCATTACCAGAGGTGCATTTGGCTCTGCAAGAAAAAATACCGTTAGTCATCCCCCTAAGAGATAACAAAGTTCCAGAACCAGAAAACTTTAGCTTTTTGTTCTCTATAGTAACTGCACTGAGCTTTCTCCAACTAGATAGACTTTTAGAAAAATCGTCTGTAAACTTTATTGTAGTGTCCCATATCTTACTGTTTGGGTTTTGATTAAAATTGTCTTGTGGAATATAGCCATCAAAGTTGTCTAAAAAATCATAAACGGCTCCAGCATATGTAAGTGAATGAGGAGTCTTGTACCTAGCTAATTGATAACCATAGTCATAACAATCAACCCGAAGTTCGTCTGATATATCTTCACTGACATTTGACACATTCGCTAAGATTCCAGAAAACTCTTTTACATATTCAATAGTACCTTCTACATCTACTTCATAACCATAATATACATTAACAAATCTTACGGCTCTATCTTCTTCATCAACAGGAATTAAACCATATAACTCAGAAGTTGTTTCCGTAGTTTTGAATTGATTATCTTTGTTATCCATTATCAATGAGGACATATTGGAAGAATCATCATCAGAATTATCTACATTTGCCTCTATAACATAATCACTTACATCTACAGTGTTGTATGTTCTTCCAAACCCATGTGTGTAGAGCTTGGACTTATACAGGGAGTAAGATTTAGAATTATTACCCAAAGACAAACTCCCCACTATTCTATATGTATTATCATACAATTCTCTTTCAGTTCCCCAAAATGAGATATCAAAAGTAGTAAAATACAATGGAGTGTTTTTATTAACGTGCCTAACAAATTTATTAACATATATTCTATATAATCCTGAACTGTCTTGTGTGGCCATTATCCCATCAAAATAAACAGGTTTGCCAGATGTGTGCCAGCCTTGTGTCATTACATTATTGCTCTCCCACTTCAATTTGCCAAACCATGTATTGCTTAAATCCTTTTCTGAGATAAGTGTGTGACAAATCACAGAAGTCTTATTGTTGTGGTGATACTGTTCTATTCTATGGAGTATACTAAATGTATCAACGAAGAAAGAAGTCATCGAAGGTGGATATCTATAATTCTTCCAGTAAGAAGTATCTCTGTCCATAGAACCATCGTTCCCTATTAAAACATTAACGACCTCTACTTTTTTACTTGAGTTCAAGGTACTTGCTTCAACATCATCTATTGTAACTTTTCCGCTTGTATGTACTCCACAACAAATCTCAATATAAGCTTTTCTGCACTTTTTAGGAGCAATAGAGAATACTGTCATCTTAGTAAACTTAGAAGAGGATAAATTATAATCATCACCCCAACTGCCCTTACTAATAATAACATTATCACTTGAATCTACAAACTGTATTCTAACAAAAACTACACTGTGATCATCCAAAGAACTTTTAATGGACGCTGACATAAGTACTCTTTCATCAGAGTCAACTGGTATAGCTTGTCTAACTCTAGTTAAACTAGCAGATCCACCACCAACATTAGATATTTCTAACATTCTATTCCCAGTGTTTCCTCCACCGCCAGCCCAGGTTATTACATTATTGGGTTCACCAGTCTCGGTGTAATCCCAATCTTCGGTCGGGTCTTTTTCAAAACTTCTATTCACTATAAGACTTTTCTCTTTATCAAAACTATATAATACTTCTTGAGTGTATGGAGCCACTGCTGAATCATTGAAATTAATACATTCAAAATTATTTTTAACCATAGCACCATCAACCAGTAGAGTATCTCCACTGACTTTTATAACTTCCAACATGTACTCTGACTTCACTAAATAATCATACAGGCTCACAACGCTCAGTTGTTGTGCGAACGTAGTGTTGTTAGATAAATCTATTGTTCTAGCAGAACCAGGAACCAGAGAGGTTTTCTTACCTGAATTTAAACTGTACAAAGCGACCTTTATTTTACAAGAAGATGTTCCTCTCCTGACAAATAAATCTAACCCAGTACCTTTAAACACAAATCTAAATCCAGAATTATTAGTAGTAGTGAACTTACTTTTCTGTATAGTAGCTCCACCATAGTAATCTGCCCAACCACCGCCAAAAAATTTAAATGAATTAGCAGTATATCTTCTATACCCACTCAAACCGGCTTCTAATATCTTATGGTGCGGATATGAATCTACACCACTCCAAGTGACTCCTCCATTATCATGGTAACCTGTCTAATATTTACAACATTATATCCCCAATACCTAGTATCTAAAGTTTGCCAATGTACCACCAATTGCCCATCAGACTTAATGTTTATTTTAACTTTCTTATCATACATTGGGTAAGCATAAGAGGAAGTGTACCCTATGGCTGTTGGTGAACCAATCAAAGAATTGGAGGTTGGATTAAACTTAGCAAAATATAATCTAGTCTTACCTAAGTATTTTATATCATCATTTCCAGCCACAAATACAATATAGCCTAAAGTATTAGAATACTTTAAAACATCGAAAGCTTTATAATTAACAAATAAATCATCCACGAATGGAAGATTCAAGCCAGTTAAATAAGACAAACGACTTAAACTCTCTTCTACTGTACTTATTTCTACTTTTGAATGAACTCTTGGAGAATTAGACAACTGAGCAGCTTCTAACTCCCTACTTATTTCTAATGACACTTATTCTTTTCCAACTCCTTCAAACACTAAACTACCTTTGTAAGCGGATGGCACTGTCGAAACTATCTCATTGAATGAAAAATCAAGTATGCACCCACTTAATCTATTTTCCGAATCTATCTTTTCTGCCACTTTATAATTATGGTCTTGTAACAAACACATTGCCACTCTTATACCTTTTTTCCAATTCCTTATACATGACTCTGGTTATTCTATCCCAAGACATAGTTTTTCTTGTTGGTGCTCTCTTGAACACCTGAGCAGATTTGTTTGCAGAAATAGAATACTTAATAGAAATAAACTCTTTGTCATTTAATGGTTTATAGGCTGTGGGATTTATCTCAAATGTATATATGGAAAAATACCCTGTAGTATCAATAAGTTTTAATCTAATTACTTCTGGCATTATTCAGTATCCACCTCGAATACAACAGAGTTTGTATTAGTTTCTTCTGCTGTGTTTTTGTTCCCCGCCAAATCTATTGTTCTAACTCTTAGAAAGTAAGCTCCATCAGTTAATCCTGTTAATTCCTTTGACCACTCAACTGAACTTGTGCCAGAACCATACACCATAGGAATCTCTTGCCAAGCATTAGAAGCTGTATCAGTGTAGTTATTTATTTCTGTCAAATTATCTAAAATTTTAAAATCATCAAACAGGCCATCTGCCCCATCAGCAGTAGCACCTATTTCTACAAAAGCATTATCACTATCAACAACACTTATAGTTTCTAATGTAATAGAATCTACTTCTACACCATCCAGTGATAAATACATATCACTAGAATTAGTACCATTATTTATATCCCATTTCAACTGCACTAAATACCAAGTACCACTCACCCAAGAAGATGATACATCACTAGTAGTAGTGTGCGCTACTGAACTTTTATCATAAATTATAAATTCTAAATTGTTACCTGTGGTTTTTTGTAGTACAAAAGAATTTTCAGCCGAACCTATTGAATAAGCAAATAATTTATGCATTGTACTATCATTGCCATTCCAATTTGGATTAAACCACATTTCACACGTACCAAGATTCACATCGAACTCAGTAGAATAATATCTTAATCTGTCTGTACTAGACATAGATACAGCATTCGCAAACTTTCCTGACACAAATGAAGGTGAACCATCCACTATAGCATCTTCATAATCCTGCCCTTCATAATTATTCTCAAATTTACAATGTAGCACTGGTATCCTTTGTTCTAGAGAATACTGCACATTTGTTATTGGAACCTCTGTATTTTTGTCTGCCTTGCCAGTTATCACTATACTTTGTCCAGATGGCATTAAACTTGGCAGTGGGTCGATTGTTGCAACTGGAACGTCATTATCAAGAGTAACAGAAACAGAATCCGAACCGCCGGTCTCTGCTAAATTTATATAATTTATCTGTAAGTCGTAATCACCATCATCATACAGAGTGGAATCAAATGTAAAGTCTGTTGTCCAAGAATCACCATCTTGTACTGGAACACTAGAACCAATCAAAGTAGTCCCGAAGTAAAAGTAAGCAGCGTATATATCTGAACCAACACTATTACCGCTAACTGAAATCTGTGCCCCAGAACCTCTTAGGTATGTACCCATTGTGTCTATGTAAACTCCAGGTGAGCCTGTGTCTACCAACAGTTGTTGAGTGTTTATTCCCTCTACTTCTGCTGCTCCGCTGGTATACCAATAAAAGGTATTATCTCCTTCTAGACCTTCTCCAGCATGGAGTCCACTGTTTATAATTGCATACCCAGAAGACCAAGTTCCTCCTGAAGAGTTCCATTGCCAGTAAGATGTTCCTCCAGAACTTGCAAACAAATATAAGTTCGGAACTTCATCAAACCATCCGCTTTCAGGTGTGTCTGGTATTAAATCAAGAATTGTAATTAAACTCATATTTTATCTCCTAGCATTACTTTGTACACTCCTATTAAATTCATTCATAGTTTCACGTTTAAACGAACTCAACGCTTCCCCTAAATCTTCTTTAGACATACCAGTGGCATCAACTTGAATTTGAGAATTATCTTCATAAATAATTTGCCCACCAATATTACCATTTCTATCATCTAATCTTCTAATTATATCTAAAGCCATTTGCCCATACCCAGGTGGGAACATTACTTCTCCTTTGTGAGTTTTGGCAATAACTTGGTCACGGAGAATTTCGCCACCGGATGCCATTGGGTAAGCAGTATTCCCTTTGAAACCAAAGTGCCACCATTCTGGAGAATAATTCTGCCACCCAAAGTTACCAGCATTATCCATCATCCAGTTTGCTGCTTTGCGGCCACCACTTGTCCAAGCAAAATCAATGGCTCTTCCTCTATTGTGGTCACTCTTTCCGGGTGGAGCAACCCACTTCCTAGCAGCGGCTTCTGAACCATATCTTCTAACAGCATCATCCCACAAAACTTGTTGTTCACCAACAGTTCTGAAAGTATTTCCTATTTTAGATAAATCAACTCCATCTTTAGCGGCAGCTCCACTCATGACAGCAAAAGAACTTGCAGCATTTCTACTTAACTTTAACCCGCCACCTATACCAACTAAATCTGCTGGCCCACCTTGCTCATGGGCACGTGCAGATAGCGTTGTACCGCCTGTAATGTACTTGATTACTTCTCCTAATTTATCCATAAACCTAGAGAATACACTTCTCTCTCGTTCATCTCCGTGAACAGTCATGGATGGGTCTCCTTTGGTCATAAGGTCAACCATATTTCTAAGTTGCTCATTTAAACCTGTAAGAGCCGTCACAAGGTCATCTGTTACAGTTTTGAAATCAGTCATACCTTTAGCATAATTATCTAAAGTACCACCTTCTTTTATTAACTCTTCATAGATAGCTATTAACGTTTCAGCTCTTTCTTTTTCAGCTTTAGTTAATTCCCTAGTGGCATCAGCAGAATCAATTGTTTGTAGAGCATAATTACTCATAGCTTTAATTATCTCTTGAGTAGTCATATTAGCATTTTGTTGTCTTTCATCTAATTTGTCTAGTATATCTCTCAATGCCTCAGCTGAGTGCATAGTGTCACCAGTAGTATCTGTCAGAGTGTTCATATGCGTTGACATTTGTGAAATAGCATCACTAGCACTATCTATAGAATCTGAGGCTAATTCATTTTCATCTGTAGTGTCACCAATAAACTTCTTATACTCTTGAAAAGATATAGCTAAAGGTGACTGTAGCCCAGAAGCTCGTCTTACAATATTCTTAGCAAACTCATTACTGGTATCTTCGTCTTCATTTCTTATCTTATATATCTCTTCTTCATACTTCCACATTTCTTCTTGAAGCTCATGTCTCTCCGAGAAGTTAAGTAGATTTTGGTAAAGTTTAATTCTATTCTCTTTAGACAATCTATCTAATACAGCTTGATGCCCAATCCAAGCTTCTGCTTTGTTCAATTTATCTCTTAGGTAGTTGCCTTCTATCCCAAAAGATTCTTCTTCTAAAGTCCATATGTCTTTAGTATTGTCTGCACTTTTAAGCATAGCACTATAAGCAGCTAATTTATCAACAAAGTTAAGTCTGCCTAAATTGTCAGATTCATCTGACATAAATTCAGATATGAATCCACCTTTGTTAGCGAGTTCTTTTTGTTTATTGAAAATATCTGTTTGTACCTTTAATCTTTCTTCTACTGTGGGAGCCTGCTTTTCTAAAATCTTTAGTATCTCTACTTCTCTTTCAGCAGTTATTCTTTCAGTACTAAGAAGGAAATCTAAATAAGTTACCTTTGCATTGAATATCTCTTTGGCCCTAGACTTGGCTTCTTTCTGTAACTCTTGTTGTTTATCAAACTCATCGTCTCTCAGAGATTGTATTTCCTCTGCTATTTCAACGCCCTTTTGGAAGAGCATCATTCTTTCTTCCGGGCTTTCGGCTTGAGTAAATAATCCACCCATTACAGCATCATAGTCACTGACCAAATCACCAGACTTTAAGTTGTCTGTAAAAGCTCTCAGTCCACTGAAAATATCTAATTTGTTGAATGTCGTGGCTGCTCTTTGAACCATGCCCTCTACTTGAGTTTCCAAAGCTGATAGCCACTCAGAATAATGTAAAGCCACTTCTTCATTGGCCTTTATCATCTTATCATATTTTTGTTTTACTTGTTTTTTATTATCCTCTATTTGTGATTGTAGTTTATTTGCTTCTTTTCTACTAGAAGAAAAACCACCCAAAGTACGATAAGCATCTTGTTGTAAAAGACTACCTCTGGCTGTAGATTCATCAAATTTATCACTTCTTAGTTTCCCAGTTTCCATCCAAGTTAACATGCCTTCTTGTAACCTTTTCACATCTTCACCAGCGCCAAATGCTTTGTACTGAGAACCAAACCCCAATTTTGTAGCGTCGTCCATAGCTTTCGTTATAGTTATAAAAGGTTCTAACTTTTCTTTTAACTTTTCAAAAGCTACCGCAACAACTCCAATTCCAGTGGCAAGTGCCTTTGTTTTTTCAAGAGTTCCCTCCATAACATAGCCTATCTTTTCAAGCTCTACACCAGCTTTTTCTGATTCAATTACCGCTAATTTACCTGCTACTCGGTCTGTCCCTGAAGTAATTTGTGACAAAACAGTTCCAAAATTACTAAAAATGGCTTTTGTTAAACCTACAGTTCCTCCAAAAGCTTCAAATGGGTTTGCCATAGTGCCATCAGCACCGAACTCTCCTAGTTTTCTCCTTCTCTCTATTAATCTCGCTTCAACGTTTTCCCTGTTATTCTCATATTGGTTTCTAACGCCTCTTCTGCCAAATTTAAGTCCTGTACCATAAGAAAATGAGGGAAGAACATTCTCTGCTAACCAACCAGTCACACCACTTCTGTTCTCTCTAGTATCGTTTAATCTTTCAGATTCTTCTTTGAGTTCTTTTACTGCATCTTTTTGAAATAATATTTCCCCAGTTTCAGCATTTATGCCTTCTATTCTATCCGGGTATAATTTACCTAATTCCTTACTTAAAGCTATTCTTTCCTCAAGATTAACTGTTGAATGTCCACCAAGTTCTTTTTCTTGTTTGGCTATTCTGCCATTAAGGTCTTCAATTTTTTCAAGCACACCAATTGCTTCTTGCGCTCTATCAAACTTTATTTTATCAAAGTATCTCCAAGCTGTATAAATAGCCGCTGCGATAGCTGTCACTAACACAGTTATCAAACCAGCCGTAGTCCCCACAAGAAAAGCTCCTATTCTCAAAAGACCAGCTTTTATCAAAGTCCAAACACCTTTAAGACCAGTCTTCACTCCAGATACTAGACCAGCAGCACCCGCGCCTGCGGCTGCTCCCGCGCCCATCAAATTTTGTTGTCTAGCTTGTCCTGCCAATGTCCTAGCTCTACCACCAAGTGATGGAGCTGCACCCACCGCTGCTGTTGAAGCGAGAGCTACGTTTCTTTGAGATTTAGCAAAGTCATCTAAACGACCTTTTAAACTTCTTAAACCATCACCCATAATAGTAAATGTTCTAAATTTCGTATCTTTGGGGTTTCTCCAAATGTTCATTGAAAAATCTAATAATTTAAATGCTGCTGCTAAAGTTCCAATCGGCCCTATAACGGCATAAACGGCAGGAGGAAGCATAAGCATCACTTCTAAGAAAGTGTTTACTATTTTAGTTAATCCATAAAGTAATGGAATTACTCCTGTATTCATCATCATTATAGAAAAAGCAGTTATACTCTGCTTTAGCACAAAGAATTGCCTTGATAAAGAAGCTAAAACAATTCCAGCTTGTCTGCCAGCTTCTCCTTGAGACTTCTGGCTGACACTAACATTGTTTAAAAATTTATCATAATGCTTCAACGTGGCTATAAAGAATTGGTATCTTCTAGAACCACCTATAACCTTAGCAAAGTTATCTTGTTGTTCCCTAGATAACGTGTCCCACATACCAGCAAGTTCTCCCAATAACTCTGGGAATGGTCGCAGTTTTCCTTGAGCATCTTCATACTCTATGCCTAATGGCTCGAAAAGTTCATCTGACCTAGCTCTAATTTTATTAAACATAAATGTCCAAGCATTACCAATTTCAGTACCACTACGTTTCATAGACTCAGCCAAGGTTCCTACCAAAGCTGTCATTTCATGAAATCCCATACCAACTGAATCAGCAGAATCACCGGCCTTAGTAACACCGTCTGCTAAATCTTTCATTGATACTCTAGCCTTAGCAGCTACACCAGCCCAAGAATCTACTATTTCCATATTATCTTTAGTAACGTCGCCGTACTGCTCTGTTACAGCAGTAAGATACTGGACAGTCTCAGCTGGTTTTATAGATGGCTCTCCCTCAATAGCAGACATTGTAAGAGCAGCCTTCATACGTTCTTTTATTTGCTCTCTATTGAATCCTTGCTTTGCAAGTTCTGTCATTCCATCTACAACTTCTTCAGAGGCAATACCAAAGTTTCTGGACATTTTTAAAACATCCATACCTAAACCAGCAAACCCAGTTCTTGAGTCTTTCATGAATCTTTGCAACTCTTTGAGCTTAGATTCTAATGTAACAATAGTTTTTATTAATTGTTGAAACTCTCTGACAGCGCCGTAAGTCACGGAAGCCGCTGCACCCCACATAAACACTCGTTTGAAAGCATTGTGGAATTGACCTCTAAATCCTTGTCTACCTTTTCTTTCCATCTCTACTTGAGCAATTCTATTCCTACTGGCCTTTTCTTTTAAATCAGTCTCAAACTTAGAAGTAGCACTAGTAATCATCTGGTCAGTGCGTTTCACATCAGCTTGTATGGCATTAAACTCATCATCTGGGCTACGTCTACGGACTCTTGAAGCCTCTTGCCCCATAACATAATTAAGCTGTTGTTGTTGGCCCATTCTTTTTTGGTCTAGCTTCGCTTGTCTCTCTATTATCGCTAGTCTTTCATTGTTTACTACGTTTAGTTCTCTTTGTGCTGTTGCTTGCTCTCTAATTACTTGAGTATATTCTTTAGCATCTCGCAGTACAGCCGATTCAATCTTTAAACCATCTTTAAGTAAATGTATATATTCTTGTTTTGCTTTAATTAATTTGTCTTTGTTTTCTTTTTCTTTTTGTTCTTCTTTACCTAATTCTCTTTTAGAGTCTCTAAGCTCTCTTAACTTCTTTGATTCATTGGATATTTCAGCTTGTATAACTCCTCTACCTCTACCACGCAAAGCGCCAGTGGCCGCTTCTCCTCTTGCTTGTATTTCAGCAGCTGAGGATGTTCCACCTCTTCCTGGGGCATAAGGAGAAACAAGAGAACTTTGTATTCTGTGAATATTTTTTGAAAGTGTATCAGCGTGAACTTTTCCTCTTTTGGTTAATCTGTCATACATAGCATTAAGTTGTCGCTCGAATGATTGAACATTAGACGCAGCTTTTGATGGGTCAACCCTGAGTTCGTACTCATAACGTAGACCCATTTGTTTTTGAAGTTGTTTATTTAAAGCAGCAACTTTCTGTTGTGCTTCTGTAGTATCTGCTTCAAAATATATTTGTATTTTTCTTATAGCCCGATTAGCCATTTTACACCTTCTCAAAAAATTAAGGGTAAGCCAAATCAACTCACCCTAACTACACGAATATTGATTTTAGCCCTTATCCTATGATATTATTTACTGTCTATAAATACTAATTTCACCGAAAGCTTAGATTTATGCTTCCTGTATCTCTAGCACTTCGTCGTGCCTATAAGCGGTGTCCATCTTACCTGAACCACTTCTCCATTCCTTTTGCCGTTCCCGTCTATCTTCATCCCCTTGTTCCTCTAACCATCGGTCTAACAATTCATCATCATCGACAATTTCTTGAGGAGGTCTTTTGTAAGCTTCTGAAACAGAATCATACAATTGTAACCAGTAACAAAGACTCAACTTGTTCATGTCCCACTCCGAAACTAATCCCTCGAATATAGGAGCATTTGTTTCTTTTGCTATTCTCCAAACTAGCCTTACTCTATTATTTTTAGCTAACCATCTGTGGATGTTAAAGTCTTTAAACTTAACATTGTGTTTACATTCCAAGATGAGTTTTCTAAGCTCATCATCATCCATAACTTACACTTCTATATATTTTGATTCAGGTAAGTTTTCAAAGAAGTCTGATGTTAACCCAAGTTGAAATGTAGAAAACTCAATAGATACTCTTGCTACTAAGTCATATCTATTCTCGTTGTCAAGTTCTTCAGTCTTTTCCCAAAGTCTTTTTCCATCTTTAAAAGCACATCTACATAGAAGATACTGAGTTTTCACTTCTTCTGCTTTTGTTTCCACAGCATGTAGTAAGTAGCTCTGTTTTTTTCCTTGTAAAGCATACAGTTCATTTCTCTTATTGAGTAATTCTGTAGCTATTTTTTTAGTCGCTTTGCTTTTGTCCTCTTCATCTCTTTTTCCTAAGATTACTTCTAAACTGCCAATCTTTTCTCTCAGTTTAGTTACTTCCTCTTCTTGCTCTTCAGTCCAAATACTCTTGTTCTTGAGCATTTTTAGAACTTCTTCCTGTAGAGGAAGACCTTCATTTATAGCATCCATATACGTTTTAGAGTATTTCCAATCTGCCACGCGAGTATCTTCACCTGTAGGAAATCTCAATTCTACTTCGCCGTGTCCTTCAATCTCAACTATCCTTTTCCCTGACTTTACCTCGTCAAAGACTTTTTGTGCGGCGGCATCTTTTTTTACTTCCTTAATCTTGTCCTGTTCCTTTTCACTCATAATTTACTCCTTTTCTATGTCCAATAATTCTAGGTTGTCCACAATCTTTGCTATTACATACTCATCCGAAGTTCTTTGTAAATCCCTGATGGCAGTATTGCCAGAACGCAGTATCCTACTTCTCAGAATTTCCCATTGCCTTTTGTTAGGTACAGCTACTTCAGCGTAACTTAGTATCTCATCAAACATTTGGGTTATATGTTCTTGGATTTCATTTTTAAATTTTACTTTATCTCCTACCATTCCATCTTCCTCTTTCCTTATCCTGCCGAAGCCCCTCCCCCTGGAAAACCAGGGGGCTAGGGAATTCAACAAATATTTATCTTACACTTCTCCAGTTAACGTCCAGTTATCAGCTTTTAGAGAGAAAGATTGTGTCATATTGGAATCGACACGAATATCTCCATTCTCTTCAGTGACACTGACATTACTTACGAGCAATGTAAGGATTTCTGCACTGGTTGTTACAGGCAGTTTTGCACGTTTCTCATCGTCTTCTCTGTACATCTTAACAGTCAAGTCCAAAGTCTTAATGAAATCATTAATACTTAATTCGTCAAGTGTTCCAGCATCAAACTCAGTTTTCTTACCGCACAGTCTAGCAAAATCTTCTAAATCAGAAGCCGTAGCCTCTACCGACATAGTTACCGGAATCGGGAACTGCAACGGTCTACTGTACGCTTTCTCAGAACCAATCTCATTTAGTGCCTCTCTGTTCAAGGCCGTGTTAATAGTAACACTTTGTAGCCTTAGAACTTTGTTTGACTCATCATCAGACAGGTACACCTCAATTTGACCAGCTCTTATTCCACCAGCGGGATGCGGGTGTCCAGACACAACGACTGGCATTCTATCAAAGAACTTAGCTCCACCACTTGCAGGATACCTAACTATGAGTGTGTTCCCATCAGCAGGCACTGTAGTTAATGTTACAGTCGTACCAGAGATTGTATAATCATCCGAAGTTCCCTCCACATAATCAGTAAATGCTCCAGTAGTTCTGTTGTACAGTCTCACCCTAATTGATAGTTTACTATCTCCTAGAGTTGTAGGAGTTTGAGCCAAAGTATAAGTTGAAGTACCATCAGTTGTAAATCTCTCTACAATAATGTTTGAAGCGTTATTCATGTACCACACCTTATTATCTGATTCTAGTCCCATTGCCACAGACGATTCTCCAGTTGCACTGAATGAAAAGTCTACCCTTGTTAAGTATGCGTCTTTAATTGACATACTTCTGGTAATAAAATCTGATGTTGTGTTATCTCCAGTTTCTTTAACAGGTACAACAAAGTCAACGTTAGCAAGTTCAAAATCTTTTGCTTCCACTGTAGCAGAGTCATGCCTATTTGTTATGTAATCAGAAGTAATCGCGGTTACTCCATCTTGTAACTCAACTTCCGCTAGTTTGATTGAACCAGCAGGAGTAGCAGGAGCCGCTTGAGTACCATCTGTTTGCTCAGTACCAAGAGTAGCAACTACAACTTGAGAACCAGAAACAATACTAAGTGTTGCCACTTGCTTTGCAGTTGAACTCAAAGCAGTAATGTCACCATCAAACTCATAAGCCGTATCCACAGTAAGTACATAATCTTTTTCATCGTAAAAGTAAGTTCCAGAATTTAACAGTACAGATGTTGTACCGGCAGCACCACTAGGCTCTACAAATATGTAACCGTGGTCAAACTTCTTTCTAGCCAAAGCACTAACATTTTTTAATGAGCCATACTGATTTTGGTCAAGAGTTACTTCCACTGATGGAATACCATCAATAACTTCAACAATGTCTAAATTACCAATTTCCACTAAATCCTCTGGAGATAGTCTTGTTGAACTACCAAAGGCAGTTATTCTGTCCATTTGAGTATCATTCGCATGTACAGCTATCGCAGAAGATTTAATTCTTATAGGTCTTGTTGTTGGCATATAATTCACCTTCCTTTTCTAAAATTTTTTAAGTTAATATTAATGCCTCTACAGTTATCTTTTTCCTGTTTGCTGTTGTATCTCCAACATTCATTTCAGGCAAAGATAATTTTCTCAAATCATCAAAATTCACCCACTGCAATCTCGTGGGGAGTCCAGTTCTAGTGAATGAAGAACCTCCCCAAGTGTATGTAGGGAAACCGACATTATAATCTCCCAACGCAACTTGGCTTTTGAAAACTTCTAACACTAAATCTGTCAAATCATCTCTTTGTCCATTGTATCTAGAGTATATATCTATATCTAATACTTGCTCAGACTTATACCCACCACCAATCTGTTCATAACCTTCGAGAGCAAAACTGTCCTCGACTATTACTGTAGGTAAATTTACTTCACTGAAATCTTTAGGAAAACTATCTAAAACCGGGCAGTACAGCCACCCAGTAGTATCTTCGACACTGGACTCTGTATTTATCTCATTTTCATGAAGTTTATCTTTTATTGCATAGACTATTGATAATTTTAACAATCTTGTTGTGTCCATGTTCATAAATTTATTCCTCCAAAGTCTTTCTTATAGCCTCATCAACTTCTTTTCCAAATTCAGCCCCACCGTATTTTTGAGAAGGCTGAGACAAGCAATTGAATCCTGCCATAGATGGCGGAGTGTAAACTACGCCACCAAATCTTGCCCACCACTCAGCTTTACGGCTCATGAAAAATAAAGATTTTCCTTGTGACCTTATAGCTGAATCTCTCCCACCACTAGTGGATACAACTTCTATATTTCTTATACTACCTCGACCGGCTACTAACTGAACTCTTTTATACTCACTTTGGCCTGGATAAATTTGGCCGCCCCATTCTAAAAACTTCCAAAATTTATATTCTGTTGGTGCAACTCCAAATTCACCAACACCAGACTCAGTTGTGCCTGTTCCAGTTGCGCCTCGTATATTCATAAATAACGGTTTTCTTTCGTATGTGTACTGTTCTTCTACTCCGTTTGAATTTACTCTATTCACAGTTCTGTCATCAAAATCTATCATAACACGTACATCAGACCTTGCAGAACGGTTCAACCTATCTAATCTCCCAGCTCCTGCTCTTATAACTACTGAATCTTCTGAATAAGGGTCTCTTTCTCCTATATTCTCTTCAGTTGCTATTACTTCCGCAGGATTAGGTTCTCTCCAAATGATTGAACCAGGCTCTAATGCTTGTGCAGCCCTATAAGCTCCGTCGAAATTACTTACTGCCTCTTTGTTCACATTCACAGCAAGTCTAGTGAGAGCTGCCCCTACATTTCTTTCTAATTTCTTACTTAACTTTTTAAGGTTAAATGCTTCATCAAGGTCTTGTGTTAGGCTCATGGTTGGTGTGGTTCTAGCTTTTAAAGCTTGGCCCATCAAAGCTAATCCTCTTCTTTCTATTTTAGCCAGCTGCTCTTCATCCCACTCAACAGCCACCTCAAAAAAGTGAGTCCTATGTTTTCTTTCTATAGCCATTAGCCTGTTATCTTTTCCATTTTAACTAATAGCCTATTATTTCCACCAATTCCTTTTAGTTCTTTTGAAACTACCCTATAATTTACATCATCAATTTCTATTTTCTCCATTGGGTTTATATATGCCCCATAAGTGTCATTGTCGTCTATAGATATATCTAACGTTAAAGTACTGTTTTGAACTATACCAGCATTTTCTAATTGATTACTATAATCCTGATAATGTACACCAGCATGTAGAGGTATTCTAACCGTAGTTACTGTTACTCCTAAACCACCACATGCTGTGCACGTTATGTCTGTTGACTCCTCTGTTATTGGGTCATAGTCACATTCAGAACAATCTGTTTCTGTTTCTTTTAGCAGGTTTACTTCAAAACCATCGGAAGTACATTCACGAAGTCTATTTATATCTTTTTTTATTTGTAATAAATCATTGTCACTTAATAAGTGCATTATCTATCATTCCAAAACCAAGTATCAAAAGCTCTATAATCAACACTAGTGTCACTTGAAACACTGCTGGGAACTTCTCCACCTGACAAAACTTTTCCAGTTAATTTAAACATAATATACTTCTTCATTATTCCATCTATGTCTTCATCTAGCTTTTCTAATGCTATTTTTTGCATAGCAGTTTTTGCTGCCCTATTGACGGATTTTTCTCCATCTCTCCAAATCAATGCTAAATCAGCATCATAGCTCATTTGCTCTGATCTCAATGCATAAAGAGCCTTCATATACAATACATCTTCCAACATAAAATCAATCGAAGGAGTAACTATATAATTGGGAGCAGTGCCAGTTACGGCATATGTATCAGCGGAAATATTTAAATTTATATTTGAAACTGCTCTTTTTAGAAACTCTGCTAAAACATTGTCAGAATAAGAATACACTGTATACCTAACATTCACAATACTATCAACAGTAACAGAGCTTGTAAAAACTAATTCTCCAGAATCTAAATCTAAAGTGTAATCAGTAACATCAGTTTGTTCTATGCTGTCCACTTCTACAACATATGAACTCGCCTTTATGGGGATATCTCCGAGCCAAAATCTTGTAGTACCAACACTGGTTTGCTCTTTTGACATGCGGTGTCCACTGTCCCTGATTATTATTCTAAATGTAGCTATTAAACTATTTAAATCAGTTGTTGCCATTTAATCTCCTTAATCAAATATGTTTTTAATTTTCCAGTTTCTCTTTTTATTGACGAAATTTCCCATTTTATTAGTCCACTCACTGTGTTTGTTAGACATTCTTTGTTCAGATATTATACTAAGAGGAGTAATGTCAAATTCAACACACATTAAACGAGTTAAGTCTTCCGATGTGAAAGCACTAGGTACTGCTATATTAAAATCACCTATCTGCATTATGAGCCTTTAGTCCTCGTTTGTGTTGTCCCATCAGTAGAAACAGTTGCGGTTGCATTAGCGGTTGAATTATCAGCTTTATATACTTTTTGTTGTTCTGCTGTTTGAGTTGTCTTAAAATAGAATCTAGCAAAACTCCAGAACATTAGGTTTCTAAGTGACTTAGTGGATGTTATATCCGCTGGCTCTGCAATCGCTGTATCTAAAGCTGCATTTACTTGAGTCAAAACATTAGCTGCTGAAATATCATTAAGAGCTGTTATCTGAGCTGGAATAGTTGTGCCAGTGTCTTCAAGTATTGCAGCAATCTCAGTATCTAGAAAATCATCAATCACAGTAATAGCTGCTGGCAATGTTGTTGCTGTATCTTCAAGTATTGCGTCAAAGATTAAATCTAGTCTACCACCGTCTGCTAAATCATCTCGTAAAGTATCAAGAATACTTGCTCCATTTTCTTCTAACTCCGCCTGTATCTGTGCAACAGTTGGTGGAGTTGTTGTGTTCGCACCGTCAGTGCCTCTCATGGCTGCGCCATCCAAACCAGCAACGTCTACGGCTATAGTATCTACATCCGCAGGTAAATTTGCTGCGTCTAATTCTGCTAGTCTTGTCTCTGTGGCTATTGAATGTTTCGCCCAAGCTGAGTTATTAGCATCTGTTGTATTAGTTCCACTGTCAGTGATATTACCACTTGTATTATTATTCATCAAATTTCCACAAACTAAGGTGTCTGTTGAAGTTGCACTTATATTTATAGCCCAACCACTAGAACCCGTAATTGCATTGTTTTTAATAGTTGTGTTATCAACTGTTCCTGCACCTAATTTAATAGCATCTCCAGCAACCTCTTCAAAGAAGTTGTTTTCAATATGATTGTCGTCCGATGCCGAGCCTGTGCCTACTATGTTCAAACCTACAGCAGCGCCACCAGCCCCAGTTCCTTGAAAATGATTATTTCTAATCTGGCAATTAGTTCCCTGATTAATATTTATGCCGTCGCCTCGCGTATCATTTACCCAAACATGATTAATACTTACAAAATCGGCCCCACTTATTTGAACACCATTACCAACTCCAACAGCAGCGGTTTCTAATTGGAAACCACTTAACTCTACACCATCACCAGTAACTGCAATTGTGTCTCCTGCACCTGAGCGAGTCCAAATAAAATCTCTACCTGGCCCTCTTATGAAGCAATATCTTTTGGATATAGTAACATCTTCAGTTAGAGTGGTCACTGTTGAAGCGTGTCCTGCAACTAAGATTATAACATCATGATTGCTGTCTGTGACAGAATTATCATGACAATCCTGCACGCCCAAGTATGGGTCTGCTCTTCCGCCTCGATTACCATTAGCATAAGTATCTCCATTTACAGGGTCTACATAATACATATTACCTTGCCATGTATGCGCCCCTCTTTGGGTTTCAATAAGGTTGGCGTTCCTATCTACCGATGCTTCTGTTCCCCATTGCTCATTGTTCATAAGATGATTATCCGTTCCCTGGTCATCAATACTTCCTAAAGTGTTGTTCATCATGTGCATATCGTAAATTCCAATTTCACTAACACCAACACCAACACTTACCGCCCAAGCTGAACAGTGAGTAATCCAACAATTTGAAATTATCACATGTTCAGTATCTCCGACTGTTTCACTCATTGATATCCCATCACCTGTTACATGAGAAATATAACAATTCTGAACTGTTATATGTTCCGCCCCAGCAGTTCCTGATATAATATCAATGGCTGAACTCGCCGCATTTTCGCCTACATCGTGGAACGTACAATGGCAAACCACAACAAAATCTGATTGAGTTATAGAAATAGAATTACTTCTTGCATAATCGAACCAAACATTTTCTATCCTCAAGAAAGTTGCTCCATCAGCTGCTACTGCGTCACCAGAACCAGATGTGTGGGTTTCACATTTAAATCCACTTAGTTCCACACCTTCTCCTGTAATTGTTATTACATTACCAGTTGATGTTGACTTCCAAAGGAAATCACGACCAGGGCCACGTATAAACAAATAATTCTTTGAAATCGTAACCTGTTCATCAAGTACAGTTTCAGCACCAGATTGTCCTGCCACCAAGAAAATAACATCATGATTATAGTCAGTTGCCTCGGTGTGAGCTTTAGTTACTGTTAGATAAGGTAGTACCTTTGACCCATCTCCAGTAGAATCGTTGCCATTTATAGGGTCTACATACCAAACATCTCCTTGGTAAGTGTGATGTCCTTTTTGAGTTTCAATGAGATTAGCATTTCTATCTACGTCAGCAGGTAAATTTGCTGAATCTAATTCTGCTAATCTGGCTTCTGTTGCTACTGATGCCAAAGCCGCGTTATCTGTACCGACCATATCGGTGTTGGTTGTAGTGGTGTTCACAAGATTAACAACATCTAACACACCTAACGTGGTATCTAGTGCCTGGCCAGATGATAAAATATCTGTTGCCGCAAGAGTTGAAAACCCTGTCGCCTTGAAATCCGCCGCATTACAGGCTGTGTAACTTTCTCTTTTTGATGTTGTAATACCATCAACTGTCATTTCCCAAAGAAAGTGATAAGCTTTGCCTGCTGTAAAAACTGATTTTGCTATAGCAATACCGTACCAGCCAGTTTTTGACATTAATTTCGCAGGAGTAAATGGTGAACCAGTAACACCCACTAGGTCTGTCTCGTCTGTGTCTCCATCGTCCTCATATATAATTAAATTTGCAGCACTAGGGTCTACTTTAAGACCAGTGCCATCAGTACACTGAATATCAAAAAGTACATTCGTTGGTAATAAATCTAATTTAAGTTCTTTAATATCACTCATGCTGCTAATACACTCCTTAAAAGTGGTGTTTCAAAACCATCAAGCAGAGACTTGCCCCCGAAAACTGCTGCCGATAATCCCGGTACAATAATCCCACCCGGATAACTCAGGAGTGTCTCGCCCTGCCATGTGCCGCTGTTGACAATAGTGCCGTCATTGCCGCCAACAACATCAGCCATCGTTTCGCCAACTGCGGCTGTTCCGTGTGGCTGGTCGTTGGCAGGCCAATAGCTCACTAGGTCTGATTGCTTAATGAGCAAGGCGCTATACTTCATTTTAGAGGCATATATGGCGAGAACTTCGGCAGCGGTCAGCTCTGCTCCCCACACAACCATGTCCGTTATCTGTCCAGAGTATTCGATGGTGTTGTCGTTTCGTCTGCCTATTCTTGGAACAACATTGTTTAGAGTGCTGCCAGAGGTCAGGGTGTCAATAATGTTTGTGCCTTCGTCTACCCCATCAACATATAGCCCGCAATCGGCAAATCTCCCGCCGTTTTGGGTGATGGCTACATGATGCCAAAGACCATCATCAATTCTGCTTGTGCTGTCCACAAGAAGTCGAGCGCTGCCGATGAGACTAATAAATTGCCATCGCACCTGACCGACAGGCGTGGCAATTTCCCAACCCGTATAATTGCCCCCGATAGTAAGTTTGGAAAAAATTGTCGTTTCTGAAACCGTTCCTTTGCACCAAAAGCTGAAACTAAAGGGGTCTGTCCTGTCGAAATCAAAGGCCGATTCATTGGCTATTGAGGCATAGGTGGTTGTCCCGTTGTAGATTAGTGACATTTAGCCCAGCGCCCCCGTGCCGTGGCTTGGATGATCTTTGCCCTTGATGGTTGTGGCCACAGCCCCGGTCGCCAGCGCGTTCAGCTCGGCCTTGAACGTCCTGAGTGCGGCCAGTTGGGCGTCCGTGATATTTGTGTTGGCCAGGTCGATTCCCTTGGTGTCGAACTGGGCCACAAAGCTATCCAGCTTGGTATCTGCCGCCTGGACTAAATCAATGACTTCAATCGCACCCTGGATTAAAGCCTGAGCTACCTTCTCTTTTGCTATTGTCATCTAAATCACCCCTTTAGGCATCATCATATTTAATCTCAGCAGCCACCAGTTCTAGATCACCGCTGGCTGTGTCATCAGTGTCATCATGGTCACGTTGGATATGAAACCAGACAGAATCACCCACCGCCATGCTATCAGCATTGGTCAGTGGCGTGGCGATGGTGTCGTGAAGTCCAGCTGTGCCGGGAACAGTGATGCCTCCCGTGGTTTCGTTCAAGGTGTCAAAACCAGCAGCATCTACATCATCACCATCAGAGCAGGCCATGACCTTAACTTCCATGTCTACTTTGCCGCTGGTGGCTGAGGCCATCGCATACTTCAATTCTAAAATCGGCGTACCCACATAATTCAAAGGAACAATCCACGGGCCGAAAATTGCTTCTTGTGTGGCATCTGTGGCGAATAATAGCTTGGGCTTTCGGTCACCCATATCAATTCGTGCTGGCGTTGTAATGTCTGCGCCTGATAACTTCGCTGTTTGTGGTTGAAGTGTCCCACCTGATATTGTTGCCATAATTAACCTCTTTCCTTAAACTTCATCGAATATTTCATAGTTCTCAATATTTGTTTCTTATTGCGGTAATCTCATTAGAGTGTCTGCCGCTTGTATTTGGTGGAAAAACTGTTGTTTTCCTGTTCTTGCAGCCGCCTCTAAAGCTTTATGCACTAGCTTGTCTCTTTTTTTCTTATCAAACTTAGCAACTCTAGCTAACCAAAGATCTAAATCCTCTTTTGAATCAGCTTCTAATACAGCTTCAATATCATCAGGGTCTCCTGAGATTTCTACAATTTTACTTTCAATTGTTGCTTTCTGTACTTTCTCAATCAGTTCAACATCAGCTTTTGCAATGTCATACTGTTTCTTAGTTAGAAACGATTCTGCTTTTGGAGCAATCCACTTTTCTCCCTCTAGGATTTTTATTACTCGGTCATGTTTGTTCTTTACTCTATACATCATATTATTTATTCCTTTCCTTAAATATAGGTATTGGTGAGAGCATCGGCATAACCAATGCTCTCACCCGCGTACCTAATAAAAATATTAATCACTAATTGTAGCTTTAATGATACGATTAGCGTCCATCACTCCAAATCCAACTTCTTGGTGAGCAATAATACCAACGCGCAATTTCTTAATTGTTGTTGGGTCGTCATACGTTCTCAAACTGCCCCTAATTGGCATAAAGCCAAGTAAGTTCGGACGGGCATCAACGAAATATACCTCATCGTCAGTGAGATTGTACGCCACATTAATGTTAGCTTTCCAAATGGAATTTAGACCAGCATCAACATAGATTTCTCTTTGTGTCACTGGGTCAAGAGTTGTACTTGTCCAGTCACGAATATTCGCATATCTATTTGAACTTACGAAAATTTCAGTAACTTTGTAGTCTCTCCTTGACTCCATCTTTTGGAAACCAGCGTTAATAACAGGTTTTGTTAATCCGCTTTCTCCTGAAACACTAACAGTGTTTCCTGTTGTTACAGCGGCTTCAAGTAC